TATATTTATTTTTAGCAGCTTCATAACCCATTGCGGTCATCCAATTACCACCATCATTAAATCTATCAGTAAAACCAAAACGTATATTTGTAGATTCTTCAATGAAAGTAAGATTATGACCTTTAATATCGGACCAACCTTTTGATATAGTATCAATACTAAAATCATTGAAAGTCTGTAATATATTACCCTGATTATCTAATAAATAAGCTTTTTGATTTTCATGATTCCATACAACTATAGATTGCTGATTAAAATCTTTACTAAGCGAAATCATATCAGCAGTAAAATCATCATAAGAACTTCCTGTGTTTAAGATAATGTAAGATTCTTCTGCTTCTGCAACTGAATCTTTATCTTCAGGAGTTTCATTATAATATCCTATAATTTTAGTAAATCCTCTATAACCCATGCTACTAAGCTTATTTTCAAGATTTTTATTTCTTTCTCTATTTTGCTTTTTACTTAATCCTAATTCAGGGTCAGTTCTAAAAGCAGTTAGCATTGCTATGTCTTTGTCTTTCATATGAGACATAATTCTGTTAATATTAGATTCATTTAATATCTTCATTATTTATCACCTTTATACGTATATACAATCAAAGAACATCTGCAAAGAATATCTTGTTTGTATTATAATCTTTAACTAGAACGCTCTCTTGTGTAAACGCAGCGCATAAATCTTCTGCTATTTGCAGAAGCGTATTCGAATCTATACCTATTATCTCGACACTTAAAGATTTTTCATCAAACACAGCGCCGTTAGCTGCTGTATATCTGCCGTTTAGATAATGTCCTACTGTCCAGCCAGCTAAATCGTAATTTTGTGCAATATCATCTACTTTTTTATTAGCTTTAAGCTTGTTATTTATTGTGACCACTTTTTGTTTAATAAAGTTTATAAGCTTATTTTTATCTAACTCTAAAGCATTGACTACTGTAGAAAAGGTAATTATACCACCTTTTTTATTTGCTTCTGGTTCAAAAGAAACACCCTCGGATAGAGCAATTGTGTTTTCTCGGCTACTTCTATACATCTTATTCAAAAATCTAGATGAAGAATACGCGCCACCTCTAGCAATGGGTATCTCCACCCACTCTAATAAAGGCTTCTTTTTAGATAGAGATTCATTCATTGCAATAGTTTCTTCTGCTTCTTCTTCGCCATCTGCAATTGTAGAAGCCTGGGGAGCAAATCGATTAAGTATTTTTTGTAAATTGCCTACATGTGCATACTCATCATTAGCTATTTCTTCTAATACTTTAATAGAATCTGTATCGTTTGAAAAGCTTTTTATATTCATAATAGCCGATTGATAGCCATCAATAGCATCCCACTCATCTTTTATTAAAGCATTTATAAGATTAGCTATACCAGCATTATCCTCAGTGGGTGCAGAAGGAATTTCTTTTCCCTCAGGATTTTCAAAGTCTTCTTCTAATTCAACAGAATCTTCAGAAGCTTCCTCTGATTCTACGCTATCCCTTTCCTTGTCATCTTGTAACTTTTCCCACTCTTCTTTGAACTCAGGGTCTTGGAGATATTTATTTAATAAATTTTCAAAAGTCATCCGAATCACCTCATATCTAAATTGTAAATATCACGATATTTTTTAGCTTTTTTGAATTGAGCTTCGTCGCGCTTTTGAGATTTTTTTACGTAACCATTAGTCATCACTATCTTATCACCGATAGCAAAGAAGTAAAAAGCCCTTGTTACATTGCTTCCTTGTTTGGTCCTCATCTCAAATATACCGTCACCTTGGTAAGAAGATAAGGGCTCTCTCGCTCTACTGCCTAGCTCACTAAGTCTACACATATCTGTAAATATTTTAGCTCTTAGCTTTTTGTCAGAAACGTCATCTATAAACTCCTCAATAGGGCACTTACCATTATATTCAAAAAACTCAATGGAAGTGCCCCCATTAAAATTTAGCAGCTCTTCCTCTAATTCATCATCTTCAAACCACTTCTCGCAAGCAGTATCCCAAGCTTTTTCACCTTTATGTTTATTGCATAAATATCTAATATCTTCTTCATTAGCTAAGATTTCAAATAAATTATAAACATCTTTCCAATCTCTTGGAATATATTTAGGTTCAAATTTAACTACTGCTTCTTCTAACTCATCTTCAAAATCAATATCGAATATAATTACATTAGAGCCGTTGGTTTCTTCAAAAGAATTCATATACCCTTCTTTATCTAAACCCTTCATTATCTGCTCTACTCTCTCATCTGTATTCCCTTCAGAATCAAAAACAAAAGCAATATAACCCTCTTCTGTTTCATAAATATCTTCTAAGGAATCTACATCTCGCATAAGTTCCCAAAGCTTATCTGTTTTATCCATTCTAATTCTCCTTTAATATTTGTTGTTAATCCCACTCATCATACAATTCTTTTAGAATAAGTGTTGCACCGCTTTTAGGGTCATACCCTGCTACTTTGGCCTGTATTTTCCATCTGATACATCATCATATTCTACAAAATGCGCATATAAATCATACTTCTTAGCCATGCACTATTCCCATTCATCCCAATCTTCGCACCAATCGTGAGGTACAACAGAGGCCCCTGTTTTTGGATTATATCCAGCTACTAGCGTTCCGTCAGGTTTATAGTAATAGGGGATTACTTCATCTAAATCTTCTTCCAATTCTTCTTCATCAAAAGCCGTTTTAGTATAAGTATATCCAGAAGGAATCCTTCCATCTTTTAATACGTAATAATGAATTGTATTATCTTCCCATACTGGCTCAAAATCAATTACTAGTCTATAAGTATGGTCACCATCTTTTACTTCTCTATACATGATTTCTGAATCAGTATCAGTGTAACCTTGCTCTACCAAAATATCTGAAGGAGTTCTATTTCCTGCTTCGTGATATTCTTTAAGCATGTCCCTTACATCGATATCTATTAGATTAAGATAGAAATCGTAATCTCTATCTACATCTTCTTTTATCAGCTTTTTCTTCTTTTTACCACAGCCCTCATTTATATCCCTATAAAAATCATCTGCCTGGGCCATAATCCTCTCAGCAAGAGGTAAGGTATATTTAGAAATTAAATCTGAAAGTCTCTTTACTCTTCTAAAATCAACCGATATTTTATCAGTAAACTCATTTCCGTCTTCATCTATTACTGTAATAAATATCTGATTTCCATCTACATACAAATCAGTATAATCAGGAGTAGCTAAAGGTCCTTTTGCATTAGTATGTAAAACATACATTACTTCTTCTGCAAACTCCATTAAATCTTCTTTAGTAAAATATTGGTCGTCATCTATGTCATAAGCTCCTCCATAAGAAGCTTCTTCTAAGTTCTCTCTAATCTCTTCTAAAGTTCCATTCTTATCTGTGGAATTTCTAATATAATCAATAAATAATTCTTTTACTGATTTATCAGGCTCTTCTTCTACTTTATCATCTAATTCCCAATCAATAAAATCGTTTAGTAAATCCCAGATAGAAAAAATATTTCCATCTTCATCTCTAAATCTTCTATTGGAATTATCTCTAGCATATTCTTGAACTTCTCTATATTCTACTTCAGCATCATCTACCATTTCAAGTAGCTCTCTATCAGTAGCTCCTTTGTAAATAGCTTCTGCTATATTTTTCTTTTGTTCTACTGTATAAGTGTGCGAACAGTAATTGCTGTACAGATTATATCTATTTCCAGTTACAGCATCTCTTTCTTTAAGAGATTCTTGTATGTTTATCTTCATGGTTAAAAACTCCTTTAATGTATTTTTTTTTTAATACGTTTAATTTAGCCTTTATTTATGTTAATTATAAGCCCAGATTAAATTTTTGTCAACAACTTATTCAGTATCTACTATCTTATATGTAATAGTAAACGTATGATACCCATCCTCATCATCAAGTAAAATCATACTATTAGAAAAATCTCCCGATTTCTTTAATAGCTCTTCTGCTTTCTCTATATTGTTTTCATTATCAAAAAGATTTACTTTTGCTAACTTAGTGTTGTCCAAATTAGTATCATCTATATCAATTCCATATCTTGTCCATTCAGCTTCATTGTCTAAATTAAGATTATTTGCTGCATTGAATTTATCTATAAAGTTTCTAAGGTCTTTAGCTATCACGCTTCTTAAAGCCATATCTAAATCTATATTCTCAAGATTAGCAGGTTTTAAGGAATTACCTTGGTATAAACTACACTTGAAAATAACTTTTATTTGTTCATCTAAATCTTCATTTAATGTTTCAAAAATAGATTCTTTATAAGGATTCATACTACTTTCGTCACGCTCCGCTTCATGAAAAGATATTATTGTTACATATTCATTTTCATATGTATCAATTTTTATATATAAAATCAAATTAGATAGTTTCTCATTACCTAAATCATTTTTAGTTACAAATACATTTAGTATGTGACCAGGATATAAAAAATGTGAAGATTCTAAACTGTAAGAATAATCTTCTGTGCTTAACTTTTTAATAGCTTCTATTATTTCTTTTCTTGTAAGACCTCTTTCATTCTTAAAAGAAGAATTCTTATCTCTATCTACATACACAATACCTTTATATTGTAAATCACTTAATGCTTTTTCTACGTCTGATTTGGATAAAGTAATTTTATAATTTTTCACAGAAGGAGTTTCGATATCTTCTTTAATATCTTCATCCCAAGAGTCATTCTTAAACCCATTTACAATATCTTTTACATCTACAGAATCTATATCATTGGTAAACACAACTATTGAGTTATCAATAAAATCACTTAATGTTTTAATAGTTTCCATAGATTCTTTATAAGGCTTCAAATCACTTCCATCTCTTTCTGCTTCGTGAAATGATATTATAGTAACTTTTTGTTTTTCAAATGCATCTACTTTTATGTATATGATTAAGTTGTCCAATTTGGAATTACCAAAATTTTTATTCTTAACTACAAATACATCTAAAATATCTCCTAAATGAGCAGGATGTTTAGAATATATACTATATGTATAATCTTCTACAGAAAGCTTCTTAACAGCCTCATGAATTTCCTTTTCATCTAAGCTTCTTTCTTTCATAAAATCAACAGTTTTATAGTATCTGGGAATCATATAAGCTTGCGTATTTAGATTTCTTATAGTTTTTTTAACATCGGATTTAGAAACTGTAATTCGCTCTTTAACGCCCGTTGGAACATACTCTTCTTCTATACCCTCATCCCAAAGGTCTAATCTAAAATCCTCTACCACATCTTTTGCGGTTACTTTTGTCACATCATCTACAATATAAATTAAAGAATTATCTACAAACTCACTTAAAGGCATACTTATTTCTTTTTCTTTAATCCCAGTCACTATAAATCCCCTTTGGTACTATTAGATGTCCTTTACCATCATATTTATTTGAGAAAGTAGGTTTAATTCTCCAATTGTGATAGTTTGTACTTGATTCTACCAGCCTCTCATTGCTTATTATAGATTCTATCAACTTATCTAGTGCTTCTGAATCTTCTATGGATAAATTTCCAATATAAGAATCTAATAAAGTCCTATTTAATTTTATTCTCTTAGACAAACGAATTATAGAAGGTTTTGTTAAGCCTGCCTCTCTCCAATCTTTAATTGAATAATCTAGTCTGTCCCTTGCTGCATGGGAAGTTATAGGTGCTATTAGCGGTACAAAAGTGTTATTATCTAATTGAATAACAGGGCGTCTTTTTCCATTATATGTATCTTGAAAATAAACATATGCCCAGTAAATATCATACTTGCTCATCTAATAATCCCACTCATCCCATAAATCTTTCGGTATAAAAATACGGCCTTCTTTATCTATTGTTACCTCCACATTTGCAGCTAATTTATTACTCGATTCTACCATATAATCGTCTTCCCTATCAATATCATCAAAATTATATTTGGGGTCTTCTACATGGTCTTCTTCTGAATTCTCTAATTCCGTATAATCCGTTATAGGCTCTTCGTGTAAGTACTCATCTTTTAGATTAAACGCTCTTCCATATTGCCTAAAAAATTTATGTTTGATATTGCAAATTGCTTTTTCTCTTGAAACCGCCTTTGTTCTAGCTTGTTCATCTTCTGACCAAAGTTCTCCTGTTGAATGGAGATATATAGGGCTCCAATAATAGAAATAGCGCTTTTCAGAACCTGCTTCCATAAGACCTCCTGTAAAAGTTGACTTATTAAAAGCTTGAATATTAGCCTCTATATTTCCAGCATTTTTATTTATATATAATTTTTTCTTTTCCATATAATCTACCAATCCCAATCTTCCCAATCTTCTTTTGAAATTATTATCCCGCCATTAGGATGACTTTTAGGAGTTATTATTTCTATAAGATTAGATTCGTTAAGCTCTTTATGGTTTATAATATCACAAACATATGTAGTATTAGTACTATAATCTATTTCGTAAATAAGTAGTGTATCTCCGTTTATGTGTAACTCTTTATGTTCTCTATGATTTCCATGTAAAGGGTGATTACTTTTACGCTTATCTAAAGTATCTTGTTGTATAAATTCCAATGCAGATTCTAACTTTTTAAGAATTATATTACAATGTTTTCTTCTCAATACCTTTATTTTTCGTAAGGCTTTCTTTTTGTATTCTAAATTCTTCATTTGAATTCTATCATTCTCCTAAGAACCGCAAGAGCTTCCTCTGTTGGCATAGGCTTATCTGCATATTTACCAAACTCAGCATCCCAACGTTTATCAAAATCACTAAGGTCTTCTTCTACAAGTTCATCTTCTGCATTAACTATAATTAAATTAGGAAATGTTTTTAATGATACTCTATAAACAACAGTAGCATCTATAGAATCATCCTCATCTGTTATAACTTCTTCGTCTAAAGCTTCTACATGAGTTATATTTGCTTTACAGTATTTATCTAAGAAATTCTCTAATTCTTCTTCTGCAATAGGTTTATCTATTACTACATCAAGATAAAGAGTTCCCTCATCTTCGTCAAAATCTCCTGAATAAGATACTTCAAAAACATCTAATTCAAAAGCATCTGTTATAAAATTAGCATTTTTATCTAAATTACCCTTAACTTCATTTGCCAGTTTTCTAAAAGCATCTTCTATAACATCATCAGATTCTAGTGGCATTTCTTTTCCTGATACTGTTGCTTTACTTTCCATTGATACTGGTATTTCTAAATTGTAATTATACATAATATCATTCCTTTTTATTTTAATATAATTATTATACAATCATTGAATTTAGCTATCAATTAAATCTATAAAATCAATTAATATAGTTTATGTTAAATATATTCTATAAAATTTTAGAAATAGTTTGTTAACACCATATAGATTTAGTTATATTTATTTTTTTTCTTACTAAAGTGTTACGGTATATTGCTAAATTCTCTCCTGCTGCTGCCTTTTATATAAATTTATTATATATATTTATAATAATTATTTTATTATATATTTTTAATATGGTGTATTCTTAATATATTAAGAATACACTAATTATTATTTATATATCTATATTATAATTTATATAATTATATATTTATAATATTATTATATAAATATTTATATAAATATTATTATATAACGCGTACGTACGGGTGCGCGTAAGGAATTCAATGCCTATAAATTAAAATTTTAGGATAATAATTATCCAATTTAATAAGAATTTCTATAAAATATTTGCGTAATTTAGAAAAATCTATATTTTTATCGTAGAAGCTATCTCCGAGTAAGATAACTTCAGGTGTATGATTTTCTATAATAATTTTTAGTCCCTTAAAATCTATTTCTCCATTTTGTTTTAATTTATAGCAATAAATATTTTTAGAATTCTTTTTAGGTAATTTTTCAACATACCTATCTAATGCTACTATTGATTTTATAGATTTTAGATTTTCATTGAAATTTTCTGAATTTCCAGTTATAAAGTTTACCCACATTTTAGTAATTCCTCTTTTCTAATTTATAATATTTTATCGCAATTTTCATTAAAAATCAACTTTTGAAGTAAAATTTATCTTCTTTGTGTTATCCTTAGCAATCTTTACCTTTCTTTTATTGTAGACTCGTGCAAATACTGGTCTAGAATCCATTTTATGCATTCAGATGATGTTCTATATAGGCTGCGTGTTAAAATGGCTTAGAACTCGTTCTTTTATTGCTTCTTGTTTGCTTGTTTCAAAAATAAAACTCTGTATAATTTCTACACAGAGTTTTTAATAAAATCACTTTTTCCTAAATCGTTCACCAATTGCTTTACGTTGTTCATCAGTGAAATGCGTTTCGCGTTTAATTCCTGTTCTAAATGTAACTGCATTTTTTGGTACTTCAAAGAAGTAAGTAGTTATTTCTTCTTTTTTAGTTTGCTTATTAATAGTTATTTCTTTATAAGCTTTCCAAAGTCCTTTACTTTCTATAAATTTACGTTTAAGTTTAGATATCATTGTGTTATCAGTAGTACTAATAAGCCACTTATCTTCATTTCTAACTTTCATACAAGCTGTTTCTTGCTCTATAGGTTTGCATCCTTGTATACTCTCGAACTCTTCTTCCTTAAAAATTTCTACTCTCATTGTATAAATATTCACCTCTCTTGTATAATTATTTAAGCATATTGTATATAAAATAACAGAGCATTGTTGCGCTAGCTAATATAGCTTCTATAAGAATTCCGAATAATTCAAATTCTTCCCAACCTGCATTACCGCCATCAGCGTATCCTGCCATTAAAATTGCACCAAGTACAAATAAAACACCTAATATAATTGCTACTACCTTAAAGATTTTTCTCGCTGTTTTCATTTCTAACAACCTCGTTTCTTCTATTTACAAGTATATTATACTACAGTTATAGGAATAAATCAACTAAAATCCATCGAAGATTTGCCTATTAGCGTAAAAATGTATATAGTACAATCGGGGTTTATGCTACGTACTATTCTCAGAATTTCATTTAAGGTACTGCCGCTAGTGTTTATATCATCTATTACTAAAATGGTACCTTTTTGAATTTGCTTTAGTAACTCTTCTTGCTTCTTATCTTCAAATCTTAAATAATTCATAAAAAATTGTCTGTATTTAGGTTTCACATCTCTTCCAATAGAGAAATACTCTGATTTTTGAATGGAGGGCAGTAACTCATTTTGAATATACTTTTTCATATTTCTATATGTTGATATCTCACTATCTCCATGCTCCTGTTCAAATAAATCCCAATCGAATTGTATTTCTCTTGGTAAATTCTTCATCAAATTAATTGAATATTTATTCACTGAGTGGGGTAAGCATCTTCCTGCTTCTCGTTTTATTATTTTCAATAAATCGTTTTGACTTGACATGGGATATATAAAAGCATTTATATTATTTAGATTTATTTCTTTGTTTAATTGAATCAGTGGCCTATCTATAAAAGATGCTACATCATTATTAACATCAGAAACCTTTAACTTTTTTAGCCATTTTATAAAATTAGCTCGTTCAGTAGAATTAGTATTTTTAGTAAATTCATATCCAAAATAATAAACATTATCTGAAAAAGAAGAAATGTTTATTTTTAATCCTACTGTATTTATAATATCATTAAATTCATCTCTACTAAAATCAAACGAATATCCATCATTTGTTCTTTTTATACCTTCTAAAATATACATAGTTAATCCCTCTGTTGATTTATTAGAACAAAAACTGTTAGGGTATTATTAGGATTGAACGATTTCAAATACCTAATTATTTCTTTTATCGTGCTTTCACTTGTTAAAAAATCGTCATAAATGAGAACATCTACGTTCTGTAAACTTTCATAAAGTTTTCTTTGATGTTCATTTTCAAATATTAAGAAATCGCTAAATGCACCTCGAATAGAGATTGGGAGGAATCTCTTCATTTGAAAAAGTTCACCGCTTGCTTTGAATTGTTCAAATTTATTTTCTACAAAGTTTATTTTATCTTCAGCAGCTATTTCATCTAAGCCTTTATTTATTAAAAGTTGATATGCTTTCTCTCTATTAAAAGTTACTTTATTGTAAGTTTGTTTTATTAGTTCAAATCTATAATAAGGAACTTCTGCATAAGAAGTTAAAGCATTTTCGATTTGACTTAATATAGAGGGGTATTTAAAAGGTTTAATTCTTACTAAGGCACCAAAGTTATTTAGTGGCTTAACGTGCTCTATCTCTAATATTGCATTTTCTATAAAATGTTCTATATCACGAGACGTATTACCTGCTTTTATAAAGTCTCTTACTAATTTCTTTTGAGTCTGCGTTGCGTTTGGAGTATACTTGTATCCGTAAATATATTTTATACCGTCATCGTTAAATTCCCCACTTGTATGGATATCTAAATAGATAACGTCGCTACTTTTATTATCTTTATTCCAGTTGAATATAATATTGTTATTTTTATCAATACTTATGCCTTCATATAAATGATGCTTATACATATTTATTCTCCCTACCTATAATCTTCTTTAACAAAATCCCCATTAGAATCTATATAATATACAAAAGGTATACCCAAATCTTTTATAAGCCTGGAACAAGCCTCACAAGGTTTACTTATTGCAGGTTCTCCACTTCTAGTTTCTCTATATGTATAAATATTTACATATCTCCTATCGATATGCCTACTATTTATTCTGCTTATAGCGTGCACTTCAGCATGCATTTTATTACAAGTTTCTTGAGGGTTAAAACCTCTGAATTTATTATAATTATATTGTATAGGGTGAGTTTTATTGCAATTAGCTGCAACAGAAATCACATCACCTTTATATACTACGCAACAGCCTATATGAGGTCCTTTATATGTACTTGTTTTAGCCACTGCTTTTGCTACATTAAAGAATTTATATTCTTTATTAGTCATCAATGTCTGTATCTTACTCACTTTATATATTTCCTTAAGGGTTATTTTTCCCAACTTATAAAAAGTTTATTTTTGTCAAATCTTCAGTTAAACCTAGATTATTGTGCTTACCTATTCTAGTTAAAACAATACTATCATTGTTATTTTCATATAAGACACAAATATCAGGCGCAATGTGGAAATCCCACAGACCTTTATATTTCTTAGGAGAAGATTTACTCAAAGGATGATTATGAGCACTTTTAGGTAGTTGCTCATTATTAACAAGCAATTTTATATATTCTTTAAGTATATCTTTGTTGAAAGAGGGATATTGCTCAACTTTTATTAAATCTTTCTTAAAATTATTTTTATATTCTATTCACTTCAAAGTCCCAATTCGCTCCAATCATTAAGAATATAAGTAATAGGGTCTTCTATTGCATTTATAGTTTCAGGAGTCAAGCCCAGACCTTCGAGATAACTGATATTATCCAATTCTTCTTGTAAATCTTTTTCTGTTATTTTATCGTTTTCCATACTCCATTGTCCTTTCTTTAAGGTTTATTTTTGTAAACTTTTAAGAAGTTTTTCAGCTACCTTATCAGCAACTTTATCTAAGAAAATATCAGATGAATAATCGCATTTGTGAATAATTTCTTTAACAGGCTCTTCTTATTTACCTATCCAAATATTTTTAGTAATACCACTATCCATGTTTACTTCAAGTCTATCACCTAAATCACAGATATAATTATAGTACGAGTCCTTACTTCTATAGATATTATAACCAGCTCTTCCTGAGGATTTTTGGTCTAAACAAAAATCTGCTAAACTGTAATTATTCTTCCCTCCAAATAATGCTATTGCAATATCCCAAGCTTCTGCTTTAGTAGTTACTGTAATCATAGTATATACCTCTTTGTTCTTTATTTTAGTATATTATAACTTAATATAAGAAAAGAGTCAACTAAGTTGTTGACTCTAAATTTTCTTGTAAAAGTCGTGTGCCTTCTTGTGTAAGCTTATAACCTCTCCATTCTAAAGGCTCCGCTTTATAACTACTATCTACTAATTCTATCAAACCGTAATTCAACAGTATTTTAATAGCTTCATTAGAAGGGCTATAAAAATTATCTAAGCTGTGAACAGCTATAGTTATGGTATCACCTTTATCTAAATAATCTTCATATATAAATAAGTCTTTCAATATGTTTTTGGAATCCTTGGGTAAAATCCCACGCCATAATTTATCTCTATTTACCTTTTCTTTTTTGTTTTCATTCTTAATTACTTTTGTATTGTTTATATTTTTATCTAAATGTAAATATAAACTTCCATCAATTTGGTGGCTATCTAAATTATAGCCACCCTTTATTTCTATACCTTCTATTTTCATCTTATGGCCCATCCTCATTCCTTTAATCTAAACAACATTTATAATGTTCAGAACCGTCAGAAATAGTTCTAACATTTTTAATTCCATTATATACTGTCAAATTATACTTATCTTTTACAAAATCAATAACTTCTTGATTATTTATCCAAGGAGATAGATAAATAACAGCCTTACTATTATTTATTTCTACTCTACCTCTGGGATAGTAGTTATAAGGTAAATTATTAGTATATTTTTTCTCTAATCGATTCCAAACTTTTGCATGATTAAAATTCAATGTAGATTTAGAAGACATACCTATATCTATATCAGCTAGTATGTTTCCATCTTTATCGCAAGGTACTTGAAAATACAATTGATTATTATAGATATTATCTAAATCAGTTATCCAAAATATACCTTTATATAATTGACTATCTTCTTTTAAGTATAATTTCACTTATCCCTATCCTCTATCATTTCTTCCTCATCATTATACCCTAAAATATTTGCAATAAAATCTCTATCAAATGTAAACAAATCATTTACCCATGTTTTATCAAAATATTTGTCTCCACTATCAGGCTCATTAAGTACATCTTCTATTAAATCGAACTCATCATCTGTGATATATCTAGTAAAATTCTCTGCTTCGCCCCAAAACTTGAACTCTTTCAAAAACATTTCTCGATAAATCTTCATTTTACTATTCTCCTATCATTTTTATTTACAAGTATATTGTACTATAAAATAAAAAAGAAGTCAACTAAATTCTAATTGACTTCTTATACTTAGTGAACTACTAGTTACCTAAAGGTACTAGCTTCTCGCTCAATGGCGCTAAAGCGCCAAGTATCAACGAGCTATCCCGGCAATTCCTGCCGTTCAGTGTATTTGGAATTAGACCATACTTAGTCCAACATTTAGAATATTTATAGCGGCATTCTCATCCCTATTCAGAGTTTTACCACAATCACAAGTCCAGACACGGTCGGCTAAAGTTAGAGTTGAGTTTATTGTTCCACAAAATCGACACATTTTGCTTGAAGGAAACCATTTGTCAATCTTAATAAGCTTTTTACCTTGTTCTTCTAGCTTGTATTAGAGAAATGTTCTAAACATTCCGAACCCGTTGTCTAAAGTTGATTTACCAAGACGTAATGATTGACTTATATTCCTCATATTTAAGCCTTCAATACAAATATAATCATATTCTGTAGCTAATATATGGCTCAACTTATGTAACCAATCTTTACGTTGATTAGCAATATGTTCGTGTATCATAGCAATTTTAATCTTCTGTTTTTGATAGTTCTTACTACCATATTTCATATTTGCTAATTTACGTTGTTCTTTGGAGAGTTTTTCTTGAGTATTTCGATAGAACTTAGGATAATCTGCTTCTCTGCCTTGGCTATCGACATAGAAACTATGACTAGCATAATCCAATCCTAAAGCCTTATCCTTGTTAAGTATTCTTTGAGGAACATCATACGAATATTCAGTAAGAATAGACACATAATATTTTCCTGATGCTGTTTTGCTAATAGTTGCAGATTTAATCTTATAATCATTGGGTATCTGTCTATGTTGCTTTATTGTGACATATCCTACTTTAGGAAGTTTAAGTTTAGTGCCTAGCAAAGATATTGTACCTTTTTGATTATTAGTGGTGTAGGTATTCTTATTGTTTTTCTTACTTTTGAATTTTGGAAATCCTACTTTTGGAACTCTAAAGAAGTTATTATAAGCACTTTGTAAATTCATCTGCGCATTTGCTGATGCAAGAGAGTCAACTTCTTTAAGCCATCCAAACTCTTTCTTATATTGCGCAGGAGTGTTATTAAGTTTTTGTTTGGTTTCTTTGTAAAACTCAATCTTATCAGCAAGCATTTTGTTGTAAATGAATCTGACACAGCCGAAGGTCTTTTCAAACAACAATCTTTGCTCGCTATTCGGGTAAATACGAAACTTATATGCTTTATTCATTCTTGTTCAACTCGCTGATTTTCAATGTAAGCTTTTAGTGTGTCAATAGTTACATTACCTGTTGTAGCTAAGAAATATGAAGGACTCCAAAGATGCTCTCCCCACAACTTATCTTTCAGTAAATCAGGATATTGGGCTCGTAAGACTCTAGCACTACGTCCCTTGAGAGCTTGAATAAATGTTTTGAAATTCAACGTGGGTTTACATTTGAACAATATGTGTACATGAACATAACCACATTCTTGTTCTATAATTGTAACATCATTCTCAGAAGCTACTTGTTCAACAACATTTTTTAAGCATTCGATGATATCGTCGTTTACAAATACTTTTCTTCTATATTTTACTACTGTTATGAAATGATAATGTAGAGAAAAAACCGCGTTTGTAGATTTGTCTAATTTGTACATAATACGCTCCATTATTCTTTATTGTGTTATTATATACAATATTTTTATTATAGTTTTTCTCATAGGTATAAACAATTCATCCGTTAACTAAAGTAGACGGATTTCTTGTTAAGTTAGGTTAAATATATTTCCATACTAAAATTAAAGTAAATAATGCAATACCTATAAAAGAATACTCAAATAATGAAGTTATTATCTTATACACTAAGCATGTTCTAATAGGTATTTCGTTTATCTCTAAATCTTGAGTATAATATTCTAAATAATTCATATAAATTCTACTTGCTAAACATATTATTAAGCAAGTAATCAGTAATTTAATTAAGTTCATTTATTTTTATATTTTTCCTTACATTCTATTTCTAATTCTTTTATCGCATCTACAATAGATTTATTTTTATCTTTCAATAAATTTATACAAAATTCCTCATAAGCATCTTGATATTCAACAGGAATAACATATTCTATACTGGAACCCTTGCTAAAGAACCAATCCATTAGTTGAGAGTTAGAAATAAGTTTTTTATTATATTTCAGCTGTATATTTTTAACGAGATTTCACCAAGTTTGCATTTCTTTGCAGTGATGTTCAAAATCTCTCCCATAAGGACCCCCATCTGCCACTTTAATAAAATGCTCAATAAATTCATTTCCTAATTCCATACATTTACCAATGGCATCAGAACGCTCCATTGCCATTTCAGATAGGTGCATTTGTGTAATTTTCCCCTCCATTTGCAAACTCAATTTTTTGTTCCTCAGATAGTTTACTAACATCTCCCGTAATAATATCGGTGTATATAGATTCTAGTATATCTCCTCTATATTCAGGAAGGTCTTCATGACAAGTTCTATTCCAATACGGATAAGTCATTCCTTTTTGGCCTAATACACAGGTATACCTTTCACTCTCAGAAGTGCCATCACCTGACAATTCGTGTTCAAACAAATATCTCCATTTAGTAGTTTCACTTATATATTCTTTATATTTAGTATATGTAGACTTTAGAAGTTTAAGTAAATCAAAGGAGTTTTCTTTATAATTATATACAAATTCTTTTTTAGGAATTTCTAGACCAGTATCTTCATTTATAATGAGAATAGCTTTGTTAAGTTTTTTATTAATAGATAAAGAAGCAACTCCTACCTTATTGTTATATAGTAGGACATATTCTAAAACATCAGCCTCAGAATGCCAAGGATTTTTATTTTTATACACCCATTCGAAGCCATCTTCAAATCTGATAGTAAAAATACCGTTTTTCATTCTTCTCCCCCAAATTCAAGCCATTTCATTATTATCTCGGTATTGGACAATTCATGACAAGGTACACCATTACAATTTCCTGTATTAAACTCGCAATAATCACAGGGGTCACTTGAAATTCCGTCGTATATGATTGTTGCAATATCTTCGACAGACATTGCTTTTATACGTTCAAAATTAGTCATTTTACCATCCTACTACTTTCATATTATATTTATCTAAAATTAAATTTATAAAATAAGGACGTATTTCATATTTATTTTCAAAACCCTTATTATCGCAAACAGAAGCTTCGGCTTGCATTTCATTTAATTGCACTAATAAACTTGGCTTACCGAAAGTAATAAGAATCACATCAGCGAGGTCTATAATCTCTTGTTTTGTTTTTTGATAAATAACTTTTTCAAACTTTTTCAATTGAAGTCCGTATCCTTTGATTTCTGCACTATCTGTTGCTATATTTGCGTCGTATATCATTATAACATCTCTTCAAACTCTTTCATCGCTAATTCAATATCTTCAATGGCAATATAATCACTACCCATATAATCCATTTTACTTACTTGTGTTGATTTAAGATAATCTACAAATTCTTTTACTGCTTCATCTTCAATTTGTCTTCTGGCCTTGAAAAATGGACAACCACTAATAATCCCATCACTGCTATGAGGACATACCATATAATGTAGACAGTTTGTGCAAATCATTTCTTTATCTCCTTGCAATATTTATAAAAATCTTTCATTGTAACGAATCGATATAAACAATAATTGCTTTCTTAAAAAATCCTTCTGCAATTTCTTCAAGATATTTGTCCACGTTCTTTTCTGCTATTTTATTTGCGTCTAATTGCTCTTGTGTTATACCTTCGGGCTTATTCGGCAATTCTAATGCGGGTTTATAGCCAAATTTATTGTTTATAAACTCATCGTAATAATAATAGTAATCTTCTTTGAAGTCTTCTCTATTGTCATAATACTTATCCTGAAAAAAAGTATATTCATCAACATAACAAGTACTGAATCTACCTACCCAATTACCATAATCCTCTCCGACAACTTCATAGTAGACCATAGGTATAATAGGTAAATCGGGATTTTCTTTTATAAGTTCTATAAGTTTTTGTGTATTATTCTCCATATTTAATCCTCCCAATAATTATATAATATACTGAAATCAAAAGGCTCTGAATTAGATATAGTTTCTTTCCCATCTAATTCTTTATCAATTTCTTCTTGTGCTTGACGATGTTTTTCTCCCATCGTTTCAGAATAACCGTTGTGTTCGTCAGTTATCATATACTCTTTACCACGATATTCATAAAATAAATCAACGGCGTCGTCATATTTATGTCTGCTTTTGCCTAAATATTTTGCTTTCATTTTATCCTCCAATATTTTCACAAATATTATATCATAAACTAACTTTTACCCTGATTTCTATTATATTATATAACAAAAGTAGTTGTTTGTCAACTACTTTTATACGATAATAATCTCCAATTGATATTTCAAAAGTTTTTCTATGGCTTCTTCAAGATTATCATAACAATCTTTAACATTATATTCTACTTCATAGTTATAGTCAATTATTTTGTCATCTATAATATCATCAATACTGATAGCATAAATTGCTTTTAAGTCACGCCATTTATCTATGGCATAGGCTATATCACCGATTTTAGGATTCTTTATCATCTGAAACTGCCTCTCGTAACAGTATTAGATAATATTGCTAATACAGTTATACCAATCAAAAATACCCAAACAAGAATAATTGTAATCACTTTTTGCTTCGTAGAAGGCTCAGTATCAGGACATCCGTAAAAATATAAATGACCAGTTAGTGATAAATATTCTGATTGAAGTTTATCCCTGTATTTTCACAATTCGTTTAAAAGTACAGAATCTTCATCAGCCATGGCGATAGCCTTAAAGACTTCATCTAATTTATTCGCTATCTCTTTTGCTCTTTCCTCTTTATCGCTAATAGCATTTTTTATATCGTCAATCGTTGTGTCAACGCCTATTTCTTCTTCACCGATATAAGATTTACAATACTCGCATCTAATTCTATTGTCAGGATTAGACGCTCCGCAGTTAGGACAGATTTTCATTTTAATTTACCTTATTACCTTCCCAAACATATTATGAACCAAATAATCTCTATTGCGCTAAAAGTAATTCCAGCTATACCTAAACCTTTTGTTACTTTGTCGCCCGTACCTTTCTCATACTGGTCCCACAACTCTCCCATACCAAAACCGAGCGCAAGAATCGCAAAAAGACAAAGAGGATTGAAAAACAGTCCCACAATTGCCAAACAAAAACTTACAATTCCCATAATATTATTTACCTACCTTATTTAATTATTATATTTTCTCTACTAAATAGCTAAATGCAATAACCCTTGATTAGGGGCAAAATATCTCTCACTTTCATTCTTTTACCCTTTCAAATTTAATTCCATTTACTTCGATACTATTTACAGCCTTAATCGTATCATTATCTACAACCAACTGAATGCCGCCGTTCTCTAATACTATCTTTTGCGTGTTAATCGTTAGTTCTGTTGGTTGCTCAAATGATGATACGGACGGAGTATCAACCGTAAGAAGCCTATCCCAATTCTTTTCATACCTACACCTCGGGCAAACTGTTTCATTTACATCCGAACTGCTAAAACTATGCCCGCAAATTTTACATACTCCCGTTGCCATCTTCAATCACCTCAATCTCATCAATATAGAAACTATCTATATCCTCAAAGCCTTGATAATCAACGCAATGCAAATAGCCATTAGCGTCTACATAATGATGTCCAATAGAATTAGGACAACGGCGATTCATTGCGTCAATAATCTCTTTACTGCCGCCGTTGATAAAATCCTTGCCCCAATTCTCTACATAAGGACATTCTCTGCAATAAACGCTTTGGGCAATTCTTTGTTTCTTTTCAAGTTTAAGTTCTTCTTTTCTCTTCTTAGCAATATCTCTATTGGTATGGGCTTCAACAAATTGAGTTTCCGTATCTTCATAACAACTTGATATTGAATAAATTGCATATGCTTTCATTCTTCTATTTCTCTTTCTATTACTTCATATTCTTGATAGTCCCAAATTCGACTTTCAAAATCATCACATTTTGGAGTGTCATCTATCATATAATGATGACCCTGAAAGCACTTCTTATCCATTTCGGCTAATATCTCTTCTGCGCTTTCATCTATCCAATTACTATAAAGACAGTTTTCACATTTTTTCGCTTGCTTTTGCTTTGTTCTAATTTCATTGTTTAATTCTCTACACCTTTGAGCGGCTAAGTCTTTATCTTTGTAAATGGCTTTTACAATTGTTTGGTAAGTGTCATCATAAGCGTCACTATAATTTTCTATAATTATATATGCTTTCATTCTTCCTCCCAAGACAATTTCTGACCGCAATGTGGACAATATTTCTGACTCGGTTCTACTTGACAATAAGTCGAACAATTATTTGGACATCTATAATATGAGTAATCTTCACCATTCTCATAGAAGTGATGTAATATAGGCTTTTTCGGTCTTTGTTTTTCCATTGCCTGATAAGTCGCAACCAATTTTATAAATCCTTTTGAATCATAAGGTTTCATTTCCAATTACCTCGTTTCTTTATTATGATTGTATTATATCACATTTTCATAATATTGTCAACTACATCGCTCTCCAACCAAATCTTAACTACATCATTGCCGCTACCTAAAATATCCTTATCGGGGAAGAAACGACATTTACCCTCGCCATTCTTTTTCTTATACAGTTCGCAATAGGCACACTCACAAGTTTTGTCAATGCACTTGCAGATAATTGAGGGACACTTCTCTGGATTACAATATTCTGCGTTAAACCACTTATTCCAAGGTGCGTCCTCTGTGCTTTCTATCGAGTTAAGGAAATCAGCGAGGTCGTCTACATCAAAAGTTTTAAGCATTTCAAACTTATTCATTCCCTTTTACCTCTTTCCATACATAATCTACGAATCTATCCCAATTCGCCATTACTTGCGAATAAACATCAACCTTAGTCGCTGTCTTTTCATAGTGGTCATATTCTCTAAGTTTATCTCCATCGGTAGCGTCAGGATAAGTCCAACATAAATCACTCATTGCTATCTCGTAATCTCTACGACACCAAAAGGTATATATAAGAATTAACTTTAACTGGCGCTCAAAGTCCTCTCTTGTGATATTACCTTGTTGTGTATACTTAAACTTTTCAAAATCCCCATTAAAAGTTATGGACATCTCGAACAAATTTCTTACTATGATTTTTTTCTTGTTAACGTCAAAATAAAATACATTCCAAATCATTACTCTTTCTCCTGTAAAATAAGTTTAGCAAGTTCTTCGTTTTCAAAATTGAAATACCCTTCTTTTATATATGTTATAGTTGCTTCAACAACGTCTTTACCATAGTATTTGTCTATTTGTTCACCTATTTCTTCTATTGTATTACCATAACACAGAGAATAATCTGTTCTTTTTTCAGAATCAAAATACCAAGTAACTTTTGCTATCCAAGTATAAGTGTTCATTTGTTTCACCTCTTTTAATAATTTATTATATTTAGTACAAATTGCTTTTAGTTCTTTTTTGTTGTTTAGTTTTGAGTTTTCTGATGTATAAAGAGAAGCACCTCTACTATTTATATGAATACCTTCAGCAAGAGTATACTCTTCTAAAAATCTATCCCATGTATTATCATTTATCACTTTACTCTTCATATATGAGTTCCTTTAATACAGCAACATCTTTAATATTGCCTTTAACTACCTCAATAGCTATTTTTGCTAACTCCGTCCTATCTATATTTAGGTCGCATATCAGAATTTTGTTTACTGCGTGTACATACATGTTCATTTATTTTAAGCAAATCTTTATAAGAAACTATCACTTATCTTTCAATGCCTCCATAGTTTCCTCATATTTATCATAAGCTGCCTTAATCTCATCTGTAGATATTCCTTCTTCTATAGTTTCAGATTCTTCTAAATTATTAAGCATTTCCCAGATTTCTTCCATGCCAAACCTCCTTATAAGTATAGTAATATTTTATATAGAAGTTTCCTTAAAGTCAACTAAAACATTATGTACTAACACATCAGTTATTTGATAAATATTTCCATAAGCATCTGTATAAGTACCGTATCCAGTAGAAGTACTTTTACGTACAGTAGTTCCTCTTGATTTTATAAAATCGATAGCATCATTAAGGGAGGTATATCCCTCTTGACTAACTTTACCATTATATAAAACTAAATAAATAATCATATTAAATAATCCCCTCATCTTCCAAAGCAGTTACTACATCATCGTAAGTGTCGCAAACAGGCTCAAGATAAGCATGCTCTTTATCCTGAAACATCACTACATAGCGAGTTTCATCACCCCAAACGTCATTTTCAAAAATGTAATAAGTTTCGCCTTTATCAGTTATAAGCTTTTCAAACGCTGACCATGTATTGGTATAACCGTAAAGTCTGATGCTCTGATATTCGTCTTTAACTTCTTCGATTTTATAATTCATAATTAAATACCTCTCTTAATCTTCATTTACAAAAGCTTCAATATTCATCAAAGCTGGGTCATAAGCTTCTGTGCTTATTTTGCCCTTGTTAAATGCTTCAAAAACCGATTTCAAATATTCTTCTCTAGTCATTTTTAACAACCTCACTTCTTTTATTTACAGTCTTATTATATATCAGAACTTAAATATAGTTAACTAAAAATGAGTATAAAAATAGAGCATATTACAAAGAATATGCTCCCGAAGTATATAGAAATTATATAATAGATTGAAAAAGGGGTAATTGTAAATAAAGATTTGAAAGGAGGTATAGCCCACAATGACTAAAAGGACTATTTATTCTATTATATAATATTATGTTAATTGAAAATCATAATGATTTCCTTGAAAAGTATCATTCTCTTCTATTTCAATATCCAATCCATCTAACTGATACGTATCAATTATACTATCAATAATATCGGGTTGATTGAATAGACTATGCAAATGTATAAAAGCAGTTCTGTTGTAAATACCAACTCTTCCTCTTGGAAAGTAATTATAATCTACCGAATAACTATAAGTTTTCCAGACACTTTTATGTGTTTTAGAACTTTTAGAAGTATTATCATCTATATAATTACCTTGATAATCACATAAATATCTTTTAGAAATAAGACTAAAAATGTCCTCTTTTAATTTCTTTTACCTCAGAACCCGCTATCCAAAACGGTCCTTGAAAATAAAGATTATCTTCTTTTCTAACTTCTGCTAAATGCATACTTACCTCAAAGAAAAATCGTAATGACTGCCCTGGAGCAAATCATCCTCTTCTATATTTATATTATCAGAAAGCTTTTGTAAACCAAATTCTTTTACAATAGTATTGATAATTTTAGGGGTATTTATTCTACTATTTATATGTATAAATACTTCCCCATTAACTATTCTAACTCTACCACGAGGATAGTAATCATAATCAACATTATTGTATTTAGATTTATATTCATTCCATAATTTCTTATGTGAAGTAAATCCTTTTGTTCCAGGAGTATTATCTAAATAGTTTCCATTATAATCTACAGGAATGAGTTTATCTAAAATTTCAAAATTACCTTTATTGATTTCTATTTGACTATCTCCAATAATCCAAAAAGGTCCTTGAAAGTATATTTCGTCTTCTTTTCTAGATTCGTCGAGCCTGTTAAGTTCTTCTAATATTTCTTGCATATAATACCTCAAACATGGCAGGGCAGGCAGGTTACGCTCCTACTCTAACGCGGTCAAAGCGCGTTGTACTGCTATTATACGACTGCCCTATATATGAGGAATGCTCTCAATTCCTCTGCGCTGATTTTTCCGTCGCTCACCGACTGTCGAGCCATTACTTCTCGCTGGACGGTACAATAGTTAAGAATTAGCGGGATAATTCCTATTGTACTCTTCACAAGTTTAGTTGCGAAAGTGCTTGCCACTTCTGTCTTATAAAGACACCGCATTGAGTTAAAATGTCAGCTCATTCACCCAAGATGGAATCGAACCATCATCGACTTCTTGACGGAAGCCATTTTAACATTAAACCATCGGGTGATATGGAGCTGGTGATGGGACTCGAACCCGTGACCTGCTGATTACAAATCAGCTGCTCTACCAATTGCGCTACACCAGCATTGAAGAGATTTTAGATGGATTATATGTAAGAAAAAAAATTAAAAGGAGAGAATTCCAATGTTAACAACAATTAGAGATTATGTTATGTTTACAGGACCTTACACTGATGATACTGAATTAGTTTATCTAAAATCTCTATGGTACCTCAAGTAGGATTCGAACCTACAACCTATGGTTTAGAAAACCGTTACGCTATCCATTGTGTTATTGAGGTGTATTGGTGCTATAGGAGGGACTCGAACCCTCACTTTTGCGATTTTAAGTCGCAGTCCTCTGCCAATTGGGATACTATAGCATTTACATTATTATAATACAATATTTTGCTTATAAAATCAACTAGCTTTCACTTTACTAAAAGTAGTATTAAAATCATTTACCGGGACTAAAACATTGTTTCCATAATAAAAATTATCATCAAAAGAACTAACCTTTAGCATTCTTACTCCTCTATGTAATATCTTGCTTATAAATACGAAGCTAGAATCACTCGAATTAGTTGAGATGTATAAACTATTGACTAGAGATTTGTGCACCTTAAAACTTGCTCTTTGTGCATCGTACATTACATCACTTCTTCTCACAAGTAAGCTCCTTTAACTCATCAAAATTCTGTTGAAATCTCTTTAAGCATCCAAAAAAGCCATAATAATAGCCAAAATCATAATTAGTATCGTTTGCTCTTCTGAATAGCTTTAATTTATTATATAACTCCTTTTGTATAAAATCAACTATAATTTGTTTACTAAATTTATTATTAGCAATTAACTTAGTTAACTTTTCATATATTAAATTCTGAGATTCAAACAATCCTCTTTCATACTCATCCTCAATATATTTGTATTCTTCTTTTAGATTATACCAACTTTTATCAATGAATTCAACTATATTTTTCTTATTTATGGTCATGTTTCTACTCCAAATATCTTTTCAATAACTTCTATATCAAATTTATTATCATTAGGCGGATATAGTCTATCACCAGTTGTAAATTCAATGTAATCTTCAGTTATTTCAAAAATATCTAACTCATTATGATACATAATTGTTCAAATAATACTCCTCTATAGCTTTATTATCTCTTAATTTTCTTAATATTTTATTATACCTATAAGATACCGCTTGTCTTGATACGCCTTTTTGATTAGCCACCTTAGTTAAATTATAACCATTATTTATTATTTCTAATAAAGATTTGTAATATTTATCTGAAAGTACTTTCTTAGATAAATTCAGAACATTAGTAGAATTATTACGTAAATCTAAATCAATTAAATCTACAAAAGAATCCGATATAGTTTTATCAACACGTATCTTTAATTCTGCATCTTCAACTGCATAATATCTTTTATAATATCTATTTTGAGTTTTTACATAATTTCTCAAATATCTTAGTATATAAGCATATGCTACTGTAGAAAAAGCATATTTCTGTAATTCAGGCTTATCATTATAATAATCTAAAATAGCTTTATATAAACCTATTCTCCCTTCTTGGCATAAATCATCAAACCCATATTTAGCAGGAGCAAATATTCTACGTTTTATTACGTAGTATACTAGCCCTATATTTTTATTAAATTTTTCTTCAACTTCTTGTCTATTCATATTAAGTAACTGTATTAAACCTTCTACTAAATTAGCGTATGCCCCTTACGGTCTTCTCTAATATCAGAAATCCTTCTTATTACAGGTTTATTACCGTAAGTCACATATTCATTAGGAACAAACCAATCATTAAGAATATTAGATACTTCTGTGGTACCTAAAATTTTCTTAAGAATACAAATAAGTAGACCTACTTCTGAATTGTAGAAATCTTCTTCAGCCTTTTTAGCAATAGTTTTAGTATCGTCATCCCAAAATACAACAGTAGTGCTTTGACTATAAATAACTTTTATTATTCTAGCCTCTCTAATTAGATTATCCTTTATAACAGGTACTACACCACCAAAATGATTTACTCTATCTTTATTTCTAATATCAGCCATAAGGCCGTACTTAATAAGAGCATTTGTAAGGTCTTGTTTAGTCATCTTTTCATATCTCCTCATACATGTTCAAATATTCTTTTGCTTTCTTAATATCTTCTTCGCCATTTTTCTTTTTATATCTCCAAAGATACTTAAAAGCATTCATTATACAAAAATCTTTTGTAGACTGTTCTCCAAATACATCTTTCATTACTTCAATACATTCATACTTACCATTATAATGATTAGGATGATGTACTTTAGAATTATTGATATTATTATATTTTGGATAAAGCTCTATTTCAACTTCTTTTTTCTTATTATCTTTCAACTTTATTCTCCTCTAGCATAATTTTATTTTTAAGCGTGAATGCTTCATCTTCAGATAAAGAGCAAAATTCCCCGAATCTGTTTCTTTTAGATATGATAACTGGCCCAAACAATTTTTGATTAAACAAATTAAATATACACATATTCAAATCTAACCCATCATCGATAGCTATATCATTTTCTATAAGACATATTTTGGGTTCCTGTACATATGAACAAGTAGGATGTTCAAGTTTTTCACAAAGAATATCCTCAAAATCTTCTTCCATGCAAACGCATATTTTACAAGAATCATTAGTTACTTCTATATATCTAATCATTTTATCAAATATTATTTAATTTTTCTATATAATCAGTTGTAGTTAAAGTACCTTCGTTTTCAGGTAATTCACTTAAATAGTATTGCTTTTCTCTGAATAAAACCCTGGGTTGTCCTAAATAAAAAGTGATGACATTATTTCCTGTTTTCTCATCATCTACGTAAACTACCACATCTCTACAAGAAGAATCCCACTTGGAATGCCTACGTATTTTTATTTTGCGAGGATGTGGCCACCCAGACTTATTATTTACCCAGCCAACAACTTCCGAATGTTTATCCTCACTATTTCCCGCTTTTTCTAAGGAAAGCTTCTCAGCTTCATTATAATAATCTTTAATAGTCATGTCATGAGGAAATTTAGGATTGTTCGAGTTGAACTGTTCGTTTTCTTTTAATACATGTGCGTTGAAATGTTTTTCTAAATGCGCTTTACCCTTAAAAGTAGCTTCTATAAGATACTGCTCATCTGTTATCATTCCGTATCAACCCTTTCAAATAAGTTTTCATTTGAATACTAAAAGGTACTATAACTGCATCAATTTCGGCCGTATACGCATTAGATTTTCTAGCATCTTCTACTATTATATAACAATCGTCCACCATTTCAGTCCCTGTAAGTTTGCTTGCAACTTCATTTGTAGGAGGATTTTCATTAAAAGCAGTAGCAGCGTCATTATATATCAATTTATAGAGATATCGGTTTGATTCAGCTATAAGCATAGTATTAGCATATCCATTATCGAATAAATCATCAATATAGAAAAAAATACTATAATCACCTTTAGGAGTAGGCTCTATATCGATAATATCTAAATCTTTACCAACTAATATGCGTCCGATACTAATCATATAATTCATCCTCGCTATCAAAGGTCATGCTCAGCTTCATAGATACCTACATTAAGCCAATCTCTAAGTTCTTCCCTTGCGGCTTCTATATTCTTAAACTCACCGAATTCCCAACTAAACTGTCCAAAACCACATATAGGACAAAGGTTAGTATCAGAATTAGTATCATATTCTTTCATAAGTTTTTCAGTTGCGGGATAGATTCTAATCTTTTCCATATCCTTATGAGTGTAATAAGTAACCGTTTCAGCGTCTTTTTGATTGTAGAAATACCTCATAGTGAATACCTCTTTCATTTATTTACAGATATATTATAATATAAATGAAAGATAAAGTCAACTAAAATCAGATATCATATTATAAATCTGATGCCAAGTATACACCCTATATATTCTATTCTTTCTATAATCTTCTTCAGAAAGTTCTCTATTATGTGAATTATCTAATAAAAGCTTTAAGCTGTTATCGCTACAGTTAATTAAGTTATGTAAAGCATCATCTATACGTATATCTCCTTTTAATAGAGATTTATTTTTAATACATATTAAATTATCTAAATTAAAGAAAGGAAAATATACTTTAAGTACTTGTTCTACTTTATATTTAATATTTCTATAATCAGTAGCAGTTGCTATATAGAAATCGTGCCCTTCTTCTATTAACTTTTTAGTAAACTTTACAGCACCTTCTAAAGGTCTAACCTGCGTCCATATAAATTTAGTTGTTAAAGGATAATATATTTCTTTTGGAGTTAGGTCGGGAAAAGATAGTTTCATATCAAATTGTTTAATATTATTGCTATCTACATCTAACTTGTATTTCTTATTAAGAAATTCTACCCAAACATCTTTAAGATTTATAAGGACATCGTCCATATCGCATATTATAATCATAATTTATCTTCTTCAGTTACCAAATCATATAGCATCTGATATCCATCTTTTTCATTTTTATCCGGAGTTTTTAGCTTTTCATAATTAGTCATTATGCAGCCACATTTAGGACAGACTTTTTGTATACCCTCTCTATAAGGTTCATAAGAACAATTACTACAATAGGGATAATAGCCATCCCACAATATACGCCATTCCGCTTCCATATCTTAATCAACCTCTACTAAAATATTCAGTACCTATATTACAATAAGGTTTTCCCCATTTACCATAATGTCTATAATGAAAATATAAAACATCTTCTGGTAAAGTAACTCCATTTTGACAAACGTATTCTACTACTTCTAATTGTAATGGAGAAGGAGTTGTTCGTTTTATTCTATAAGCTGGACTAAATTGACCTTTAGCATATATAATACCTTGCAAAGTAGTTTTACCGCCAAACTGTCTATTTAGTCTGTTTATTACTACTGAAGCTACTGCGCATTGGCAATCCCATGATTGACCACCTGCTTCTAACTTCACCAATGTAGCTAACATATATTTTTCAGAATCAGTTAAATTATACCTGTAAACAGGTTTTTCTTCAACTATAATTTCTTCTTCTTTTATTTCTTCTATAAGTTCTCTATTAGGATAGATTTCAGGAATAGTATTTATATACTCCTCTTCCTCTTCTACCATCTCTAATATAATATCGCTATCGTCTATATCTGTATAATTGTTCGTATCTACTATACTATAAGTTTGAATCGAATAGAATCCAGTTAATATTAAAATAATATTTAATAGTACAATAGATACTATCTTTCTACAAATACAAAAATCACCTCAATTTAGTTTTCTTTATTCAATACTATAATATCATCTACTGTATTTACAATAATATTATTTTCTACTATTGAATAAGATGTTACTTTTGGAAGAATAATAAGTCCACTATCATCTTTTACAGAATATATAAGTAGATTAAAATCTTCATCTAATTCTACTATATAACCTTTGCTTCCTATTAAGTTGTCATATTCAGTTTTTCTATTATTGTTAAAATCTTTTATACTTGATATAGTGACAATAGCATTTATAAACATATAGAATCTACTCCTACTTATCTTTCATATAGTCAGTGATTATACCTACAAGACTCGTAAATCCAAAACAAATGATTAAACCAATAAAACAATATAATACAATAGCACTTAATAAACTATACATAGCTATGTAGCCTCTTCCAGATATCTTTTGTATCTGATTTTTCTTCTTGGGTATAATTTGAGAAATATCTTTTTGAAATTCTATATCTCTTATAAGAGGTACCTATTCTGTGTATATATTCCTTAGGCTTTTTAGTATACTTTGTTTTAAGTTCTTTCTTATATTCCTTCAAACAAGGCTTGCAATATGGAAGCGTATAATGAAGTATATCATATAATTTAGCCGATTTACCACATTTATAACAAACAAACTGTGAAATATATTCGTAATCTTTTATTATTTTACCTACTTTTTCACTATAACCTGACGTACTAAGACGTAATTTACCGAACTTTTCTTTTACTTGCCAAATAACAAATTTATCTAAAAATTCATCTTTTATAAGCTGTTCTCTTAAATCTTCGCACATCTGTAAAAATAAATCTACCCAGCCATCAGGTACAAAATCTAAAATAGTATAGGAGTAATCATAATTTTTATCTAATTCTCCCGTAAAAACATCTTTAGATAATAGAAAAGGGAAATCCTTTGTTAGTTCTTTATTATATTCTTTAATCATTTCATCTATGCTTATCATTCTTTACTTCTCCAAAAACGTTTCTAATAAAATAAGGTGGTATACTATATACTTTATAACTATCATCTGGAAGAATACCTCTTACTTTAAAATCTCCATCTATAAAATTCTCTACTTCTAGCTTAAGGCCAAATATATAATTAGGTATATTATTAAGCAGCATCTTCTCATCATCAATAACTTTATTAACGCAATGAGCTATTTCTAAACAAATATCTTTATTATAAATATCTATTTTCATCTATATCTCCTCAATCATTATTAAATTTCAATTTTACGTCAAAATCAGTATATTTACGAATAACGTTGTTTATTTTGGTTTCTAAATAATGTGCATCTACGGGATACAACGTAATAGTTTTTCTTGTTCTAGATAATATCATGAAGTCTATTGTATTGCCTCCCGTATAATTTTTAGTACACCAGGAGCTGTAAGAATGTATACCCACTGCAATAGGTCCTTGTGCATTTCTAAATTCGCAGCACATTAAAAAATATATGGAACTTTTTTCTCTAAATAATTTTCTAAAACAATCATTTATATAAGCGGTATCAAATAAAGACTGAACCGGCATTCCACGCTCTGTTATATGCCTATTTACTTCATTCTCGTAATTCCTATATTTATCGATATTAGTAAAATCATAGTAAACATTACTTTTCTTTGATTTCCTATCTGGCCATTTAGCTATACAATGAGAATAGAAATGTTGTACTAATGTACGCTCAGATGCAAACTCTTCATTGAGAGGTTCTTCAGAATCTATAATACTTTGTATTATATTAAAAATTTCTTCTGCGAATTTTTCTTCGTTTTCTGTAGGAGGTATGTAGTCGTCACAATTCCAATCCTCCCATCTATCTACATCTTCTTCGTCTTCTATTTGATTTAATTCTTCAAATACATTTTCCACTATAATTTCCCCTATAAAATAATCTCTTTTTGAATGATATATTTTACATTTTTATTATTTTGTATAAGTATATGGTAGATTTTCTCATATCCCTCAAATTCAAAAATGGCTTCAGAATCATTTCTACTAACTAACTTAGCTAAACTACTTCCTTTATATAACTTATTAGGTATATCTTCTTTAATCAAATCATCAACGGTAGAATTATTAAACTGGATTTCTTCTAAAACCTTACAACGAATGTTTTCCATTATGCTTACCCTTTATAATACGGATTTGTAGATGCTTTTTTACATTTTTCAATAAAACTGCCGATATAATTACTATCGGTACACTGCTCAGCAGTCCATGGACAGTTCTCAGGCAATTCCTTTGGAGTTCTAGCAGTATTATTAAATCGTATTTTAGCGTGCTCAAAACACTCTGGTATTAAACCTACTGCCTTTTGTTTTAAGGAAGGCTCACCTTTAAGAAATATTTTTAACTGTATATTGTTTTCACTTATAGTATTTACCCAACTTCGTGAAAACAATTCAGGAATATACCGTGCTTTTAGCATATGGTAGAGTAAGTTTGTAAGACGGCTTTCCAATTCCCTCTCATTTCTTCGCGCTTCTGAAAGCAAGAATTCAGCCAAGTATTCTCTATCGTCTTTTGATATACCAGGCAATTCAGTTTTATAAAGATAGTCACCCATATCAAGTAAAAACTTATATTCATCATCTACTTCGTACATATTTTATTTCCACTCCTCTATATCAACATCCTTAAGTCTATTGTTAAGCTTTTTAATCCAATGTATTTTACAGAAAGGCCTGGTTATATGGTACCCTATATTATGCAGCCACCACTCTACGTACATAGAGACATAGCTACGATTAAGGATATTATTTACTTTATCGCTTTTATATTTACCTATACAGAGTAATATTAGAAGGAATTTCATAACAGAGGGATACCATACAGTATATCCCTCTTTGATTTGTATACATTTCATTTAATTACAGTTAGTCCTCGTCGCCGACATAGAGGTCATAGTATTCGTTAGTGCGCGGAAGCTCACCTACGAATTCTTCTTCACATCTGGTATCTTCCCACCACTGTTCAACATCGTAATCCTCGCCGACGCGCTGATACATATCAATATAATCGGCCGCATCCCAGGCAAAAGTTTGTACTTCTTCAGTTGTTATGTCGTAATCATCTTCAGCCATTACCTTAATAATTTCGTTGTAAAGTTTTTCAATGTTTTTCATGTTAAAATACCTCTTTCAAATTTGTTTTTGTTTTATTTACATTTATATTATAACTTATTTATGCTAAAAAATCAACTAAGTTCAGAAAGATTTTTAATCAATCTTTCCAATACCATCTTTCATCTCTCATAGAAAGACCGTCAATAAGACAGCTACTATCGCGGAGTGCTCTTTCCCACCAACTCTCGGCGTCAAATTCAAACTCGTCTTCTTCGTAATTATCTACATAATATTCTGCTTCATCGTAGGCAAAATCTTCAACCATGTTATCGAAAGTATCGTACCCCTCATCCCACATAACATCCATTATCTCATCATAAACTTTTGAAATATTAGCTTCGCGCTCTTTTGCTGTCATTTCTAACAACCTCTTTTCTTTTTATTTACATACATATTATAATATATAAAGAAAAAGAAGTCAACTAAAAGCTGACTTCTTAATAAATATTAAACATTATATTTGTCTGTAATAAAAGCATCAAATTCTTCCATAGTATTTATAAGTTCTTCTATTTCATTTATAAATTGAGGAAGCTCTGCCCTATCTATTATTTTCTTAAAATACTCACGTTCCTCTGTCTCCATAACAACTTCAAAAAAGAAATCGCTATCAATCCCAGTATAAGGCTTAAGAAAAGCGTGCTGATGCGTCTCAAAAGAATGAAATATCTTCGTACATATTGGATGGAATTTTCTCATATTATTGCGTACAGGTTCAATTTCTTTAAGTTGAGGAAGATATTTAGCTATTGCTTTACGAACAAATCTAGCTGTTTTATCACTCATTTTTACATCAGTTGCAGTCATCATAATAAATACCTCTTTTATTCTTTATTTATGTATTTATTATAATACTATGCATACTAAATATCAACCAAGACTTGAAATAATTTTATCTATCTTATGAGCTATTTCTATAAAGTCATCTACAGTATATCCTTTAGTAGTCATAGCAGCAGTACCTATTCTAACTCCACTTGTTTGCATAGGAGAACGCTGTTCATTAGGTACACAATTTTTATTAAGAGTTATATGATGCTTATCTAGCTCATCTTGAACTTGTTTCCCAGTTATATTGGGATGGGTTTTAGAAAAATCAATTAAAAACAAATGATTATCTGTACCATTCGTTATAACATCATAGCCCATTTTAATAAAAGTATCTGCCATAGCTTTACAATTTATTTTAACATTTTTAATATATTTCTTATAAGTATCTGTTTGAGCTTCTTCAGCACATATAGCTTTTCCAGCTATTACATGAAGTAAAGGTCCACCTTGACTATTAGGAAATACCGCACTATCTACTTTCTTAGCTAGCTCAGGTTTACAAAATATTAAGCCACCTCTGGGTCCCCTAAGAGTCTTATGAGTAGTTGTAGTTACAATATCCGCTAGCCTGAAAGGAGAAGGGTGCTCTCCAGCTGCTACTAATCCAGCAATATGAGCCATATCAACCATAAAGTAAGGTTTATAATCTTCATTACTAAATTCGTTAATAATTTCTTTTATATGCTTAAAATCAATTATTCTAGGATAAGCAGATGCTCCTGCTAATACTAGATTGGGCTTATATTCTTTAATCTTATTATAAATATCATTATAATCTATAAAACCATTTTCATCTACATTATATTCTATTATATTGTAGAGTTTTCCACTAAAATTAACTTTAGAGCCATGAGTTAGATGCCCACCATTGCTAAGAGACATCGATAGTATAGTATCTCCTGGAGACAGCGCTGCTGAATATGCTGCGAAATTAGCTTGAGAACCACTATGGGGTTGAACGTTAACGTGATAGTCTGTATTAAATACCTTTTGCCACTGTTCAATACAGTAATTCTCTATCTTATCTACTACTTCGCAACCTCCATAGTATCTTTTTCCAGGAAATCCTTCAGCATATTTATTAGTTAAACAAGAACCCACTGCTCTCAGAATATCTTCACTTACAAAATTCTCTGAAGCTATTAACTCTATATTCTCTCTTTGTCTTTTCTTCTCTTCTTCTATCAAATCAAAAACTTTACTACTCATTAAGCGCTCCTTATGCTATATCTAAATATATTACAATAAACTGGCGAGCTAGAATCACTTAAAATTACTTAGATGATGTTTTATATAAGTAAACAATTAAAATGATTCTGAGCTCGCTAGTATAATAAATAACTATTGATGCTTTACGCGCATTTCTACTTCCTGTTGTTTGCCATAGTTAAATGCAGTTTTATAATCTCCAGTTAAATAGCCTGTAACTCTTCTCAATCTTCTAATATCGGTACCACCACACACGGGGCATTCCTTATCTATAACATCTGTATAACCACATTTATTACACATATCATTAGGAACATTAACTGCAAAATAAGGGATGTCTTTTTCCATCGCATAATTAACAATAGCTTCAAGAGCTTCTAAATTATCTTTACAAGCTGAATCTAACTCCACATAAGTTATACAGCCTGCTGACGAATATCCAGTTAATTGCGATTCAATATCTATTTTCTCAAAAGGAGTCATAGATTTCCAAACAGGTACATGCATTGAGTTTGTAAAGAAATCTTTATCTGATACATTTGGAATAACCCCGTACTTTTCTTTGAATTTCTTCATAGAAGTATAGCAAAGATTCTCTGCGGGAGTCATGTACACACCGAAATTTAATTTGTACTTTTCCTTAAACTCATTACACCTAGTCTTGTATAGCTGCTCAATTTGTTTAGCTAATTCCATACCCTTTTCTTCAGTATGGTCGCACCCTACTAACAACTGTAAGGTTTCTGCTAAACCTATTTGACCTATAGCTAATGTGCCATGCTTCAAAGCTGAACGAATACCCTCTTCTGGAATATATCCTTCCATTAAGCCATTTTCATACATAAACTTCGCTGCGTCAGGACTTTGCGAACATATTCTATCAAATCGTTCAATAAGTATATCTTTAGCTTCAAATAACTTTTCATCTAGTAATTTCAAAAACGCATCTGTATCTCTATTAGCTTCCATAGCTAATGTAGGAAGAATAATTGTAACAGGACATATGTTTCCCCGTCCATCTTTAAGTTGGCCAAATCCATTTATATCATAGCCATTTGCTGTCCTGCAACCCATTGTGCTAAAATAAGTTTTAGGGTCACTTCTATCGTATCCAGCATTCCCACTCCAATCGACATTAGCGTAGTTAGGATAAAGCCGTTGAGCAGTGGATTTCAAAGCTAATTTATACAAATCATAATTAGGAGTATCCGGTTTATCATTTACACCTTTCATATATTGAAATATTCCACACGGGAATATGGAAGTACGCCTTAAAGAGCCTAATCCTTCTATAGATACTTCTAATAATGCTTTTGTAACCATTCTTCCTTCTACTAAAGTACACGTTCCGTAGTTTATAGATGTAAACGGTAGTTGATTACCACTTCTACTTTGCAAAGTATTTAGATTATGGTACATAGCTTCTACAGATTGATATACTTCTTTCCGCAGTAACTCTACCGCGTATTTATATGCTTTTTTATTTTTGGTATATACTTTATCTTCAATAGATACCTCAATAGGATTATCGATTATAGGGAGTTTTTTATGCGGAGTTAAGTACTTGCTACCATCCTTATAATGTTTCCAAAAACTCTTCCGTACATAAGGAACCATAGTCCAATCTAAGTGAGTCGCGCTTACGCCTCCAAATTGCTGCAAAGATTGTAACTGGAATATTACAGCTACTAGCTGAAAGGCTGTATTTACTCCACCAGCAGGTCTAACATCGGTTTGCCTAGTATTAAATCCTTTAGCTAAAAGCTTATCAAATGGTATACTTAAACAATTATGGTTACCTACTGCATAGGAATCTAAATCGTGAATGTAGATTTCATTATTAAGGTGATTTTCTCTTGCCATATCAGACATACAGAATTCAAGAGCAAATCGCTTGTCCATCAGACTAGCTGCTCCGCCTATACGCCCTCCAAAAGAAGCTTCATCTACATTAGCATTTTGGTTTTGGATATCTTTACCATTTAATTTATTTGATATTTCAGCCATTAACTCAGAGTATGAATCTCGTGCTAGTTTGTGGAGATATCTATAACAAATATATTCCTTTACTACTTCATGTGCATTGTGTTCAATAAGAGTATTTTCTATGCAATCTTGTATAACATCTGCTTTTATCGCACGTGTATTGTTAGAAAGTTTGTTACTTACTTCATTACAAATAGAATTAAGCTCTTCTCTGGATATCCTGTCTTTTTTAGCTTTAACACGCTTACTGGCTTTTTGAATGGAAAGTTTGATTTTATTCAAATCAAACTCTACTCTATCTCCATTACGCTTAATTACTTTCAATTTGATAATTCCTCCAATATTGTATTCTGCGGAGAATCTATGTAAGAATCTAAAACTCTCTTCAAATCAAAATCAGTTAGATAGCCTATTTTTCTAAAAATATCAAAATCGCTTACTTTTCCATAAGTATCTGTTTTTACATGACTAGGTCTATGTAAATTAGCAGCTTTCCAGTTGTTTATAGGAATATTAAAAGGAAACTTTTCAATAGCTTTAGAATTCTTAAAAGATATTTCGCATACATTTTCATTATCTACAATTACAAACATATGATTAGTTTTAAGTAAAGCTGTACCAGGAATTTTCTTAAAAACTCCTCTTTTAAGCTGCGCTACATCGCCTACTTCAAACTCTCTAAACTCTTCTACGATTTCATCAAAACCTCCGCCTTCAAAAGAGCCACTCTCTACTAACACTTTAGCACATTGGTAAGAAGAGCAACTACGTTCAGAAGGCTCTAATTTTTCAAAGGCTTTTTCTAGAAAAGCTATTTTAAGCTCATCATTATCAAAAGTTCTAAATTCATCTTCAGCTATACCTACCATCTCATTGGTAGTCATATCCCTATAACTTTCAGAAAAGAGTATATCTTCGATAATTTTATTATGTTTTCTCCGCATAAGATAAATATCCCTTTCTTAACAGGGCTTAATCCATGAAGCAGCAGTATCACCCTGGCTAAGGGGATGATGTAAGAAGTCTGTTGTCTGGTTGGTCATATGATTATACATAGCGACTATCTTATAAGGTTTCATCTGATAAGCCCACTTATCGCCGTTATCTTTAATCTCAACCCTTCCCCAAATTCTTCCTCCATCAGGACTTTTAATATCAATCCACTGTGACATATTGTTTTCCTCCTTGTTTGATTTGAATATATTATATCTCATTATATCATAGTTGTCAACTAACTTTTAAGGTAAAAATATGGTAGACCTCAGATGAAGTCTACCATACTCCTTATCAATTGTTTTACTTCATCTATAGAAACTATTTCTACTTGTTTCAATGCATATCTTGAATTATTAAGAAAAGATTTTATTATACCTAATACTCTATTTTGATTCCATTCAAATCTATTATAAGTATAACTTACGTTAGGAGGTAACTGCTCGAAATCAGGCTGCAATGGACCATACTCTATTGTTTGGACAATTCCTAAATCTGATTTTATTATTAAATAATATTCTAAGCTTTTCTCATTAACTCCAACTAAACAAATATTTCCTATATCTTCTATCTCAACAGAATTATTTGCTATTCTCTCTATATCAAACTCAAAGTTCATATATTTCTTTTACAAGCAACTCATGAGCTACTCTTATCTCAATTTCTCCATTATCGAGAATCTTTTTATATTCTCTGGAATGAATTTCACCTTTAATAGCTATTTCTTTACCTACTGGCATTTCATTTATTTTCTTAGCCATAGTTCCCCAAGCTATACAAGGAAGATAGTTATTAAGAACTTTATCTTTATTTACAATAGTATTAGCAAGAATAAAGTGTATCGTTTCTTTTGATTTATCTACAATTCGCATCTCACTCTTCTTACAAATTCTACCATCTACTGTAAAGTAATTGTTAATATTAAAATGAGCATCTTCCATATCAAGTTCTACTTCATCAGGCTTATCAAAATAAGTAAATACATAGATATCTACTTTATTCTTATCGCCATCTTTATGAGTATAAGAACGGATATTGCCTTTAAGTTCTACTTGCTTATCTTGCTCACCATCTGCTACAATGTATTTCTTACATTTAACACTAATAACATCTTCATGTCCATCATTACGTTTAACAACTAGATTTGCTCTGTAGAATTCTATATCTCCAATTTTATGAGAAAATTCTACATTTCTAAGCAAACCTTTAAGTACTATATTATTCATCATGCTTCAGCAGTATCCTCTTCTTCTTTGCTATCTTCTTGTTTTTCTTCTTGCTTATTTGCTTCTTCAAAGTCTTTGAAAGCTCTATTAAGTTCTTCTTGTGAAAGCTGTTTAATTTGTCTACTTACTTCGTCTATAATTACCTCTGCTAAATATGCAGGTAAATTATATTCAGAAAGTACTTTATTAACTGCTCCAAATATAAGCTCCTTACTTTGAACATAAACAATAGGTTCTGGTTTATTCATTTTTATATCTCCTTATACTTCAATCAACTCATTAAATTGAGTCTTATTTTTACCTATATATACATTATTATCTTCTGCATCTTCTATAAATTCTTTTGCTAATACATTTGCAGGGGCTGAAAATCCAGCTTCATCTCCCTCTATAAATTCCTTACATTGACAGTAAATGAAATCGCTTTCTTCAGCAGGTTCGTTAAACTCATAATGAACTTCTGTAATTCCAGATGTACTAGTAGCTATTAAATCTCCCCTGTATATCTCCTCTAAATCGCTATCCAATACTTGTGAGAATTTTATATTGGGTAAACCATTATTATAATAATCATTAGATACTATATTATATGTATTAACGACTGGTATCGTGTGAGTCATGGTTCCTAAAATCTCCATAGAAGGCAGTGCCGCTTTCCCTAACCCTTCAGTAGGACTATATAGGTAATGCAAGTAAGTGTTTTCCTCATCTATTGGATAGCAGATAATATCCCAATTAAACGTATTATTCTGCTGTACTGTTTTTAGATGTGCAACGTATTGCTCTAATACATTTTCTGCAACTATTTTATATTCTGAACTTTCAAAAGATGTAGTCGCATAATCATATGGAAGATATGAATATGTAGCTACATATTCAAAAAATCTATCCAATTCCTCTTTAGTTATGCTATTAGGTATAATTATAGGAATATAAGGACCTGTCATATAATTGTTTGTTATTACTATGTAGGAAGTAATAGGTATTGCATAACTTATTTCCACCTTAGTTACCCAATTCAAACTGAAGTTTAGGGGCACTATAAATGCCCCAACAGGTACTTTGCTTGTATCTGTGCTTGTTATTACTTGACTTACTGTTAATGTACTGTGCTCACTGTTATAGTAATCGTTTGTTGTTACGGCTATGCTTTCACCTTCAGGGATGCTCCAATCAGATATCTGATGCGTTCTATTTGGTAAATATGAATCTATCACCCAATCTACTGATGTCTCTCCGCCGCCCTGACTACCGTAATAATATTCAGTTATCTTGGATGAATTTAGTAGCACACCTGGGTCAGTCGGCACAGGTTCTACTTGATTACCCTCGCCGTCTGCTAATACACATACTCCATATATCTCAACATCATCCCAATGATTAAAATTTCCCGAAACCTGCTTTGTTTTAGCCGTATCCGAGTTAAATTCTATGTCTACGCTCTCTTGGTAATTTGGTAATGATATAGGATAATTATTATACGGAGCTGCTTCTGCATCTTTATTAGTACGAGCATTATTAAACTCTACTCTCTCTATCTCAGTACCATTTATCTTAATAGTATGTCTTTGACTTTCTAATGCACTTTCAATAACTGCACTATCTGTACCTATTTTATAATAGCTCTTATCAAAAGGACTCGCTGTATTTCTAGGTATTGCATTCTTGTATACGCTATACCCATCAAATAGTGAAATAGAATCAGTAGTTACATCATCAAAACTATTTATATCAATATCTGTTTTACTTGTACTAGTATAATCTACACCTACTGCAGGAATTCCTACCTTCTTTCTACCTATTACTATATCATTATCATACATAGCAGGTAAATTAAAAGATAGCTGTACTGAAGATATATTATCAGAAAATTCTGCAGAGAAAGTGCCTCTATCTTCTTCACCTAACATACTGGCAGGAATTATAGTATTAAAAGATAATAAATTATCGCCTAAATTCTTAACTGTAAATGCTCCTGCATAATCTATATCGTTTATAGTTACTTTATCAGGAACAACAGTACTTAAAGTATATGATTTAGGATATTTAATAGCAAATGTTACACTAGTAGTTCCATCATCTAATCTTCTTATATTTCTACGCACTTCTTCTTCATAAAGTTTATTAAAATCTACTATAGTAGGAGTATCATAGTTATATGTATTTACGATATCTTTTGAAGCAGCGCTAATGGACGTTTCTACAGTTACAGGAAATGCTAATAAACCTTTTTGTAAATAATTAAGAATAGAATCAGTAGCCATACTACTATCTGTTTCAAATAAATAATTATCCCCAACCGAACTCAATTCGTGTAAAGTATAAGTAGAATCGTCAAATACAACATATTGCTTAAATTCTTCTGAATATCCGCCATTATCTATCTGTACCCTATACTTTAAGTCTGATAAAGAATCTCCTGTAACTTTACCTGAAGAATTAGATAAAACTCTATAAGTATTTCCCCAACCTAAAGAATCATTACCTGCCGATATAGAAGTTACTTTTACAGGATTGGTAATTTGTTTAACAGTTACATCCCCAGTTGCTATGGGTGGATTAGAGCCAGTAGAAGTTATTGCATATATAGTATATTGAAAAGTACCTTCTTTTTTTAGAGTGTCATATAAATTTGTTGTAAAATTAAATCCATAATTACCGCCAACATCTGCTCTATAAATATTAGCATCAGTAACACCTACACGTATTCCAGCTACACAAAAATGAAGTACTTTAGTATATATAGAAGGACCCTTTACCCATCCAGCAAAACCGTTTGTCCCTGCATAGTCTACAGCATACTGCCAAGGTTGGTCAACTTGTTCTGATATTGATACTGTGGTAACTTTTCCATGCTTATTATATACTGCGGAACAAGATAAAGTAATAGTGTTACCCCAAGCAATAATACCAGTAGTAAATTTACCTACATATAATCTATTGCCTATACTAACTTGATGGGGATTAGAAGATTGCCATGGAGCCCAATTTATGTTAAAATTAGTTCCATACCAATCGCCTTTTGTAACTTCTAAATAACATTCGTAGGAGTATTGTTTTCCGTTTCCACTAGTAGTAATATTTGTTACATTTAATACAGCTCTTGCGCCACTATTACCTGTACCAGTTTCTACTACATTACCAGGGTATGCTCTTACTTCAATTGCCATATATCAAGTACCTCAATCTTCAAAGGAGATTATTACAGCTTCTTTAGCAGAGTTATAAGTAAAAGAAGCTTTCCCTATCTTATTTGTAGTTTTCACATCATTTATATTAGAAGTTATAGTGCCATTTTCTATATTTAGAAAAGCAGGAGTTAATTCTATTTTATCAGTGTCATTTTCTTGAGATAAAGTACTTACGCTACCATTTTTAGCTATCTTCCAATCTTTAAGAACACCTTCGCCTATACCATCTACTGCTTCACCAGTTTTAAGATATTCTACTGCTTTCTCACTATCTGCTAATATCTTTGAGTCTGCTATTTTAATAGCATCTTTATCCCTATCTCCTGAATATAAAGAAGTACTTTCTGTAGATTGAAATATAGCGGGCTCGCCATAGTCAAGAGTATTAGGTGGTTGTGTAGTAGCTTCATTATTTCTCTTTATTTGAATCTTTACTTCGTTTGCCATTTTTAATAGGTATTACTTTTCCAGTAGTACCTTTCTCTCCTTTCACAGTGTTTATTACATTATCTATTGCTGTCATTGCTTTCTTAAGCTCTTTATCTTTATTTATCTCTTCTATAAGATTATCTTGTCTTTTCTGAAGAGATTTTATAAACATATTTATAATCTCATCTTGCTCTTCATCAGAAGCATTCTCAAAATCTTCATCTATCTCTAATCCTAAACAATCAAGAGGTACACTATCTAGATGATTTATCTGATGTTGTATTACTATTGCTGACATTCCTGCTAACTCTTCTTCAGTATAATTTTCTGAATCTTCAGGAATCATATAAGCTACTTTAATCTTTGTACATCTAGGAATTATATATTTTTTATTAGGATTACTATGACATGTTTCTCTTGACATACAAAATCCTGTTGCTTCTGTTAACATAGGATTTATATAAGTTCTGAAATTATCCCCATACTTTACTACAAATATTCTTTTATAATATCCTATTTGAGGAGCTGATAAACTTACCATTCCATCAGTATGCTTTATTACATGTTTAAGTTCAGATACTATTTCTTTTACTAACTTAGCTTCTTTTACTAAATCTACTTCTTCTGACCTTGTAAGAATATTCTCATCTAATATTATTTCTTTCAACTTTATTTCTCCTCCATGATTAGTACATATGGGTCTTCTTCCTCTTCATTAAACTGAAGTGTTACCATATATTTATCTGATTCATATATTGTATTATCTATATTAGAGGTATCTACTTCTTCAAATTCTCTGTCTTTAGATAATATATTATATATACGATTATATTCTTTTTCAGTTATTCCTACAACGATTCTCTTTTCGTTATTGTTATCTACTTGAATTCCAAATTTTGATATTAAATCATCCATTTGCTTTATTCTCCTATACAAATAATTTAGCTCTGTTTTAACTTACTTAGATTTATCTTTATCTATTAAGCCATCATCTTTATATTTATTTGAAATATTATCTATCTTTTCTTTATTTCTTTTCTCATAAGACTTTTTCTTTTCTTTTTTATTAGGCATATTCAACAAATACATCATATAAGTCCATCTGTTATACGCCTCTTCAATAGGTAAAAATGCCTTTTTATGATTCTCTAATACAGAAGAATCTATCATATTGTTTTTACAAGCTTCTTCTAATTCTTTACTATCTTTTAAGAATTCAGCTCTTGTTTTAAGTATTTGTTCATAATACTGTTGTACATGTTTTCTGCTCATTCTTTTACCTCAAACTTGAATACGTTTATTTGCTTACTATATGCTGTACACGCATCCAGTGCTATAATACCTTTTCCTACAAATGGATTAAAATTAGCCTCAGGTCCCCATTCACTTTTAGCATCACCATAATAGTAATGTCCAAAAGAAGTATACCAATGTCCGCATACAATAGTTTTATTTTCTATGATATTACCTCTATGCCACTCTTCCATTCCATTAAGCCAGCAAGCATGCTTCCAGTCAGATGTTTCACTAGGAACCCAACCGTGTACAAATATATAATCATTTAATTCGTAATTGTTTACTAATGAAGCTCTATAAAGATTGTAATCGCTTTGAACAACCATATCACTTATAGATTCCCATATCCAATCGATATCTCTTTCAGAATGATTTGTAAGAATTCTTGCAGTTTCTATAGTACCATTATGCTTATCGTGAGCTAATTGAAACCCTCTTTCAATCATGTCATCCATAAGGTCCTCATGATTACCTCTTATAAGGATAGCTCTATTCTCGGTAAATAATTTATTTACGAACTTAAGACACTGCAAAGGCTCAGGGCCTCTATCAAGTAAATCTCCACAAGAAATAAGAATATGATTAGGATTGCCTTCCTCAAATCCTGCATCTCTAAGTGCTTTGATTAAAATGGAATAAAATCCATGTACATCTGTTACTACAAAATATTCCTTCATTACTCACCAACTATTCGCATATGATTAGTTTTAACAATAATGTCTTCCCATTTAATATCAATTATTGTTTTACCTGACATATAAGCATCTAAATCTTTTATTTCCTCGCCATTTATGAATACTTTATCATAATGGGCTAAGCAGTATTCTAACTTAGCCCATAGCTCTTGATTAGTTATCTTCATGAAAACCTCTAAACCAATCATAGAAAAAATCATTTTTAATATAAGGATTTTCTGCTAATTTCTTATTATATGCATTAGCAGCTTTCTGAGTTTTCTTACGAGCTTCAAGATAAGCGGCATGTATTTCATTCTGTGCGTTAAGCGCACAAGTATACTCACTTCTCAATTTACTAAGCTCTTCATTATATTTAGTAGCTTTATCCTCATGAGCCTGTTCTTTTTCTCTCAGCTCTCCTTCAGTATCAAAAAGTTTACCCAATTTTTCACTATAATATTTCATTTAATTATCTCCCTTAAATCAATTTATTTTTATAAGGTATATAAAATACCATTCTCCATAAAAGAATCATTTCTAACATTAGAATCTATTGTAGTTTATTTAACTCCTGTAGAACCAAACGCTCCTGAACCACGTTGAGTTTCAAAATCAAAACAATTTTTTTCAGAAACTTCTTCAATATTATCGTAGAATACAGGTATTAAAATAAACTGAATTATCTTCTGCCCATATTCGAGTTTAACTTGCTTATTAGAAGTATTTACTAATGAAAGATGTATCTCTCCTTGATAATCCTCATCTACTACACTTGCGCCGATATCAAGGCCATATTTCAAGCTAACACCCGATTTATTATAAGCTATTAGTGCATACCCTTCAGGTACATTTGCTTTGATGCCACTGGGAATATTTACACGCTGACCAGGCTCAATAAAAATACCATTATCATCTATAGTAATATCTTTATTCTTATCTACAAACGCATTTACAAAATCTCCCGTATTCTCTGGAACAAAGAAATCAATCCCAGCTGATTTATCTGTTCCTCTATTAGGAAGTTTTACATCTCTTATTCTACAAATCCTCATACAAATCCTCCTTAATCTATAAGTAAACTAAATAACTGTCTACCTACATTACTTAACGTATAATAACCCATTTTAGTATAAATATCAACTGCATTTGAATCATCTTTATGCTCCCAATATGCTTTTTCTAATTCTAATAAAATCGGCAAATCATACTCTCTAAAATTAGATGGAATCTTATCAAATGCGAATGTACTTCTACTAGCTGCGTCTTCTCTTAGTATCTTCTCTACTATTTCTTTATCTTTCATATAAACATGCATATTACTTGCAAAATGCTTATATGTACCCACATCTATTCCTAGTTCCGCAGCCATCAATTCTTGCATAAATGTAAACATAAATATGTCATAAGTAGTGCCATATATAATATCGTTTGAACGCATACCAACTACTAAATCCAATTTATTATTTCTAATAAAAAATTGAAGAAAATAAGTACAAGTTATATCTTTGGTATCATACATTTGAACAGGTTTTATATGAATAACTGCTTGTCTAGAATAAGGGTCCTTTTGCAATATCTCTTTAACGTAATCCCATTGTGTTTTGAATGAAAGATTAGAATTATAATTAGGGTCATTAGAACCAGTATATTCCGAACCAAATCCTATATTAGGCATAGGCTTAAATATATACTTTCCATATGCCGAATTACTGTGGATTCCATCATCAGAAAGTCTACCCCATACTTTAGAATACTTACTTATAAAAGCTACGTCATCTCTACCAGATAAATACCACATTAGTTCTCCAAATGTATACTTTCTAGTATTCTTCCTGCAATCAATATTTAATAGTCTATCTCTTGGATTAGCTATTTCAAAATAATATGGAATCTTTTCGTGCATTTCTAAACCGCGTACTGTTACAGAATCGCCGTTAACGTAAACATCTTTTAACACGCTATAATAAGCTTCTTGAAAATTTTTGTACATCTACTTACCTTCTTTATTTGCATATTTGTTCAAGTAAAATTCTAGTTTGTTCTTTGAACTTATCTTGACTAAAAGCATTATACATCACTTTTCTCTGCTCTTCAATTACTTTATGCAATAATTTAGAATCATTTTTAAGTTCTTTAATTTTAGTTTCTAATTCTTTCCCAGATTTAACATATAGATAATCTTTCAAAAATTCAGAATCTTTGAATATAACTTTATTACTATCGAATTTATAATCTACAAAACAAACCATATCAGCTAATAACGATTCGTATACTCTAAGAGTAATCATATTATTTCTATAATCCTTATCACCCATAAGAATTGTAGCAAATCCACGCTTATTCTCATCAACTACACCAGTTTGTTTAAGCTTTGAATTTATTTCAGGAACCTTATATCCAGTAAAATCCATCTTGAACTGTTCTAACTTTACAGAACCATACATAGCAGTTCTAATATCTCTATTAAAGAAATAATCTAAAAATTCCTCATTTCTTTTCCCATCTCTTAAAGAACTAGCTCCATAATACAAATCATATTCTCTATTGGGATTATATTCTCTATTTATATCAAAATATTTAGAATCCATTAAACTAATAGGTGCAAAATAATAAGGATATTTTAGTACTTTAGTAACATTCAGACCTTCTGTATATAAACCCTTTTTATGAGAATACTTATAATTCAAAGCATCATCATAACCTTGACAAACATATATAATATCAGAAGTTATTTTTACATCTTTTTCACAAAGCCCAGGAAAATTAGATAAATCTTTATTAGCAAACATTCTCCACATTTGTTTCAAATGCAAACGCAAATCACTAAACATGTAGCAAATAGGTTTCTTAAAACTAGCCATTAGTTTATAACTATCTACCCAACGAGGAATTACTACACCACCAAAAATATTAGGTGCAAAATTCTGTATAAACAGATAATCATAAGAATCTAAATCATCGAGATTATCAAAATGTTTATAAGTAATACCATTAAAACTACTAATTATATTTTTATTCATTTTAATTATATGAACGGTGTGGCCTAATTCAACGCATTTTTTAGCTAGTCCCATCTGTTCATAATCACCTATATGTCCGAGTTCTTCTTTACCTACACCTTGCATAGGATTAAGCATCAATAACTTCATTATTTCATCTCCGTATAATCATTTCTAATTTTATTTATATAATAATCATCAGACTTCTCTGAACCATATAAACAACCAGTTGCATGATGTTTTATTTTATAAATCTTAATGTTTTTAAGAGAATCTACTGCTTCATTAAATAGTTGCTTTTCTGTATCTATGAAATTCATATCTATCTCTTCTCCTCTTTTTTTCAAAGAGTCACAAATAAATCCATAATCTGCATCTATAAATACAATGATAGTACTATCTGCAAAATCATTGCAAAGCTGCTGTATCTCATGAGTAGAAATCTTAAAAGCTCTTTTATATATCTTAGGATACACCATTTCACCTATAAAAAATCTATCAAATATAGTATTATCATTCAATAGTAATCTTTTATGAAATTCATAGTCATTAGGACAACTTGCTGTTAAATGCTCTACATTATAATTTTCAAATTCTTTACAAGCAAGAAGTTTATTTATAAATGTAGTCTTTCCAGTACCATTAGGACCTTCTATTATAATATTCATCTATAATATCTCCTTATATTTTATTTATATGTATTATACTACATAATACATAATAAATCAACTAAAAAAAATAAAGGATATTAGTATTAAACCAATATCCTTTTAATGTTACTAATAACATTATCTTTTGTTGCTATAATAAGATTCTGTGAAGGCTTTGAGGAAAGTCTTTTTTTCTCAGCATATTGGTCAGTACCCATAAGAGTACCATTTCCTAATATAATTGTTTCATTACGCTCATCAGCGTAAAAATGATGATTATGAGCGGTAAGTAAAATATCCCAATGTTGTTTAGTTAACATTGTAAGTCTATCAAGATTATTTATAGGAGCGTCATCATGTCCATGTACTGCTATAACATTATGACCTAAAATATTTGCTGTAATAATATCTGGCCCAAATTTATTATCTACAACTTCAATAGTATCCCCAAGTCTATTCTTAATATACCAAAAAATAATTCTTGCCAATGATTCTAAATCAAGCGAATCTGATTTATTAGGTTCTACTCTGCTATGATTATCTAAACAGGAATAAAAATAAACTTTAATTCCAGTGGTACTTAATCTATTTAGAAATTCACATAAAATCTCAGATACTTCAAGAGTTTGTGTTATAGTATCTATACGTGATTGAAGTCTTAATGTGAGATGAATTCGACCACAAATTAAATCACCTAAATCAAATACATGCAATTCACTTAAATTCTCTTTAGCAATATTATCAATAACTTCATCGCAGAGATATGCAATGCGCTTTTGAGCTATAATAGGGTCGTAACTATTAAAAGCACTGTCAATATCTATGCCATAATGCCAGTCTGATAGTTGAAGAATTCCTACTTTAGGTTCTTTACTTTCAATAAATATAGGAATAGGTCTTGAATCCATTAACTGCTTTTGTTTACCAATTTCCTTAGCAGCTTCTTTAGCTATCTCAAGAATAGTATCTTCTCTACTAAGTCTTCTTATATAAGCATTAGTCTGGATTCTTTCTTCTGAAAGCTTATATTTCTGCTTTTTAAGTTCAAGAATCTTTTCTTCAATAGAAAGTTCTTCTTCAGGTTCTTCCTCTTCGACAGGCGTTTCCTTATCGCATTCTTCGTCAAGAATATTGTGCCACACACCTTTGCGATACCAGCTCTCGCTCTTGTCAAACCCGCACTCACGCTTAACCAATTCAGCAACATCATCCCAGGTTATATTAAGGTCATTCTCTTTTATAGATATAATTTTAATTATAATATCTTTAAGATATCTGCCGTCCGAATACTTTATGTTAGTTATTGGATGTCTCATCCTCTTCCTCCACTATTTCTATGTCATTATTATCTTTTTGACTATCTAAGAAAGCTTTAACTGCTTCCATAACTTTAATCTTAGAATCTCTACTTAACTCATCTTCATTATCAACTGATATATTTATATTCTGTTGATTTAACTGAATAGCCGGTACGTCATCTATTAAACCGAGAGATTTATTAGCGCTATCAATAGCTTTTTGTGTAGCATTAAATATATCTACAAGTTCTTTATAGCTAATCTCATCAGGTCGTTTCTGTAATCGTTCTATAAGCTTATCTGAAACGCTATCATATAAACCACTCAGCTTCATAGCTCGTATAACATTCTTTTTAGTTTGAGTAAGATTAAAAAGATTTATCATATCCTTTACTTTAGATATATCTTCTTCATCTATTATATTTTGAGCTAATTCAATATTCTTCGCATCTAAATTAGAAGTATCTACTAATTGCTTATTATCACTCATACTAAATCCTTATAAGCATTAAGTATTCTATTAGTTAAAGATTTTTCTACAATGTCAGTTAAAAAATCTTTATCATCGATAACTGCTTTTCTCATGCATTTTTCTAAACTAGTAGATGGCGTATATTTATACAATATTTGATTATCTTCTAATTTTATATGTATAGTACCTAAACCTATATCCACAGATATGTCTGTCTGACCACTATGTAAAGCATTGTAAGCACTGTTTGCTATAATTAACTCACTTTTTTCATTTAATTTTGCAAAATTTTTCTCAGGAATAGTTGTTAGACTTGAAAGTCTTTGTACTAAATCTATCACTTTAATTATTCAACCTCCTTATCACCTTTAATTCATTTATACTATCTAATTTATTAAATGTTTTTGATAATTCCGTATAATACATCTCAACTGATTTATTTAATCTTTCTGAAATGCATTTAGTAAAAAGTTCTTCTTTTGAATAATTAGAATATTCATTTAATTCTTTTAATACATTATTTAGAATATCTATCATATATTTATATTATAATCTTCCAATAATTTATTCAACTTAATATAATTTTTCTTTAACTCAAATGGTTTTATTTCTGTTTGATTTAATTTAATTATAGCCTCATCAATAGAGAGTTTATCTATATTAACATATTCATATACTAATAAAGTATAAACTATATTTCTTAATTCTTCTATAGTGGGAACCTTAACAGTTAAGCCACCAAAATACTCTAAAAAATTAAGCAAAGAATTCTTATCTAAAATATATACTAATTCGCTTAATTCTCTATATTCTGCAATATCTTTTAACTTATATAAAGCAAATAATATCAGAGAATAAGTATCTGCATCTCTTAGTTTTGCTACTTCTTCATTTATTCTCATTAAATACCTCTTAAACCAACTGATTGCATTAGCATGTGTTGCATTTCTCCATCAGATACCATGTATGATTTCGATAACATATTCAAATCTTGAGTCACTAAATGCTTAATATTCATAACTAACACATGAATTAAATTATAGTAATTATTATCTAAACCATACAAAACTACAAAATTATCTCGTTCTTTAGCATATAGCTTATCAATAACTTTTGGATTACTATAAATATCTAATCCTACATCGCGTATTCTTTCTTTAACCTTATTACTTAATGTAATAAAACTTATGAAACTTAATAAACAAGATAAATAAATCTCATTTTTAATTTCTTTATCTAAATATTTTTGATTGTATATGTAATGACGTATTGTCTTGCTAATGTCTCCTAAGTACAATATATAATCTGAATAGCATAAACTATCTGTGTAAGATGCTATTGATGATTTGAAATTATTAGGTGATACTGAAAAATCATTAGTATTATTAAATGTTTGAGCGTAAAATTGTTGCTCGAATTCAACTTTCTTAGCATAACTAATAGATTTTATATAATTCAAAATACTTTTTATTTTACCAAGTTTAGGATTTCCCCGTTCATCTAATTCAAATTGCTTTTTATTAAGATAACGCATATATACTTTAGTAGCTACATATAAAGAATATTCGTCGTAATATCTTGCTCTATCAAAATACTTACGTCTATGTGCTATCATATTAGCTATATGGTAGATATATTGAAATAATAAATCGTCATTTCTATCTTCATTATAAATATGCTCGTCTACATATATGCACATATCCACATAACGAACATCTTTAGGTTTATTATAAGTCACTTCAGCTTACTCAGTCCTTTTTCATCTTTTTCTACTTCTATTATCTTATCATATGGAATAGATATATCCGAATGATGCGTTACTATATAAATACTACTGATATCATTTAGTCTACGCGTGATTAAGTTTATAATATTCTGGCAACCTATATCATCTAAGTTATCAAATATTTCATCTAATACAATAATATTAGAACTAAAATTTATTAAATCACAAAGCATACTGCGTAAAGTAAATTGTACTACTATATCTACTTTTTGCTTTTCTCCTCCACTAAGCACTTCGTATACCTTATCACCATAATAAATATCTATATTATTTCCACTTAATTCAAACCTTAATAATTCTGTATTGAATACATCTTTACAATATTGTTTTGCTTTTGAATTAAGAAAATCAATAACCCCTAATAGTAAGTGTCCTCTAAAATCTCTTGTTACTAACGACATCATTTTCTTATCTATATCTATTCTTTGAGAATAATTATCTCTCTCATTAATATTATACAATATTTTAGATTGAGTTTCTTCTATAGACTTATTTAGCATTATAATCTGATTCTGTAGATTCTCTTTAGTAGCTTCAAGAGTATTTAATTTTTCCTGCAGTACACTTATTTTAGATTGATTACTATAGAATTCACTTAAATATGACTCTCTTTTTTTAGTATTATCAGATATTATTGCCTCATACTGCTGCTTTTTAGAAAGTAACTCATCAATTTTATTTTGTACTTCTTTATTTTTTTCTTCTAATACTTTTTTATGCACTCTTTCTTGTGCATCTATATTATCTCTACAAGTACCTATTTGATATTGAAGTTCTTCGTATTTATCTTGTAAAGGCTTTGGATTAGGTTTTTTAACCCCTACCAGATGCTGTCCACAAGTAGGGCAAATATCTTTTATACTAGCTATTCTTTTAAGCTCATTAGAGATATCTCTTTGTTCTGATTCTAAATTAGTAAGATTTTCTCTAAACTCTTTAGTGAAATTAGCTAACATTTCTTCCATATCTGATTTATTTCTATATAATAAGTCATTATAAAATTGTAGTGAATCTACGCACTTCTGTAAATCTTCTTTATAGCTGTTTATGCCATTCTTGCATACAGTAATTAAAGTAGATTCTTTATCTATTTCGTTTTTAATAAATTCTATATCAAGTTTTATTTGAGTAGCATCACTTAAACTATCTAACTGCTGTTTATAATTATCTAGCTGATTCTTATAAGATTCAATAGTGGTATTAAGTTTAATATCAGCATCTTCCCGATGACGTTTTTGTATATTAAGTGCTTCTAACCTATAATTCAATCTATCCTTCAAATCATCTACCATAAAATTAGATTTAGTCATGATTTCAAGTAATTCTTTTCTACCTGAAGGCGAATTGTTAGTAAATCTTCCAGGAAGTCCTTGGCCTAATACTACTACTGAACCTATTAAAGAACTTGTTAAATCAGGTAAATATCTAGATAATAACTTAGAAGTGTCTCTAATACTTTTACCTGATTTATCTTCCCCATTTATATAAATCTTAAGATTAGTCTTTAGTTCACTATGGTCTTTTGAACGAATTAACCTATATTCTCTATTATCTACATTAAATAATAATTCTACTACAGCTCCATCATCACCATAAAGATTAACTACGTCTTTTATTCCTCTAATAGTAGTACCTGTTAAACACCAGCATAAAGCTTCAAATATAGTAGACTTACCTGAACCATTACTTTTAGCATTATCATTTATATTATTATTAGTGCCAGATACAATAACAAATCCGTTATTATCTAAATCTACATCAGCTTCAGAAAAAGACATAAAATTAGATATACGCATATTCTTAAATATTAAATTCATCTAGTTACCTCAGTTAATTCTTCTAATACCATTTTGCTAGTACCTATTTGCTGTTTTATATATTCATTAAATTGCTCCAAGTAATTTACTTGTTCTAATTTAACATCTGTATTATAATTAGAATTCCTATTTCTGTCAACTAAGATTCTACTTGTTACTATTTTATTAGAATACTTAGCTAAAAGTACTTTTACTTCTTCTAAATTGTCCTCTGAAACTTTTATAGATAATACGGCGTTGTCCTTTAACACATCAAAATCCACATTGATTTTATCTGTAAAATCTAACTTGTAAAAATTGAAAGCGTAAGGATTATCTATAAATTCTAGCGTTTCGTTAAAAGTATCCAGTATCCACACCCCGTGCGCATACATAAACGCATTTTCACTAAAATTAAGTCCAGTTAAATTGCCTACATTAAATACTTTTCTGTCTGCGTCTAGCCCTGTCATGTTATGGATATGGCCATTTAGGAATAGCTTACAACTTGATGAAATATCAAGCAGCCTAAATCCTTCTTCTGACTTATAAAAACCATATTGTATACCTGCAATATCATTATGAGAAAATATTATATTCTTCTCGCCATCAGGAAAATACTCTTTCAGAGACTTCAATCGTTCAGAATTATAAATATAAGGCAAAAAACAATAAGTATAAGTTCCATCACTTACTGAAGTAGGTTTGTCTATAATAGAATAACTAGCAAGTCCTAAAAGATTTAATACATTATATGAAATATCTCTTGTATTCGTCTCATGGTTTCCTACTATAAAAATGTGTTCCAACTCATTATTCCATTTTATATCCCTTAAAGCTGTTACTTCTTCAGCATTAAGAGTCGGACTATCAAAAAAATCTCCTAATGAAACTATTTTATCACAATTTTTTTCTTTTGAAAGTGATTCAAGCCAATTTATAGACTTTATCTGATTTTCTAATCTGGTCGAATATTTAGTTCCTCTACTTCTAATTATAGAACTATACTGACAAAAGTGATTGTCTGCATATACTAGAATCCTCATTTATTAGTACCTCATATAAAAAAAATTTAATAGAATAATCTGCACTTATTAAGCCATTTGTAATCATTTTTATTAACTTATAAGAAAGTTCCATTACTTTACAATAGTATAAATTATTAGAATTTATAAATCTTTTACGAGCCATATTATACATATTATAAAATAATTGAATAGGAGATTCATCTAATCTTAAATAATCATCAAATGCACTCATATTTTTAGATAATACTTTATTTATAAATTCAAACATGTTAGATTTTCTATAATCTGAAAATCCATATTTAAGCATATAATCAAACAAACTATTTGAATTCTCTTGATTCATAATAAATATCTTATCTATCTCACTTAAACATAGACTTAAATCATTATTGCATAAATCTATTAAATAAAATAGCTTATCTTCATCTATCTCAGTTTTATATAATTTACATTGCTTTAATAAATAAGCATATATAGTATTTCTGTCTAGTTTATTAAAATCAAATACATATCGATTTAACTTATCTTTTACACTACTATCTACTTCTGAAATAATTATAATTCTTAAATTAGAACTAATTAGCTGTTCTATATAATCCAATTTTACTTTATTTATATCTGTATCTATAATAAAATAATACTGTTCAGTATTATCGCAAGTATCAATATATTTGTAAAATTCTTCAATACTAATAAAGTATTTCTTTACTTTATTAGTAACTCGTATGATAGTATCAATATATTGCTTACAAAGTGTATTTTCTTTATTATTAAATATCATGAACTTGGCAATATTATCGGATACTATGTCTGATTTTAATAATTTAATGTCCATTTATAGTTCTCCAAATTTCTATTATATAATCATCCAGTATCATAGTATCTGTTAAACTACCTTTATTTTTTAAGGTCTCAAGACATTTATTTGAATAAAACAATATATTATATACCAAATTATAGTTTAACTTATCCTGCTGACCTAATTCAATAGAATACTTTATAATATTGTTTACAAATTCTTCCAAATTATACTTAGAACTTATCACAGTATTAGTTATATTTAGCGCATTAGAAAGAGTAGCTCTATTAAGATTATTAACTACATATTTAGAAAAGTCAACTACGTCCATTAACACATCTCCAATACAATAGTTTTAAGCATATCACCAACATTTAACTGATTTATCAATTGTCTCAATGACAAACATCTATAATAAATAAGCTTAATTTTATTAAAATCATAATTAGATATATAATCTACACTTAAGTTATAGTTACAATATTTAGTATTATGTGTTTTATCAAAAATCAATAAATCAAGAGTATAACTCATAATACTATTAAATAATTCAATAAGATTATTACTACCTAACTTATTACAGGTATCTATTATTTCTAAACAAGTATTGCTATTAGATTTCTGCAACCCATCAATAAAATGTTCAGTAGCTTCTATACTAGCATATCCTAATGTTTCTTCTACTGCTCTAAGTGTTAAATCATCTAAACAGCTTAAACACTTATCTAATGCCTGTATCGCGGTCCTTAAATGTCCTTGAGAATAAGTTGCTATTCTATCCAATGCAGATTCTTCATATTTCATGTGTGTAATTTCATTAAGTATATATGCTAATCTACTAGCTATATCTTCTCTACTAACTAGCTTAAAATCAAATCTCTGTAATCTAGATAATATAGTTAAAGGCACCTTATCAGCATCAGTAGTACAGAATATAAATATAACGCCTTCAGGCGGTTCTTCAATAAGTTTAAGTAATGAATCCCAAGCCGCTCCTGAAAATCTATGGCACTCATCTAGTATATAAACTTTATAATCAGAATATATAGAAGACATACTGGCATCGCTTATTATAGCTCTTACACTATCTACACCATTATTAGAAGCAGCATCTAATTCAATAGGCTCACACCCCAAATCTTGTGCAAATATTCTAGCAACTGAAGTTTTTCCCGTTCCAGCAGGTCCAGAAAACAAATATGCTTGTTTTATCTTTTTCTCAGCTATTTGTCTACTTAATACACTTACAGTAACTGGTTGCCCAACAACTTCAGCCCAACAAGTAGGTCTTAAATCATTAGCTAAACTGCTCATCTATATTTTCTCCAATCTACAACTTTTAATAGGAACCCAACCTTCCCAATCATTGCACTTAATTCTATACATTTTTTCAGTTGTTTTTATAATCTCTCCTTCTAAAACAACCGATGGAGGATTTATACCATTATTAAACTGCTCATTAAATGTAAATCCTGCGTATGGCTTAACCATATATTCTTCTAAAATAAATCTATATTTATTAGATTTATTAACAACATTAGCTTTACTAAAAATGATATCATTATCTATAGAAGACATATCTTTTTTATTAGGATTATTATCAATAATATAATTATAGAATTTTAATTGCTCAAGCTGATTCAGTATTATCTGGTCCATTTTCTCTAATTCCTAAATTATCAGTTACACATGTTGCATACATATCTGCAGTATTAAGATAATAAGCTAATTTATTTCTTCTAAACATTGTACATAAATCGCGAGTATTGTCATTTTTATCTAAGTTACCCATATGATACAATATAGCAGTATCTTCTTCAAAAGTAGTTGGTATCAATTTATTAACCATATAACAAGAAGTTTCAGAATGAGTACCATATATAAATCTTTCTTGTGTATCTTTAATTCTATATTCTTCTACACTTTCCCAAACACCAGTATTAGAATTCTTTATATTACGACTATAACGTTCATAAAAATTTATTTTAGATATATCATGCAACAGTGCTACAATTGTTATTGATTCTATTGTATTAGGCCAGTTTATCTCTACTTCTGTATTAGAGTTATTATTAGATACTTCTGCATCTTTATAATAAGAACCAAAATCTAACGAATATAACTGCATCATTCTATTATAAACATTTAATGAATGCTGTATAAGCCCACCCTCTACATTTAGATGATATTTAGAACTAGCAGGAGCTACTCTAGCATCAGAATTATCAAGCCAATGTATCAGTCTTGTAACATCTTCTCTTTTGATATTTTCTTTTAATAAATTTTTATAATACTCATAATTCTTATTAACAATATCTGACATATAAACTCTCCCTTTATCTTTATATATTTATTATAAACTATAACCAGTAGTTTATTCAACTAAGACAAAGTTCTTCAAAATAAGGAAGTGTTAAAATCCAATCGCAAAATTTTCTCCACTCAGGCAATCTATGGTCTTTTCTTTGACTATAAATTGTTTTAAGTTGTCTATAATTTGTAGTCATTCTTGCAGTAAGTTCAAAACCAGCTGGATTACTATAAAGAATTTCTAAGTATTTTCTTTTTAGTTCATCTTGACTAATATTTTTATTCTCCGATAGTCTATTATACTCTTGTACTTTATCTTTCATTATATTTATAATTCTATCATCTACATATTCATTATAGCAAGTATTGAGGTCAAACTTAGTTATGCGGTGCATAGTTGACTGCGAGCTAACGAAATCTAAAAATGAATATCTCTCAGCTTCAACCCACATTTTATTTGAACAGGTTAAATCAAACTGTACTATAATACCTGTTAATGCTTGGTCATGCCCAGTTCCTTTATCACAACTAAATAATTTCTTTGTTGTATTAGTAATTTCTGAAGTACACTTAGTAGCATCAATAGCCATTGGGTATTTAGATGCTTTAATACTTTCTTCTAATCCATAAACATTTACATTACTTACTTTCATTCTATTTCTCCTTTATTAACCATTTAGATGAATTATGTAGTAGATATACAATACTATATACCATATTACAAATACGGCTACACATAAAATTGTAGGCAACATTACCAATAATATATGCCATTTAATAATATTAAACATTCGTAGTAGTATTAAAGCCACTTGGACAGCGCTAATTAGTAAACCTATAGAAGGTCCATCAGTTATTTTCTTCATTTTAACCCCTTAACGTAAGATAATCAGGCATAGGATAATCATCAGGAAGATTTACTACTGAGTTATTATTATTCCATTCCCCCACTAGATATTCCCAATTCGTGATGTTATATCTTTTATGAGGGCTTTCTAAAAACTTAACTAGTTCTCTGCGTTGTCTGCTATTAAGTGTGCCGTACCTGCCCTCGTGGAAGAAATAGTCAGCTTTATCAATTCGTATACAACCATGAAATCTATCACCCGTAGTTTCTTTATCCCAAATATGGAAGTGAGGAATATTCCCAGGGTCATCAGTTCTAATGTAAATTTCTAAATCACCTATATAGCCTATTCGGGCCATTTCAAATAATGGGATTCTAATCACCAATATCATCTCCTTTAATATTATTATAAAACATAACGAAAAAGAAGTCAACTAAAAAGTTGACTTCATGATAAGAATATATGTAAATATTCTGTTAATTTTCTTCTACTTTGCCTGTCCTGTAATTGTAAGTCTTGCCCTGCATTTCTGCTATAGCTTCTTTCTTGAAATCATCGTAGCTTCTAATGTACATGCCCATTTTCATAGCATTTTTCCTGCATTCCATAAGGTCTTTGCCATTGAATGCTTTAAGAATAGTACCACCTGTAAAAGGAATAGCATCTGCTTTGTAACTGCCAAAACTCCAGCCGTTAACATTAGTCATATCATTCGCAAGATAATTAACTGCCACCGTCTCTTTCTCGCCAAGGAATGAATCCCCTTTAACAACCGCCCAATAAGTAATACCTTTTCTTGATTTAGCCATGATAAAATACCTCTTTCAATTTTTATTTACATTTATATTATACATCATTTCATCTTAAAAATCAACTACTTTTTAGATTTCTTTTATAGAAGATTTTGGTGAAGCTATATAATTAAATGCATTTCTTTTATTTACATTCTTATTATAATATATAAAAAGAAATAAGTCAACTAAAAAGTTGACTTATTTTTCTTGTAAATGTTTTACTAATTCCTTGAAAAGAAACTCATCTATAATATAATAATTTTCTTGATTGGGTCCGAAATTAAAAGCTATTGCAGAATACGGATGTCCATCAAATACTGCTTCCCTTTTATTTTTTTCTATCCAATCTTTTTTTATAGATATAGATTCTGAAGCAGTTGTTTTAGTTTTGCACTCTATATTAAATAATGCACGTATACTAACATCAGATTTACCGCCAAAGTCAGTAGCTCCACTATTAGCTGTTTTTCTCCCACCTACTGCTTTTGCTACAGAAGATTCTTGAAGGGAAGAGAAATACCGTGTAGGTAATTTCTCTCCTTCTTTATTTCTACTTTTAATTCCCACAGCCATTATTGATTACTCTTATCTATTACATACTGATTATCTATAGCAAATTGTTGTGCATTTATCTCTTCATTAGTTCTCGCATCAAGTAACGAACCATATGATACTGTATCATCTTCAGAGATAACATCATTAAGCATTTTAAGATACTGAGTTTGAAAAGGAATATTAGTCTTAATATATTCTATTAAATCTACTTTTTTGCCTTTAAGCTCGTTTCCTTCCTCATCTAGAAGAATATTAAGTACCGGTTCTCCTGTTTTTGCATCCTTTAGAATTTCGCCAGTTTCTTCGTTAATTCTATACTCTTGCTTAAGATTTACCAATGCATAAGTTACTGTACTCAATCTCTTTATAAATCCAAATCCTACTGCTATCTCAAGTAAATCATTTATCCAATCGAGCCCAGTTGCATATCTGAAAGTCATAAATCCACCACCACGATTACAACTGCCACATTTATTCTTAAGAACCTTATAGAGAAGTCTAAAACCATCAGCACCTTCTCCATTTTTGGCGCCACAAGCATCCATATCATCTCCAAGAGTAAACTTACGAGTACCAAATCTAATTATAATAGAAGAATAAAAGTTTGCAGCATTTCCGCAAGGTTCCTTCCACTTCTGAATACCGGTAAAAGTCTTACCATCATCGCGTACTTGATTTATAGCAATAAATAGATTTTCCTTTTTTGCTACTAAATCTCCCATTATTGGAAAGAACTTATGAAAAGTCTTAGCCATGGAACCTCTCATACCTGTATCTTTCGTAAGGTCATTCTCTAAAACAGCTGCTGACATAAGTGCTGGAAGTGAATCCAATACAATACAACCAATATCATCACTTTTTTGCCATTCTATAATCATATCGCACACTTGTTCACCGGATTGACAATTAGGCGAAACATATAACACCTTACTAAAATCTAATCCGGTCATTTTAGCTTGAAATGTTCTATCTAATGAATGCTCTACATCTACATAAATGCACATTTTATCTGGAAAATGCCTTTGATATGCGGCCATTACTGCACATGCAGCAGTAGTTTTCCCAGAATGTTGGAGCCCCGAAAATTCAATTATACGTCCGAGAGGAATACCTCCGCCTAAAATATAATCTAATCCTAATGCATTTGTGGGCATTCTTTTATAGTTAGGTTTTACATCTCCCATTATTGCAAATGTAGGGTCATTAAATTCTTTATTTAGTTTCTTTGCTATTTCTAAAACTGATGCCATTATACCTCTCCTTTACTCTATAGGTGCGCCATTATCTACACTAATAGCTAACTTTGCTTCTGATTGTCTGCTTATCAATACATTCTTTAGTGTATCTACTACTCTATGAATTTCATCTAATTTTGTTTTTATAGAATTAGCCACCATTTCGTATACTGCTTCTACTAAAACATTATCTATATTATTAAGCAAAGCAGCACTTTGTTTTTGCGCTACAGTACCATCTGCTTTATTTAACTCTATAGAATAGTTCTCATCTTTTAGTATCTCTGCACAAGTTGCTTTTAATGCTGATTTTTCTTTAAGTTCACTAAAACTATAAGATGTAAATGATAAATTAAGCATTAAATTTCTTATGTGTTCATTAGTCATCACATAAATATTCTGTTTAGCCTCTTCAATAATCTTATCAGCATCTGCTGTACACTTTTTAATAATACTATTAGCTAAAGGAATTAACTCATCATATGTTATATTAGCAGCTTCTAAAGATTTACTCAAATCTCTCATAACAATTTACCTCTATTCATTAAGATTTTTCTTTTTCTTATCTACTATATATTTACAATCCTCTACTTTTGCACAAACTATCTGCCCTGTTTCTGGATTACCTAATACGAATTTTACGCCAAAAACATCGAATGCCTTCCCGTTATGTTCAACATATAGTGTCTTTAATACGTCATAAATTGCGCCATCATACTCAACTCTAATCAAATTAACTTACCAACCTTCTTCTAAATTAAAAAGTACCGAATAATCAGAGTCGTAAAAAGTTCTTCTCTTTATCGATGGAATAACAATACTCGGATATTCATTACTTCCTATATATTTTACATTAAAAGATTTCTTTCCGTCAACTTCTAATTTTATAAAAGTACTTGTAGGTATATATAGTATACAATTGTCGTGCTCATAAAACCATATAACTATACCGCTTCGCACTCCTTTTATACCTACTTTTTGCTTTAATTTATCAAACTGTCTGAACTCTGCTAATGAAAACGTATTACCTTTTTTTGTTTTACATTCTAGGTAGAAAATATTAGGATAATTATATGCTATAAAATCACTTACATTAGCAACTGTCTTATATCCCATAGTAACATCATATATGCGGTCTATAGATATATTATCTAACTTTAACCAATCTTCTTTTACTTTTTGCTCAAATTTCTTACCTAAACTATCCGCCATTACACAGTTCCTATCATTTTAACTTCAGGTATGAGTTGTAACACATTTCCATTTATTGCTAAAGCCGGTTGATTACCGTAGCTAATATCTATTTCTTTAGAAGTAATTGCTTTTAATTGCTTCACTAAATCAGCAAATCTTATTATAAATTCTCTATCAAATGTATTGGAGCTACTTATATACTTTATTTCTTCAAAATTATTACTTTTTATTGAAACTAATTTCAACGAATCAATCCCAAATACTATTTTACTATAAGTTAAATCAGTTATATCAAATTTCTTATCAAAAACCATAAGCCTAGATAAAGCTTTATCTAATACTTTTTTATCTAAAACAATGTGCGTATTTGATACATTCTTTGCAATATCTCTTAATTTAATAGCAGGATATTTATCTGTTATCTTTTTCGAAGCAACCTTAAATATAATAGTAATATTATTAGAAACCAGTGATATTTTATAACTGCTATCATAATCATCTAAATTACTATAAATGCTGACAAAATCAATATCATTAAATATATCTAATAATTTAGATTGAGTACAATTAAGCAAAAACTTAAAATCTACATCATAAGGTTTTTCAAAATTATTTATATAAATATTCTCAGTAAATGTTATTGCACCTATGTTATCAATATAAATATATTGCTGTATTTCTTTAACAAATATAGAATCTAATAATCCTTTTGTATTAGATTTTGCTATACTAGCTAAATCTTCGCCTTTAATATTGGTGATATAACCCATATTATAATTAAATGGAATTTTATCTAATACTTTAGTTTTGCCCATTTCTTTTATCATAGGAAATGTATATGAACTTTTTTCAGTAGATACTACTAAAGCATTGCCACTCTCTTTAATATCAATAATATCAGAATCTAACTTAGAAATTAAAGGTATAAATGTATCTGAAGATATAGTAGCATGAATACTTTCAGAAATGCTATTATTGCTATTTAATTTTATAGCTACATAATAATCATAATTTGATACAATCAACTCAAGCTTATCCTCATTAGAAATAAATTCAATCCAACCTGCTTTAGGATTTATCTTAGATTTCTCTATAGCTATATTTAACTTAGATGTAATATCTTTAAGCTCTCTTATGTTAAATTGCATTTATACATCTCCTAAAATGTCAAATGTTCCATCGCACATAGATATTATAGTATCTTTAGAAAATTCGCAATGATTTTTATGAATATCTTCTATAACATCTTCTCTTAATTCACCTTTATCTATACGTTTGTGATAGTCATTGTAAATAGTATTAGATATTTCATCAGCATACCAGTGTTTTACTATATATGCATCTACAGACATATCAACAGAAAGTTCCGGCTTACCAGCACTAATCATAGTCTCACAGAGTAACTTAGCTACTTTATCTGCATTTTCTATAGGACATTCTCCTAAAAGCTCATCATGAATTGGAATAAGTAATCTAAAACCTAGCTTATTTAATTCTTCGTTTCCATCAATACATATCATAGCTTTTTTTGTTAGCGTCGCAGCGGACCCTTGAATGCGTGCGTTAGTACATTGTGTCATAGTTTTTGATATAAATGCGCCGTTATCTCTAACTACTATATCATTTTTTTTAGCTAATTCTTTGAATTGTGTCTTAGCTTTGAAACCCTTATGAGCATATTGCTCTAAATAAATATTTGTCCATTTATTAGTAGCTTCACTATCTTTTATATTTATCTTACAATCAGAAGTAGTACAATCTAAAAATAAATCACAATCAGTATAAATTTCCTTATTAGCTTGTACTTTAATCTCATCTAATTGAGCATCAGGTAAATGACGCCGCCGCCCCATGTAATCTTCTACATAACCTAATTCTTTAGCAGAATTTATATTATATTCCGTGAATGATTTTATATTTGGAAAAGTCTTAAAAAACTCATTTAATATTTCAACGCATTCATCTATATCTACATGTAAATTACTAGCCATAAGTTTTGGTCCCATTCCATAGGTAATTCCAAGTAGAATAGTTTTTGCCCTTTTCCGTAATAATGCTCCATCAGGATTAGGAGTACCGTCTTCATGATGTTCCATACATTCCCAATACGATTTCTTAAATACAAGAGAACTAATAGTAGCATAAGGGTCTTTACCGGTTCTAAATACCTCAAGAAATGTAGGGTCATTAGTTATACTTGTTAAAATTCTAGGCTCTTGAGCACTAAAATCTCCACCAACTATAATATAATGCTTTTTTACTTTTATCGATTTCAATAATACCCACCACCTATAATTATTTTACAAATATCTTAGCTATATTATCAACTATACTTATATTTTCTATAACTAGTTGACAATTGTTACTTAATATAATATCTCCTATATTCAATTCTTTTATGTTTTTCCAACCCATATCAGTCTCAACATCGTCAAATGTACTTAATTCTATACAATTATTATTGAAACTACAATCAACTATTTCCTCGCTAGCTTCAAACATCAGACGTACTTCTTGAGATTTACTTGGAATATTCTGTAAATTTGGATTAGTGCTTGAAAATCTACCAGAACGGACATTATTTTCTTCTGCACCCATCTGATTAAAGTTAGTATGTAATTTACCATCTCTAGTACTAATTCGCTCGGGAGTTGGTTTTATAAATGTTTTCATAAGTACACTACAATGTCTATAATCTAATAGGGCATTTGTAAATGGTATATCAAAAGCTTTCAATTCTGCTTTTGCTGTAGAACGGCCTTTATCTTCTATGGGCTCTAATTTTAATATATCATACATCAATATCTGTAATTGTTGTGATGATTCAAAATTAACTGGTTTATCTAATTTACCCAAACTTTGATAATAAGATATCTGTTTTGAATACGGTTCTAATATTTCGTTTAATTGCTTAGTAGCATTTTCTAATCCTACAGTATACTTATTAGATAATCTATTAAGATAATCTAAATCAATACATACCCCTGTATCTTCCATCTTTGCAGTTATACTTACTATAGGCATCTCAATATTCATGAATACATTATAAAGTTTATCTAATTCTTCTTTTTCAAAAGCATTCTTCTGCTCTAACATAAGATTATAAGTATCAAAAGCATCTATTGCCGCATATAATGCAAATATATCTACTGGAATCCAAGCATAAGGCAAACCTGTAAATAATTTTTCTATGTTATATTGATTTAATGTTGGATTTACATGAGTTTTATATTGATATTTAAGTCTAGCTAATTCATTCTCGTTTAATAACTGAGCAGCTATCATAGTGTCCCAATATATAGGTAAATACACACCAGTTGTATTATAGCAAACCCTAATGTCAAACTTACCATTATGGTATACCATTTTAACATTACTATTCTTTAATTTTTTGAATATTTTAGTAACTTCTTCCATAGACACTTGATTACTTAATAATTCATCAGTACCTGGTTTACAATGATTTATTGGAACATATACAGGTTTAGTATTTGGAATATATAAGCATAGACCCATCAATTTACATGTTAAAGGGTCAAGACTATTATTAGTTTCTGTATCAAATGCTAAATAAACCTTATCAATTGCTAAATCAATATATTTATCTAAATCTGCATAATTATCAATTATCTTAACGAAATTTTTATATCTACCTAAAACTTTATATACTTCATTAGAAATATATTCAAGACGTTCAGTTAAAGGAAGACCTTCTATTGTCTTCCTTTTCTGAACTGAATGTACTCTTCCTAACTTTACTAGCTCACTTTTTATAGTATCATGTGTTATCTCTGGCAATTCAAAATCGTCTAAAAAAGAAGCTTTCTTATAGGAATTCATCTATTATACCTTTCTTATTTGGTCAAATGGAAAAAATCGATTCTGTGCTTGCTGAAAAACATCTTGTGTATTATTTGTGGGTTGTACCGTATTTGCTGAATTCCCAAATACACTATTAAACTGCGGGACACTTTGTTGTTGAGTAGGTGTGCTTGCTTGTGCAAAACTCTGAGCCCAGGGCACTTCTTGTGACTGCTGTGTATTATTTATAGGCTGACTGAATTGAAATGCTTGAGTATTAGAATTTTGTGCAAAACTATTAGTCTGAACAGGGTTAGCAAAATTATTTGAAACTTTAGGAGTAGGTGCCTGTGTACTCTGGGCTTCCTGCTTCTTATGTGCTGGCATAATTCCTGTTCTCAAAAACTCATTCAATTCTTCAGCACTGCGTATTTTATAAAATCTATATGCAACAGATTTATCAACTTCAAGATTTGGATTTGCAAAATTAGCAGGATTAAGCATCTGTACATCATATTTAGGGAAGTCATTACCTATTCTAGTAATTTTTAATACCTGCTGAGATAAATCTCCCCAATTATTTTCAATTTCTTGAAATTGAGATAATATTCTATCAGTTCTTACCCATACCTTTATTTTATTATCAGCGTAATCAAATAGCTTAATATAAACTCTTTCAAAAGGCTGATTAATAGCACATATAGGACAGCTATCACCTATACATTTAACTACGTTTTTCTTACCATTTACCCGCACATTATGCACCATAGAATGCTCAATTGTACTTACGGACCTATGCAAAAGTCTAATAGTTGCAGTATCACCATCTGCAAACAAATTAAAGAATCCCAAATTATCTGGAACAAATTGATTATTTTCCATATCTTACTCCTTTATAATTTTATAAATATATAATATCACCTTTTAGGTGTAATTTCAACAAATACTATCATCTAATGACAAAAATTCTTCTTTAGTTAAATCTCCTATATCTTTTCCTTTAGGTATATTTAATCTAGTTAATATTTTATTGTCCAGTGCCTTTATTACTCGTTCAGTACCTTTATTGCCGCCTTCATCATTATCTAAAGCAATTATAAATTTACGTATATTAGACTGCTTTAATTGCTCTAATTGCCACGCAGAACCAGTTCCAAATAAACAGATAGCTTGTTTTCCCCAACTCCATATTAGTAAAGCATCTATAGCAGATTCACAAATATATACCTCATCTTCTGTTATATAATCCATTAAATATATTGGCTTTGGATTTATAACTGGCATATCAAATCTTTTATAATCTACTTTTCTACGTGCTACAAATAAACATTGACCGCCTACATAAACTGGAAATGTAATAGCTTTATTTTCAATATCATATCCTATATCAAACTTATTTATTACAAAATCATTCAACCCTCTTTTATACATATAAGGATGTGTATACTCATATTTATTAAGTTCTTCTGTAGTTATTATTTTTATATCGGACCAAATTTTTTCTTCTGCTACAGTATCAAAATTAAAATCTACATCTCTTACATTTTCCTGTATACTATAATTTGCAAAACTAAGTAGCCATTTAGTAGCGCTATTATATGAAATATCTAAACAATCTGCTATAAGTTTAACTATATTTGCTTTATATCCACATGCAAAACAATTAACAGTTCCAGCTGGAATAATTATTTTATTTCCTCTACTATCTGTAGTTTCTTTATCTACTAATAGTATATCGCAAGATGGTGTAGTCTCATGACCTCCTTTGTGAATAGGACACGTTATTCTAGCATTCATCTGCTTATAATCTATTCTGCTTAATTTATCAATATGGCTTATATATAACTGTTGTTGTAAAAATTCAAGTATATTTTTAATTGGAGTTTCTATAATTTTATTATCTATAACGCATGGCATAAATAAATCTCCTAAAATACCGAATTAGATTTTTCAGTGTCAGTATAGCTATTAAGCATTTCATATGCTTCTTCACCATTTAATGCATCTTTTTCAGAAGGTATATAATTCAAAATTCCCATATTTATATTCCAATTATATGTTAACTTATCGCCCGTTCGTGCATTCCTCGCTTTTATTATACTAAGAACAGCGTTATCTCCTTTACGCTCTATTGCAAGTACTGTTGTGCTATCTTGACCTATTCTATCAGATTCAGCAATATTTTTAGTCGATGGGCCATTCTCCTCAGTATCTTCTCTATTAAACTGTACAGCCGTAAGTATAGGTATCTTCTTAAGTCTCTGTAAAGCTCTTAAATCTTTAGAAATATTAACAGCTTGTTCTCGTGGATTTCTCGCACCTTTCTGGTCATCTAACAAACTAAATTGGTCAATACACAACATTTGTAAATCATACTTTTCTATAAATGCTCTAAGCTTGCTTACAGTAACAGAGCCATCGAACATATCGGGAGTAATACAATAAATGTGTCCTTTTATCACCTTATTCAAAGATTCAGTATAAGTTTTATAAGAATCTTTTACATTATCATTACCATGTGTGAGAGAACCATTAGCGATATTACCTAAAAAAGTATCAAATCTATAACCAACTAAATCTATTTCCATTTCACCCGAATAGAAACCCACCCGTAAGCCTGCTTTAGCTGCATGCATTGCAAAATAGATTAGCCACCATGATTTACCAAATCCTGTTCTAGCGCAAATAACTGCTGATTCATTCAATAAATCCCAGCCACCTAAAATGCTATCTAATTCTTTAAGACCTGTTGTTACAAAAGATTTATCAGGATTATTAAGCCTCTCTAAATAGCTATCGTAACGTAAATTAACATCATCAATTAAATCAACACACTTACTTTGATTATTCTTTAGATAATTTTGAGACAAACCTGCCATCTTTTCTATAGCTTTATCAGTTTGTTCTGCTTTAATTAAATTACCTATATCTTTATAATCTTTTATAACATCTCTATATAACTTAGCTTCTTTAAGTTTATCTATTAAATAACTTTCAGGGTCAGATACAACTATCCATTCAAAATTATCACTAAATTTACCTTGAAACGTTTCTTTGGACGGAATTTGATTATATTTATCAAAATAGTCCACTATAAACTTAAAGTGTTCTTTATAAGTAGTAAAGTAATCTTCAGTTATATTATTTAGTACAACTATTTGTATTGAATTTACCTTAAATATATAATTTATAAATTGCAACTCAATCATAGCTGCATAAATACCATTACCCATTTAGACCTCGTTTATCTGAACCTTTTAATTCTATCTTTTCTGAATAACCTACTATTCTACTACTTAATCGTGAACCTAATTTTTGTTCTATTGTTTGTAAATCATAGTTAGTTGTGAATATATTTGCTTTACCAATAGATGTTCTCTGGCTAATTATATTAAGCAAATAATCGTGCTCGTATTGAGTTAATTCTTTATAATTAAGCTCATCCCACACTACTAAATCTGTTTCTACTATATTACTGTTTATATGCTCAAAATAATCATTTGGCTTTGAAATATTCTCTTTCATTGCTTGTATAAATTTAGGCATAGAAATAAATAATCCACGACATTCCAATTCAGTATAAGGCCATATTGAATTAAACCAACTTAATAATAATTTCTTAGCCCATTCTGTTTTTCCATTTCCTGTATTTATACTATAAATTAAAAGATTTTTTCCACCTTCTACAAAAGATTTTATATCATTTTTTATTTCTTTTAATCTTACAAAATTATCATAATCTACTTTATCCGGCTTTAAGGATATTGGATATTTTTGATTTCCTTCCATAGTTGCTAAATATGTAAGTGCATCCATTTTATAATTTCTAATACAAAAACTGTTACATCTAGATTTATCACAAATATCTCTATACCAGCACTTATCTTTATTCTCTGAATTGTAAATAAACTCCATTAAAATTCCTCATCTACTATATTCTTACCATCTGATTTTATATCATTATAGTTAATAAAATTTATACTAGCATCTTTATTATGCTCCTGTTCATATTTCGATATTGCCCAAGTTATGTCTCTATAACCATTTTTAATTGCAATAAAAATTATATTTTCCTTTACATTATCACTATCTGTATAACTATTCAACTCTTGCTCAGCAATATGTATACTAGCTTTATTAGGAAATCTACCATTTTCTTTAGTGTAAACAGCATCTATCCAATCTCCCCAATATTGTCTAAACTTGCTATCTTCGCATACTATATATGATTTTAATTTATTTATTTGAGAAGTTGCTCTTTCTTGTTTAGATACTTTTTTATCTACTTTAATTCCATCATTTTGTTTTATAAAACTATTATATGCTGTATAATTTTGTAACATAGATGTTAGTAAATCTACATTTAATTTATAGCCATTATTACCATTTCTATTTGTTCTAATAGTTAAAACTTTACTATCTTCCAAACTTCGTTCTACCTCCCCTTGCTTAGATATATCTAATCCAATTGCTTCAAATATTTCTTCTCTGTTTATAGAAATATTATAGTTATGTTCTATAAGTAGTTGTATAAAAACAGCACAATTTATTCCAAAAATCTTAGCAATATCTACATTATATGAATATGATTTTAATATCACAAAATACACTCTTTCTAATCAGTAGTTAATCTTATACTCTTAGCCGGCCTCCAATCATATTTATTGTCTAAAATATAAGAATGTAGTACTGATTTTATTATATTATATGAATCTAGTAATTCTTCTCTATCATTTTTATCCATTTTATATTTAGATAAATCAATAAAATCGTCTATATGACTTAATTGAACCTTTTTATTTGAATTTAGTAGACCATTTAATAACGTCAAACCTATTTTACTATTATTCAGCTTTTTCTTCAACTCAATTACTATATCTTCACCTTCGAAATTATCTGCAATTGCATTATCTCTAAAAGAATAGTTTTCATCTGTAATTAGCTCATCTAAAGAAAATGCTTGATGATTTATACTTGAGCGTAATCGAGCAGATTTTGATTTTTTTGATAAAGTATCTTCTACACGTGTAGTAGAACCCACTACATATTCAAAATAACCTATTCTATTACGAAGGGTCAAATTTACATACTTATTTACCATCATATCACAATTTGTTTTCTCTAAATTAAGGCTATTCATAAATAAAGTAAATGTTATATTTATTATGTCTATATAATATTCTTTCAAATCACGATGCTTATTTAATTTTGCCTTAAATAAAGGCTCATAAAAGCACATCCATTTAGCTACTAAAGTATCATCAAAACTTGTTCTATAAAATGTTCGTTCCCGTTTATTACCGTTTTTGAACGTAAATTCATCTCTATAATAACCTGCTTTATTAGCCATATCTTGAGTTAAGGCATATATGGATTCTACATCATTAGAATCACATATACTATGTAACATCTTAAAATAAGTATACAATTAAACATCTCCTTACTAACTAATTGTATGATTATTATACAATACTAAAAAAGAGAAGTCAACTAATTTTTGACTTCTCTATCTAAAATTTCTTTTGTTAAATTGTCCTTAGTCTCTAATATTTCTTTTACTCTCTCATCATAAGTATCTTTAGCTATTAAAACAATTACTGTGCAAGATTTATTTTGACCTATTCTATATATTCTATCTGACACTTGCATAAAATCTGCCATAGTATAAGGTGTATCAATAAATATTATATAATTAGCAGCAGTTAATGTATGACCTGTTCCCATCTTCTGCCAAGTACTTACAATTACTTTACAATTACTGTCATTATTAAAGATATTTTTACTACTAGATATCTCTAAATCGGTGTTATCGCCAGTGCAAGATACTGGATTGTATATGGACAATCTTCTCATAACTTCAGGAACAGTTCCTTTGAAATTACTAAATATTGCCACTTTATCTCCTTGACTCACTATCTGATTTACTAAATCTTCTAATCTATCTAATTTTGCAGATTCTAAAACAGTTGTTGATAACATTCCAGGATAAGCAGTTATCTGCCTTAATCTCATATTTATACTTAATTCCTGTATAATACTAATCTCACCTAATTTATCAAGCTCTTTAGCTATACCATCTGCAACTTCATTATATAAATCTCTTTGAGATTTTGTTAAATCTACATATTCTGTTAAGAATACTCTGTCAGGTAAATCTAATACTTGAGACTTTAATCTTCTTAAAGCACATTTGGCTAATAAATCATTTAACAATAGTAAATTTTTATGACCAATTACCTGTACTCCTCCAAAACCCCCATAGATATTATATAATTTTTTGAAATTAGAAAAAGTACATTTTACATTATTTGTCCATTTCAAAGGTATATAACAATCTTCTGGATTATTTAGAATTATAGTTCCAGTTAATGCTATATTATGATTAGATTTTAATTTTAACAATGTTTTAGTAGCTTGGGCAGTTGGACTCTTACAGCGATGTATTTCGTCAAACACTATCATACCAAATTTATTTTTACTATTATTAAATGCTTTTATAAAATCTTTATTACGTAATGTTTCAACGTTAGTAATTACAAAAAACTCATCAATCTTATTTTTTAATTGATTTAATCTATCTGCTACAGAAGCCAATTTTACTTTTCCAGTTTTTGTAATCTGTTGCCCTAATATAATATAATCTAAATTAGAAAACTTTTCAATCTCTTCTGCCCAATTATATTTTAGACTACTTACTCCACATATTATTAAACAATGCTCTATATGGTCTCTTTGCTTTAATGATTCTGCCAAACAAATCATCTGTATAGTCTTACCGAGTCCTTGGTCATCCAATAATAGCCAGGAATTATGTGCTAAACCATATTGTATTCCTTCAATTTGATGCTTATATAATTTGGGCTTATAGGAATATAATTCAATATTAGAATTATTTTCTATATTATATTTATAAGGTATAAATGTAACAGAGTCATATTGCATTAAAGTTTCTATTAAGTACTTTAATTTATTTATTGGAAACTCAAATTTCTTTAATTTATCATCATATATACACTCATTATCTTGAACTAATATATCGAATAATTCTTTATCATATTCTATAGTTATAAACAATGATGTATAACAAGGTAATTTATTAGAACGAGCTTGCTCTATTATAGACATTATTCTTCACTCATTATTATTTTCTTAGGCTTTTTAAGTTTTTGAGCATATTCAGTATTATTAAAATCATTCTTACTAATAGTAGTTGTGAATTTAATATCAGCATTTACTGAAAACGTTGTATGACAATGGTCACAAGTATATTCCTCAACTGTGTCTAAAGATTTTCCCATAAAATCTTCTACTCTATGATTACTATCTCTTATAATATCTTTAGGTGTACCTATAAAAGCTTTAGGTATAAAAATTTCTGCTGGTAAATACTCATAGCCGCATTTAGGACAATTTATAGTAATAAAATTATTCATAACAATCTCCGATAAAAAAATATAGATGTAAATTTAATCACATCTATATATACAATATCTTATTTGAGATTTATAAAAATTTTAATAAGTTCCACCATCTATATTATCAAATTTTAAGCCTTCTACATTGGTAGCTTTATACTTAAAAGAAGAAGTTATTATATTATTTGAATCATCCCTAAGTCTAATCCAATGTCCTGATGTTGGAGCACTAGTAACAAATTCTAGCCCTTGATAATTGCTATTAGCATCTCCTTTTAATTCTGGATATGTTGCATCAGAATTTGTATCATCGAATACCAACTTAGCAAATTTATCATCATTACCAGTTACTTCACTAAATTTATCTATCTCAAAATAATATCCTGCAATATTAAACTTCATTATATCAGCAGTAGCATCATAAGAAATAATAAAACTATCAACATCAAGAAGTTTATTCACCAATCCTACTAAATTCTTCTCAGATAACTGTCTAGATTCTGCAGGAGATTCAGTTCTTCTTACAGCAGGAAATACTTTTATATTATTAGAAGCAATATTACTCATCTTTAACCATTCTCCTTATTGCCATCATTCATAACGTATAATTTCCACTCTAATGTAACTACTACGCCTGACTTAGCTATTTTTGCTACATCATCTTCTTTTAGTTCTACGCTCGCCATTACCTTAATTGAACCTGTAACAGAATCATTAGAACAAAGTAATACATAAGCTTTTGAACCAACTACCTTTGCCAAATCTGAGCCATCTAGCGTAAAATTATAATACGCAAACGGGGCACTTTTTATATTATCAAACCCACTTGTTTTACCAAAAGCATCACTTAAAGAACTTAATACGCCACTAGAATCTTCTGTACTACTGAAGCATGCTTTATTAGGATAGGAATTAGCAATACTTGCAAAGTCACCTCTTATAGCAGAAATTATATAATTAAATAAATTAACAGTTCCTTTATTATATATTTTTTTATAAAAGGTCTTGCCATTCTTAATAACATTAAGAGTAACTTCACCTTTATATACGAAATTGTTTTGCAACTTTAATTACCTTCCTTTTCAGATTTCCAAAGTTCTTCTGCACTTGATTCTGTGCTACTATATAACGATGCTCCTAAAATAGAATCACTAAATTTATCTTCATCACTATTTAATGTACCATATACATAAGCAGCACCTACAGTGTACATATTTCTATTAGCAACTTCTTTACCTTTATCAGTAATACTAGGTATACTACTATAAGCATTGGTATCCGCCATGATTCTAGTATTAGTATTATACGTATTTATCATTACGGCGTTTGTATCTGAAGATAAAACAGTATTACTATATTGATTCTTAGCAATAAGTTTATAATATATTTCATAGCCGGTAGGAACTACATATGCTAAAACCTTATCTAAGGTATCTATGAAGCTACCATCAAAGGCTTCTATTGTTATCAATATATGATACGGTAAATAACCGTCATCACTTTGCTGATTATTTACTATTTCAACTGTAACTTCTGTTTTTATACCGTTCAATCTTGTAAATAACGCTATACATTTTTCTATAGCCGTTTTAGAGCCTTTATTCTTAATGATATAAGGAAAAGCATTTAATATTTCTCTTAAAACATCAGAAGTTACTTCTAAACTCTCAAATATACCTAATTTAGTTTTCCACAGCGATAAAACTCTATCTCTACAAGTAGCAGTATCGAGAACACTTATCATGCTCTCGATATCAGCTCTACTTGAATTCTCAATTATATTAAATATCCTACATAATAATTGAAAATCTCTGGAGTCTATCAAATATGCCTTTGGAACTTTTTTCTCTATATTTACATAAGACATATCTACTTACTCCTTATAGTGATTTAGTAATAAAATCAATTGTTAGATTTTTATCTGCAACTGTATCATTGGTGCGCATTTCACAGATAGTAAATTTATTATAAATATGATTCGATTCTAAGAAACTCTTAGGATTCAAAGGATTATCTATGATGTTTGTATCTTCGCTTATTTTATAAGTAAAATCATATTTATAGTCTTTATCTAAGTTAATAACAGTCGTTAGATATTTTGCTAAATACTCATTTTCTTCGAATTTAATAAAAGGTTCTATTAAAATTGAAGCCTTATCTGCTTCTTCTACATTACTAAAAGACATGTTTAACTCGACATCCTGAGTAAGCCTTAACACTCCTAAGTTAATCCCTTTATCTTCTAATGAGAAATAATCTCTTAACCATTGAAACGCTCCATCTACAGGACCACTGCTATTAGTAATAGTAACTACAAATTCACTTGTAGCTTCCAACGCTTTTATATTCTTAAAAGGAATTAAATAATTACCCTTAGGTATCTTAAATGTATATGATTGCTCAAGGGTTAAACCATCTTCGAATTCTTTTTGACTATAAACATAGAAAGTAGCATTAGTAATATTATCGTAAACATCGGTAAGAGTTACATCTACATCTGTACCTCCTAAAACGTCTATATCATAAGAGGATGCTATATAGAGGGTAGATGTTTTTTGTTTATATTCCTCTTCCGTTTCTGTATCGTTTGGAGATGACTTTGCTGCCGCTTCATCAGGTTTTATAGTTACAGGATAAACAGTATTATCAAGTCCATTCAATACAAAGCTTTGACTATCTACATAGCCACTGCCATCTCTATTCTTTTTTTCAGCATATATAAGTTTTTGAGGAGATGAAATGCCTGCATTTATGTTTAGCCTTGTTCTTCCTTGCCAACCTATATCAGATGAATACTCATAAGTAGGTAGCGATACAGATGGACTACCATACTGAATATCAAACAACTGTGTAAAGTTAACAACAGGTTTTTCTATAGTATCTTCACCCGCTTTAGTAGTATAAGTACTTCCACTACTACTTAGCTTTAATTCTGTTATATCAGTTTGCTTAGCAGTAAATTTAACAGGATTACCAGCAGGAATACTTACATATTGCATTTCAGTTGCAGTAAAACTATTTCCATCTGATAATGATATGTCAAACCAAGCATTCTTATTGATAAAATTTAATCCCTCTGTTTGTACTTGAGTTAAATCAATAGTATCTCTTTTCCAAATACTATTATTACCACTTGTAGTAAATAATTCTAATCTTGTACCGCTACCTAAAATCTGTAAGGAAGAATAACTTGAATCTGTGTATAAGAAATACTCATTTGATTGTAAATCATAGGTAAATGATTTCTTATTATCTGCCGTGGTTACTTTACTCCAATCTACTAATATATTATCAGAATTATTTAATATCCAATAACATTTAATAGTACTTTGCTTTTGCGTAGGTAACGTAACTGTGTTTACCTTTTGCATATTTATCTGATTAGTACCAGTTAAAATATAACCTGTATATAATTCAGAAACCTTCTCAGATAAGAAACTTGATAGTTGACCTGCTCCTACAGAAAGTCCATCAAACAATTCTTTAACAGGCTTCCATCCATATATTGGACCCTCAGAGTCAATAGACTCTCCCATATATGTTCCTAAATCAGACATATTTGGTTTTAATGTAACATTAGGTTTAACAATATTAGCAGCAGACTTTGTTAAATCACTAGTATATTTATAATAATTGTAGTAATCATTCTCAGTACCATTTGCATCTGCTTCTTTCCAGCATAAAACGATATATTCATTCTGCTTGAGTGCATAGCTAGTTCCTTTACTTATAGGAATGCTAGTATCTAGAAAATACTTTACGTAATTACTATAATTCTCGACATCAATAGCATTAGGACTCCAGAATTCGATTACTTCGTTATCTGCTAAAGTATACTCTACCGCGGGATAAGTAGTACCAGTTTCTGAAGTGGAACCCTTAGACATTGTCAAAGTTACTGTAGAATCAGTGGTTACAGATGTAACATCACTATAAAATTCATTACTAGGATTTATATTTGTTTGATTTACATTAAACTCAAAATTCTCTTCAGTGGTATTCAATAATGGAGTAGTATATGCTAGAACAGACTTTGCAAATATATCTCTTTGTAAATTATATGCTTCTGCATCTTCAAAATAGAAATAAGCACCTGTTAAATTAGCGACATCCTTCTTAAGATAGAAAGTCATTCTTACTGTATCTGTTCCAACTGTAGGTTGAGGTATATATAACAAAACGTTGTTATCTTTATCTGTTATTTGAATATACTCAACTTTCTCAATAGTAGTCTTAGAAATGTCAGAAGGTAAAATATATACTTTAGTAAATCCATCATCGCTACTATAGTTAAAGTATCCACCCGAAAAAGCATCTTTTATTGCATTCAAATCACTAAAGTCAAACTTAGTTAAATTATTTATAGGTAACGCACTAAACGTTGTTTCATAATAATCACTACTGCCTATAGATACAACAGTGGCACTTTTCTCAATAAGAGTCGCTTTAGGTTCTCCTGAAATTAAAATGTCTTCAAAATATTCAGCGCCATCTGCTCTAGTTCTATGCATAACAGCATATGTATCATAGTTTATATCATCTAAAATAACTGTTCTAATTAAGCTTGAAGAATTCTTAATTATCTGTAATATATACTCATAATCAATACCTTCTCCAAAATTAACCTTACTTGAATTAAGTGCTCTATATAAAGCAGAAGTTATACTTTTAATAACATCTGTTTTCTGTTTTACTGATAACTCGCCAGTAGGTATAATCTTACAATTTACTTTATACTTATTCTTAAAAATACAAATCTTATCATTTTCAATTTCTTTAATATCATGTTGAATTAAACCTACACCATCTTGGTCTGATAAGATATTCCAAATAGATTGTAAATTATTTATAGGATTAGAATCACTAGTAGTGCCGTTAGGAATAAGTTCAAAAGATTCTCTATACATCTCAACAGAAGGTTGTTTGGTAACACTCTCCATAAGATACAACTTCAAATCAAAAGCACTCATTAGATTATTTCCTTGAGCATCTTTTTCTATATACTTATACTTCTGTCTAACTCCATCACGAGTAATATAAGTATAATAAACATCTTGTATATCATTAGTTCTATCTGTTACTACGCCGTTAGCAACCATTCCAGATGTAATTAAATAGTTAATATAATCTCTTAGAGTTACTAATGTGTTAAAGGTACCTACCGTTCTTTTATAATTAGTGTAAGCATCATCTATTGTTTCGGGGTCTTTACCATCAGTGGATGCATTTACATTAAATAAAGTAAAATTCTCGCTATTTAGAGATAAAGTTGTTTCAGAAGCAATAGAAGTAGCAACACCTTCACTATAAAACTGTTCAAGCTGTCTTGCTTTAATATTACCTGATTGACCTAACGTTCTTATATAACTAATATTTATTCCTTGACCTACTGTAGTATCAACATCATCAGGGAATTGAATATATAATAAATCTGTTTTAGGGTCTTTATTAAATAAATAACACTTAGTACCCAAAGGCTGTGTACTTAAATTATCTACTCTTTTCCAAGCATTATAATTATTATCGCCTACATTATTTATATAAATACCATTTTCAGCAATATTAGTATCATTAAAATATATTTTATTGTTACTATCTAAGTTTTGTGCAGTTATTCTGGTATCACCATTTACTGTAAAACTAGTATAAACACCTTGAATAGCATGAGCTACTATTGAATCCCCATTTCTCTTTAATGATATTTGAGATGGAATAATATTATTTACAGAATTCTCATTAGCTATAAGAGTATATACAACAGTATTATCACTATCGCTTACCATTGAAAATAAAGGAAGTGAAAACTCTTCTTCTAATTGCTCATCAGTAAGGTCTTCGTTTGATTTAGTATTCATACTAATGGTAACTGCTGTTTCTGCTCCTATATACTGATGCATTCTATAAGCTTGCTGCGAAAATACTAAATTAGCAATAGAAGGTTGAGTAACTGTTTCAGGAAAATACTCTAAAACATTCTTATCTATATTATAACTGTCTCTATCTGCTAATATTGCATTTAATTTAATAAGCAATACACCTGGGTCAGATTCGTTAGAAATACTCGGGTCCCATTTAACAGATAATTTCTTAACTACTTCTATTAGTTCTGGATATATAGTTTGGAAATCTTTATTGGTGTAAGATAAATTACTAAGTGGATTAGTAGTTATTTCCATCTTATAAACCACCTTCCTCATACTTTGTTAGATTTATATTAAAGGTATCTAATTGATAATCTATCAAATTAAGACACTCTATATTTACAAAAACATTTTCTCTATCAGTTGTTAAAACTATATTCTCTCTCTTTACAGATATCTGAGGCATAAATGTTATTATTGCTGTATAGATATCATCTATAACTAAATCTGCTAAAATGCTATCATTCTGTTCAAATATTAACTTCTTTAGATGAGTTCCAAAATAAGGGTCGCCTAATAAAGTCATTTTATCAGAATATAATAGCAATTTTAAGTTAGATAAAGTAGCATCATGGTCAGATAATAAATTAGTCTTAGATGCTGATAGAAAATTAGGAAATGCTATTGAATACATAATAACTCCCTTTTTATTTATACAATACTTGCATCTGTATCTGTGTTCCTTTTAACAATTTAGTTCCATTAGATATCTCTAATCTTAAAGTGGTAATATTGTTACTATTATCAGAAAATTTATCTCCATCTTTAAGAAGATATCCTCTGCTGGAAGTAGAACTAAAATTTACGCAAGAGATTTGGATATAATTATTATTAAAACAAGTACCTTCTGAATAAAATTTATAGTATCGCTGTGATACATTAGTTGAAACATTTTGAAATTCCCAATGTCCTGCATTATCCGTATCAGTGCTAAATACTCCTATAAAATCCGACGTATCATCTGCAATATTAGAATCGTAGGCAATAAGTTCTATAGTATAGCCACTACTGCTTTTATAAACTAATGTGTATCTATACCTATATGCATCAAGTGCAAAATAGCTACTCTCGGAAGGATAAAATGTAAATTCTGTGCTGCCTATCAATTCATGTAATGTACCTAAATTCTGTATAATCCATTGATAACCATTCAAGCAATCTCCATATGGAATTATTAATTTATTGTTTCCACTAGTAAATCTAGTAACTTCCGTCATACTTCCAGGGGGTAATGTAATACTTTCTTGACTAGAATTATTATAGGTTAATGGTTCTACTATAACTTTATCACTAGGTATTGAACTGGCGTTATTAAAAGAAAAAATAGTTCTAATATTATTATTTATATCAATAAACTTCAATGCAACACTTTCAGAAGTATTATTACTAAATACATTAGCCTGTAATCTATATTGAGATACATTTTCAAAATTGCTAATAGGTATATCTAAAATAGTGGCACTTAAATCTTCTTCTACAGTTTTATTTATATAATCCTGCCATTTAAGTGTTTGCTCAGATTGAATGCCATTAAGAACGTCTATCTGCCCTTGCACGTTACTCTTTAATCCAGTTAAATACCCCAAATCTGTAGGAGTAACATTGCCTATATACGTATCTTGAGGTAAATTTACAGAATTTAATGCTTCAATAGAACTTACTACCAAATCTGTTTTGCTGTAATTTATATCTTTTGCGTATAGACAACCTAATATAATAGGCTGAGCAATATCATTATCCTCAAATCCAAGAATAACTATATCTCCCACCTGTAAATTCATACTACAATTAGGTAAAGTACAAATACAGGCTTCGTATAAATCATTAGTTATAGTAGCACCATTTACGTAGCTTGGCTTATTATATACAGGTATTCTTACTTTTATCCTATAGGAATCTATTAGTTTTTCTACTATTCCTTTTGTTAGCATTTAGAATTTACCTCCGCCCCCACCATGTGTTGGGTCATTTAATCTCGTTAATGATAATGTGGTTCTATAGCCATTGCCATCTATAACGTCTTCTTGCTTAGTTATTATATAGTAACCACTAGTTATATGCTCTTGTCCATAGAATAAAACATTTAATTTAACATATTGCAATAAAATACTTGGCTTCAATAATCCTCTTATAGTTAATGTAGCATTTATAGGAAATTGAGTAACATCTGACCACCAATTCGAATCATAAGTAGTTACTCTATTGTATACATTTGATTGTACTAATGAAGGAGAATCTACTTGAATCATTTTGCCTTCATTATTTATCTTATAAACATACTTAGGAGCTTCTCCTGCGTTACTTGCTTTATATAGCATCGACCAAGCATCATTTGTAGTTACATTAAATCCTGTAACTAGCGTTTTTCCAGGATAACCAATATCTATCTCGAATACTTCTTCACTACTTGACGTATTCATAGTTACAGGAACTTCTTTTACTTTGAAACAAGTTCCTCCTAATAAATTATTGATACTATCATCTATTGTCAATAAATAAGATGAATTCTTTATTATAGTATTTGCTGTATCTGCTACATTTACCATACAGCCTACTAAATATTTTATTCTATCCCAAGTACTTACACCATTTTGAGCTTCTAATCTTACTTTTTTATCATTAGAAGCTATAATACCACTTGCTACTAATTTAGAAAAATCTCGCATTCCTTTGAACACGTCTGCTATACCAAACTTCTGGTTTCTAATCATATTTTTTATCTCATCGCTTGGTTTAGCTTCAGTAGCAGCAAAATCGTTGAAATTAGCCATAAGAGGCAATGAGGTTGAAATTGCACTTATAGTATAACTTATATTAGAACCTGCAACATTTACATTCGATTTAACAGATGTTATAAGTGCTTCTTCTTCTCTAAATATATATGTAGGCTTACTACAATCTCCGTAAGAAATATATATCTTTCTCTCCTCAGATATAGTAGATAATATGTAATCTATTTTATTAGGGTCATCTCCAGGTTGTATAGCATATACTAAATTTATAGTATATGTATTCACAGTACCATTTATTTTAGTTATATTTATAGATTTCATAAAATTAGGATATATTTTCTTAACAGTAGTACCTACTCTATTGATAAGGCCATCACTACTGCTATGAACGCTGCCAAAAGCATATTCTCCTATTTTAACTGCTATAAAGGGTACTTCTATATACTCAGAAGAAGTCACTAAATCGCTTGTTATCATCTCATCAATCCTTGTATCTTATACTTGTTATTACAGGTATCTTTAATTGTTGACCCTCTTTTAATTTAATATAGGGGTCTCTTATTCTATTGAAATCACATATTATCCAAAAGTCATTTGGAGTATTATAATACTTTAATGATATCGAATCAATTGTATCTTCTCCAGATACAGTATGTATCAGATAAGAAGTAGTATCATCTAATTGATTTGTTATACCATAAAAATATTTATTATCCTCTATATTAAACCAAAAAGGAAACGAACTATATCGAGATAATTTATTATATGCTCTATAAGATTTATTAATTATAGTATCTCTATTCATACTCTACCTCGTCGCTACCTGATTCTGTAAATTAGTATAATTAGCAGGAGTGGCTGACATAGACCACGTATTTCTCTCTAAATTATTTTTATAATCTAAACCTCTATAACTTCCTTGTGTTATAACAGTTTGAGCATCATACGGGTCTACTTCACTTATAGTAAAACCTATACCTACAGTGGCGTATTTTCCTCCACTTATAATAGGTAAGTCATAGTTTACTGATACATTTCCTGTTACTACACCTTTACAGAAAATATCATTACCAAATCTTATAGCTATCATAGGAGGGTCTACTAATTTAGAAGAAGCGCCGTATACAGGTAATGCCATTGCGTGTACATGCTTTATCAATAAATCTACATAATCATCAGATAAATCTCTTGCAAAATTACTCCTCGAATAGTTTATTTGATTGAACATCTCTCTATGTAAATTTAAGCCAATCGTCATAGAACGAGGACCAGAACTAGTATATGAATATATAGGAGCTGACCTTGATAGAGGTGTTTGAGACGCATATGTAACACCCATATTATCCTGTAAATTATCTGGGTAGGTAGGTATTACTAAGAATTTATCTAAATGATATAAATAAATATAGTTATCTACTGCTTTATATGTTCTTATATCAGTACTAGGCATTTAATTTACCTCCATCTAAAGCTTCTTCTACTGTTCTGTCAATAAATCCACTTATATCAAATTTATATGCATTTGTTATATCTCGTTCCATATATCTGTTATAAGCAGTTAACCTAATATAATTATCCCAGAAATCGTTTTCTTTTAACCCTAATTTCTTATTTACATTTAATAGATTATTCTTTATCGTAGTTATATTGGTTATAGGAGTCGTAGTTAAATATTCTACTAATCTATTGCTATAAGGATATGACACTCCGGTATTTACCTGTATCAAACTAGGAACTACTTGATTAACCATATCAAAGCTGTGCGGGGTAAACTTATCTACATTATTTATATCTGCATACTCCATATTTATAGTATTCTTACAATAAGTAGAAGTATAATCACCTTCTAATACTACTATAGAAGATTTGTTCTCTGCAGGTAATCTAATCAATAAATATAAATAATCTTCTAAGATATATAACGTCTCTTGATTTATTCCGGAAACACCATCTACAAAATTGTCTAAATCTACCTGCATTTTAACTGGCTTTCTAAAATCTAATCTATTAAATTCCTTTACAAATGCCATTTTATTAAAGAAATCATTTGTTATATCTTTAGTTTCGCCATTTATATCAATAGATATGAGAGAATTATATCCGTATAATACTGGCATTACTATAACAGGAGAAGGACAATCTATCGATATACTATAGGTCTTATTATATTTAATAGGCACTACTATATATTTATAATTAGTATCTTCTGCTATCTTGCAACGCCATCCACTATCATCAGGTAAACCTCTGTCTAATTTAGTGGCGCGTTCAGGGTCTTTATAATAATATATTCTTACATTATTCAATATATTATAACTAAAACAGTTATAATAAGGCATTAAATTTATATCAAATATATCTCTTATACATCTTAAATAATTTCCTAGATATTTATGCGTTTCTGAGTCATAATAGCTATATTTAGAATCAAAGGTTTGAGTTAAATTAGTAGAATCTTTACCAAAGGTATATATAGCTATTTGTTCCCACTTAGCTTCACTACCTTTTTCTTGGTCACCTGCGCCATCAGTTATTACTAAACCTTCATTTTGTACTTTCAATCTCTCGTTTATTCTTAATGCTGCAGGAAATCCTTTTACATAAAAATATCCACTTTGAGTACACCTTATAATCGTAGTTTTATAAGCGTATATTCCGCCTTTTACTATATAATCTCCCAAAGATATAGTATCATATAAAGGGATAGCTATATTGCTTAATATATTTTTAATGAAACCACATTCTAAACTATTATTAAAAAATTCTTGTAATTGCATGCTATCCCTCCTTATCTAGGTATATTATATGTGTTTTTCATGCTTGTGATTATATTCGCAAAGGTGGTAGAACTGTCAATATCTGATTGCTTAGCAATTACTTCTAAGTTACCGCTTAGCATCAATGCTATTAGATTTCCTAATGTTAATGAATTACCGTCTAAATCAGAAGCTACATTGCATGAGAATAATTCTGCATACTTATTAGTATTTCCTGTTTCAGGTGTAAGCGCTGTAACTAAGCTTGCTATACCTAAACTATCCATTTTTGTTAATACTGCATTGTCTCTCACAGGTATCACAAGGGTATCATCAACGCCCGTTATCTGTACAGGCACTGTTTTGAGAGTTGTTTCGTTTACTGCTAGGAGTTTCCAAATATCATCAATAGTTTTTTCAGGCATCGTCTCTTGCATACCTGTTTTCTTTTGAGTTTCTTTAGCTTTATCTGCTTGACCAGCTAAACTCCCACCCTCAATATCTGAATAACTTGAACTACCTTTACCAACTGAAGTACTCTGCGAAGTTCCAGCTCTAAGTGTATCTGCTAAAGTTAAACCGGTTCCTCTTGTAAGAACATCTTGTCCTCCCCAAGAAGCAAGATTTAATCCTCCTGCAGAGGTTAATCCACTAATAACAGAACCTAATCTAGATAAAGAAGATATACCAATAATACCTACTTTGAGCAAATCTCCTATGGAAGCATGTAAATCCAAACCAAAACCAGCTGCGGTAAGGAAAGGAATTTCAGCATCTACTCCAGCAGATTGCAACATATCTACTAATTTATAGGAGCCATAAGTAAATAAATTACTACTTACGTCTCCTCCCATAGTAGTAAACATATTGGTCAAGGCTGTATTCATCATTTGAACTCTGCTAAGACGCCCATGTAGTAAATCTACCATAGACATGGCAAGTGTTCCTAATTGCTTTTTAGTTTCAGCATATGCGGCATCATAGCTTAATCCTTGGTTCACGATATTAGAAATATCGGAAGATGTTAGGTTTGTTATAGCCATTAAATCTGATTGAGATACGCCAAATACGTTACCATAAGCAGAACGTACTACTTTATTCTGATTACCTGCTATTTCTTGTAAGTACTCAACCATTGATTTTAATAGCTTATTAGTGCTACTCGAATCCAATCCTTTAATAAGTAAATCAGCATAGTTCTCACCTGCTTTATTCGCACTCATTACCATTAGATTCTGTAAACCTTCATCACTACTTAAAGCAGCAATATTCCCACTGCCTAAATAGCCAATACCTTCTGCTATCTTACTTAAAGTACTTTCTGAAACACCTACAGATTCTAAAGCGCCCAACCACTTCTGAACCATATATTCGAAAGCGACCGAATTTTCTCTTGTCATAGTAGATGTTGCTTCTAATAATTTATCAGTAACATCTTTGAAAGTATTTGTTAAATACTCAGTGTTCTGAAACATATTATTTAAGAAAGAAGTTAGAGAAGCTTCCATACCCAATCTAGCAGCAGTAGAATCAGCTTGTTGCAATCTAACTATCCTTAATATGGTTCCATTAGTAGCATCAAAAGTAGTTGCTATATTTTCTGCTACAGAAGCTAAAAATGCTCTTTCTTCTACATTATATGCAATACCAGCTTCTACTAATTTATTTAAATTTTCAAGCATAGTTTGTTGTTTAACATAAGGACTAAATTGTAAATTAGACCTTATCATGCCACTTATATCTTGATAATATTTGCCACTACCTTGTAATCTAGCGTTTATAGCTCCTTGATACTGAGGATACAAATCCATACCAGTTTCAACTGCACTGAATGCTGCTTTGGCAAGATTATTTAGAGCTTTACCAATATTATCTTTTAACTCTTGCTCTTTTTTATTTCTCTCAGCCTCATCTTCAGCTGCTGCAGCGGCAGCATAAGCTTTTTGTTTATCTTCACTAGTAGCTGTTTCATCTTCTAAAGTGTCTTGAAGTTTTTTCTTAGCATCAGCTGCTTTTTTATCAAGCGCTAATTGCTTCTTCTGTGCATCAGTCATTCGACGAGTTTCTAAAGCGGTCATGTACTTATTATTCTCGTCCATGCGCTTCTTCTCAGCATCTTGATTTTTCTTTATTCTATCTTCAATAGCTCTGGTTTCGTCATTGATAGCCTTCATCCGTTCTTTGGAAGCGTTTTTATCTATAAGTCCCGCTTCTTTAGCAGCTTTTATTTTAGATTTTTCAAGCTCTAACTCTGCTTTACGGCTTTTATCGAATTCTACCTTCTTAGCAGTAGATAACTTATTATAATTATCTTTTGCAAATATATAAGCAGCTTTTTCTATCTTCTTCTCATTCTCAATACGAAGCTTAGTGAATTCATCTTCATATTTTTTTCTAAGTGTATTAGAAGCAGCTGTATCACCAGTTCTGTTAGCTTGTCGGATAGAATCTCTAAGTTTCTGCATTTCTCTATTTCTATCCGCCAAGCTTCTGGTCATATCTTCGAGTGCTCTTGCGCTTATATTAAATCCATTAACAACAGTATCTTGAAATCTCGTTCCCGCTGTATTAGTATCAGCTCCCATACTACTATTAACATATTCATTTATAGGAGACTGTGGCATCTAATCACCTCCTGTTGTTATTTCTCTTACTCTCCTGTATTTGCTTCTGTTTATATTCTAATTCTTCTTTTATGTATTGTATTAAAGTCAATCTTTCTGTTGGAGTCATTCTTCCCACTTCTTCGTAAGAAGTATGACAATATTTTGTAATTAAATAGCGTTCTCTTATTAAATCTTCTAATCTCTTAGGTGCGTATAACTCGCCATTCTCAGTCCACTGAGGGTCTAAAAAATTCAGAGGTGAAACGAAAGGGAACAGTATAATCTAACCCGCACATAGGACAATAGCAAACTTGCTCAGCAGTTAAACCTATTGCGCTATTCAATGCTTCTGCTTTTTGTAAAATATAGTTAGTATCTCTCATAGGAAGACTTTTTATAAACTCAGGTTTTTTAATTACATCTAAAACCTTACCATCTACAGAGTCTATTAAATCTTCAAGATTAAATAAAAAAGCAGACTCTGAACCATCTTTCGATGATGTTCTTCGATTATACTCTCGTACTTTCTCTTCTACATCATCTAGTGACCTTGGAGTCTGCATTCTAAGTTTTACTTTCTTTTTTGTTACAGGTAATTCTATTGTAAAACTATCTAATACTTTTTCATCAAATGTTTTAACTTCAAAGGCTTCTAGATTGATTGTTAGCTCTTCAGTTGACCTACAGTATGGACAAGTGGACATTACTTTATAATCCGGTCCATATGTAACTATTCTTAACTTATGCAGCAAAAACTGAAAATCTGCTAAACATAAATCGTAAGCAGATATTCCAGGACTTTCTACTAAACAATCATCTATTACATCCGCCAGAACTTTATAAGCTCTTTCTGAATGATTAAGTCTTTTCATCTCATCATTTGTCGTCATACTACGAAGTTTTATATGGGGATTTACTTCTACGTCTCCATATACTTTACCTAATGAAGGCAATGTAAAATCTTCTGCTATAATATAATCTTGCATTTACATGTTCTCCTTAACTCATTATTATATAATTATATACAACCTTAGTTTTAGAGAACGGCTATCTAATTAACCTATGCCGCAAATATTATTAAATTTTAATACTAATTCTGCTTCTGTATCAAAAGACATAAAACAAATTTCTGTTTCTGACATGTCTTTGAAAATAAGCTTTTTGTTATCTCTATCTAATTTAAGAAATACACTTCCGTTAAAGGCTTCATAGGTATTATCACCTTTAACAAATTCTCCCGTAATAAACATTATTCATTATCCTCCAAATCATCCAATGTTTGCTGATTAGTATCAGGTTTTTCTTCTTTAGCAAAACGTACACCTTGCTTATTTCCTTTCTGGAATTGAGCACGTTTGCTGCCTTGGTCTATAATATCAGTTAAATCATCTTCTTCTGAAGCTAATTCATCTTCATCTTCTATACTTAACTGTACGGGTTCTTCATAATCTTTACCGTATAAAGCAGGATAAATTATGTCAGCATACATTTTAGGATAATGCTGTTCCATATAATTTATATAAGACCAAATAACACTTGCTACTTTTATTATCCAGCTGTTATTATTCAATACTAATAAAATATGCTTACAACCACTGCCTAAACTATCATCTGGATTAGTTATATTAGAAGGCCTGTTTTCTGCATCTCCGCTATTTTCTTTATTTGCTGTGAGCCAAAAAGCGAAGCGATACTTAAAATCATCACACGAACAGTGTACTAATACATCTTCTCTATTAAAGGCTTCTTTAAGTGAAGATATAACTACTCGTAAATCTAATTTCCCAAATCTCTCTATTTTTTCTTTAACTATATCTAAAAAGCCACCAAACTTAATTCTTACAATATAATTATCAGTTTCTCCATTTACAGAGATATTAACTGTTAATATATTATCTTTGAATAATTGATTCATATCAATAGAATTAAATTCTCTTACTGTATTGGCTACTCTTGATTTTTGTCTTCTATTAAATCTTTCATTGCCTTTTTGAGAACGTCTTGATTTACCTATTAACTGAGTTCTGGTTGCTTCTGTTAAAGGCTGCTTGGATTCTCTTAAACTTTCTAAAGATAAATCTTTTGATACTAATTCAGTTTTACGCTCTTTTATTTTATCTAAAAATCCTCTATTACGCAATTCCTTAAATAACTGATTACCTTTGCCAAATTCGCCATCAGCCGCAATAGAATTATGTCTTATCATATATAATCTATCTATTATAGAATTTATATAATTATAATCTTTAGATTCTAAAACATTATTCAGTATCTTAGACCAAATTTCTACTTCTCTATCAATATTTATTACAGGTACTCCATCTAATTTATCGGGAAATTTTACCCATTTGTCTTTATATAAAGAATATATGCCATTAGAAGCGGTGCTTGATTTTACATCTTCTACATATAACTCTACATCTATACCATGTATAGTTATGTCATAATTATTGTTAAAAGAAGATTTCTCTGAATTTAATATAGCACTAATTGCTTCTTTATCTAAATTGTAATTATCAAAATTAGTTACTAAATGTAAATCTAAATCTGATTTATCTGTATAATTATAGGAACAATTACTTCCTACTAATAGGGCATCTATTACTTGTAATTTTACCTGAGATTGTAATTTATAATAATCAACTATTTCTTTGAGTTTCTTACTTACATCAGGGAGTAAATGATTTTCTTTATCCCATATTTTTGGATTTAACTCATTATGAATTTCTATGCTTTCAAATATGTTCATCTTTACTCCTTCATGTAAATAGTACTAAGAGGGAATTTAACCCTCTTAGTACGTTATAATTAAACTTCAGAAGATAAATCTTCTTCGCCCCAGTCATACTGAATAGTAGCTGTTACTTGCTTCTTATTGTTATTCTCGTGATTATACTCACCCTCTGTTAAACCACTTATCCAGCAGCCATGAAGAACCCAAGTTCTTACAACGGTTTTATAATCAGGAGTATATTCAAGTAAGTAAGCATCTTTCTTATATTCAGATACAAGACCAACTTCATCAGGAGAACCTGGTCTACCAGAAAGTGCTTGCCATGCTCTAAGTATATCTTTTGAACGAGCCCCGATGAAATCATCTATAACAAGACTTCCTTCACCAAAAGTCATTACACCTGCATACTTAATGGAAGTATTGCCTCTCTGCACTGATATAACGCCCTGTGTAAAGTGAGGTACAAATGCACTCGATACTGATATTCTAAGTATTTCAGAAGCATTACCTATTTTAGCATTTGCCTCTGTTCCGGTCATACCTGCTCTTACAATATTATCAAGGTCTGGCACTACAAATTCAAAGTTGTTATCTCTCTGAATTTCGTACAGCCTAGGATTTTGTGCTAAATGATATGCACTTGAATGTTCTGATATAGGCATACATTAACCTCCTTTACTCTACTGTTAACTCACTGTCAGTGAGTACAATTGTTACTTCGAAATCTTCTACTGCATAAATAGGAGTTAAAATAATTTCAGCAACTATTTTAGCTTTCTCTCTTGTAGGAAGTTTAACGATTTTATAACTTTCAATTCCATATCCAGCTACCATCTTCTCTAATGTGGGAGTGATGGCAGACTTGAAACTTACCCATAATACATCATTGTTTTGCTCAAACATATATCTACGACAAGCAGCATATACAGTTTTCTTAACATCGCATACAAGACTTCTAAGGTTAAGGAATGAAGAAGCAGTAAGGCCATTATTATTAAGTAATGTTCTATTTCCCCAAAGCGCATAGCCATATCCTCTAATATAAGTTATGGGATTGATTGAAATTCCTGTCTTTGCTTGATATGCTTCTGCAATACTATTGGTAAGTACATGGAAACTGTTAACACCCTGACAATTAGGAATAATACCACGAGCTACACCTGCAATAGCTAACCAATCAGCGTAAGTCTTAACTGAGTTTGCATAAGAAATAAGATATGCAAATGAGCCAGGCATCGATATCATCTGACCATAAGTAGGTGATGTATATTTAATCCACACAGGTACCATAGCCGCATAAGCTCCACCTTTATCAGATGTAGGACCTGCTAAGGGAAGCAAACTATAATCTGCACTATTATTAGCAACATTATACACAGAACCCCTATCAGAAGGACATAATGTTCTACCCGGATAGTCTGTTGGGTCAATAAGTACAGCAACATCGCCCCTATCCACGGCAGCATTGTTCATTACAGTCGCAGCAGCGTTACCTATACCATACTCAAAGGTAGGATAACCGCCGGAAGTAATAAATTTAATATTGTAAGTACCTTTATCTGTAAGTGAATTGAATATGTCATCTTTTCCATCAGCTCCGATAAAACGTCTATATAGATAAGCCACATCAGGTCTCTTTACAATCTTAGCCCCTGTAGGATATCCGGCTAAAGAATCATCTTCTACTAATTCTACAACTGCTTCATAAACTACACTTAGACCTGCATTAAGAAGTTCTCTCGCATAAATATATGATTTATCAGGTGAACCCTTATCTACAATCACATTGTTGCCACTAGCATAGGCTGAAGCACTAAAAGCGTTTTTTCCGTTAACAGGATAAGCTTGTGCTTCTGGGAAGATATAAGGCGTGTCGCCAAAAGTATCTACAAAGTCTTGCTCTTTTGTCGTAGCTGTAAACTCAACAGCTTCATTAAAAGAAGGAATATCATATTCTGTCTCGTTTAACTCCTCCCAAGCAGTGCCGCTAACTTGGTAGGTAAGCGTTGAAGCAATATTGCTATTTATTACAAAATACGCGGTTTCACTATCTGAACCAGGTTTAATATCACCAGCTAGAGTTACTGTGTAGTTACCTTTGTCATTAGGTTCTTCGTTAAAAGCTATAGTACCTGAATATAGATTATTAAATGCTGTTGATGTATTAAGATTCATAGGTACATCAGTATCTTTCTCTGCAAGAGAAGCTATTGTGCCACTTACAACTGTTAGCTTATCAATTGCAAACTCATTACCTGCTTGTTTGATAAGAGTTCCCTGCACTTCGCGAGTTATCCAAGTAGGTTTACTACTATCTTTGTAAAATCCACCTGGTATCTCAATACTTTGATTAAATGTATATTTATCTACTGTGGCTAAATAATAAGTGGTGCCTTGTACATACTTATCTACTGAATCATAGTAGTCTTGGCCACCTTCAGTTCTCTTGGTAAAGAGATAAGGAAGTAAGCTATCAGAAATTTCAACTGCACCAGCTGAAGAAAGTTCTTTATAATTGATTTTTTCTGGAAGAATACCTGCTTCAGTGAACATTTTCTGGCTTGTCTTACCAGAAACGCACCTCCAAATACGTTTATCTGCAGTATTGTAAGCTTTCTGTCCTTCTTGGCCATAAGGCGTAACAGTATTAACCTCAACGCCAAGACCACTTTCATCGAATATAATAGCGTCAGGAATAGTTACTTCTTTTCCGCTAGCATCTTTTTCTGTATGCTTTAGTAATTTATCAACTACCTTTGCAGAAAATCCAGGAACATATACCACATTAGTATCAACAGCAGATTCAACAGCAGTAGTTTTATCAAGCTCTTTGATATTTATAGTAGGCATCTATCTTTTTCTCCTTTATTTTTAATCAACTTTTACACTACATTCAATACTATAATTATCTCTAACTTTAGCATCGAATATATATGCATCATCTATATCTAAAACCAAAGATAGTTTGGTTAATTGACCATATCTTAATCTAACTGGCACATTACTGTTTTCTACAATAGATTCTGATAAATATATATTAGAATCATGTGCTAATTCTATATTGTTATATGGTATTATAACTTCTACCTTTGGGAAATTTATTATATTAAATATAAAATTTCTTAAGTATTCGTCTGCTTCTTCATAATATCTAGTATAAATATCTATTTGATAAGGAATACTTATAGGAACAGCATTTAATGATATACTTGTCGGAATAGTTGAATCTAACATTAAACCATCAAATGTAAGAGGTCTTTTACTATAATTAGTAACTGTATATCCTCCTCTATGTATAAGACTTATCAAAGGTAATTTTATAGGTTTGTCATCATTTTTATCTGCTTTTATTTCAAATAGTTCCCTTGTTTCTTCTGGACCTACTATCTGACATTCAGCATCTTCTGTCCAATACTTAAGCTTTTCTAATAAAGCATCATCATATAACTTAACACTCATTTAATTACCTCTTCTTCTTTTTATTTATACCATATTTAGAAGAAAGTTCATTAACCATTTTAGCTATCTCACTAACTGATTTTATCTTATTGCCGTCAAAGAATATTTTAGGATTTAATTCTTCTGCTACATCTTTATCAAACCATTTCTCTAAAGCTTGTAAATTATCAAATATCCCTAAAACTTTTATAGTGTATTCAAACTCACGTAAGGTTCTGTCGTTGTACAAAGATTTATTTAACAACCATTCCGTATCAAAACCATCGGGAACAAAATCTCTCAAATCGCCTTTATCATACTCGTGTTCATATAAGTAAGAAATTAAAGAATAATTTTTAGAATTTATTACAACATTCTTATTTTTAGTAAGTTTAACAAGAAAATCTATAAAATCATTTGTATAATAAGGGCCATATTTATACCACTGCTCTATCTCTCTACCTCTATAACTTTTGAAAATAGAGTTGTATACTAATCCTTTTATATATGCAGTGTTTATATCAGGGAATTTTTCTTCTACATAGTCATCAATTGTATAGCCCTTTACTCGAGAAGAAGTTCTATATTCTAATAATCTTTTATTATATTTCATCATCTTCTCCTTTTAGTAAATTAAAACTACTATGCTTATATTCTTGAGGCCTTGGTTCATAAGAATCTTCAAACTCAGGGATTATTTCACAAGTTATTGCTGATGGATATACAATGGAATTAGTGAGTTTTACTACTCTAAATACTCTACCTTTAGCATTATCTAAACCACTAGGTATTATAAATAAAGCTCCTTGCTGTAATCTAGGTAAATCATATGGAACATTGATTAGGGAGGATGAATCTTGTAATTCTGATACCCAACCTATCTTCTTAAGAGTTTGTTGGTCAGGATGCTCTACAAATATGCAACCTACAGTTAAAGGCTCATAAAAATTACAATCTAATTCACCATAAGTTGTATAATGTTTACCTTCTCTTGGGGCTCTATATATAACTTGTATTCCTATCAAAGAGCACATTTCATTGAAATAGTCTCTATGAAGTTTTATATTGTCATTTAATAAAATACCGTATTTATTCTCCATAAAGACTATCTCCCTGTACTAATTAAATAACGCCTTGTCCTGCGCCTTTAAGAATAGAATTATATACAGCGAATTGTGCATCGGCTATATCTTTCTTTTTAGACACAGTATTTATAAGTCTCTTAGAAGCAGGAGTATCGATACCTTCTTCTTTGAACCATTTATTAAGTAAATCTAACATTTCTTTTACTGAAGAAGCTTTTGAAATTTCTTCTTTATGAGAAGTTAGAACATTTGTGATAGAACCTTTCTTATCTGAAAGGTCTACTGCTTCTTTTATATTAGTAACTACTCTTCCACTTATTCTAACAGATTCATTAAGATTTTTAGTTCTAAAGTCATAATTCATACTCTCAGCAACAAACTTGTTTCCAACCTTATTACCAATAATTCTAAAAGCATTCTTCTTAGGAGTTATTTGGGTCGATTCTCCAATAAATCTATACTTGTTACGAGGAGTTTTACCTACAGATTCAAATACAAAAGAGGCTTTCTTTGTTTTGCCAGAATTAAATTTAATAAAACCTTCTACAAAGAACTTACCATCTTTTTTATCAATTGAAGTTGTTTCGTATGAATCTACATTTGAATACACTTTCTTAAGAAAACTCTCTTCAAGCTCATCAAATGATTCTCCATCTACTTCTTCAATCTCTTCATCATTGCCTTCTATCTTTTCTTCATCTTCTTTTGAAAGAGGTTTAATTACTTCTTCTTCTTCGCCACAACATTCGTTATTAGGCTCAGAAGTAACAGTTACTTTACCATCTTCATCAGCTTTCATCTCTACTCTAGCATCTTTTGTTTTGAAAGAAACTTCTTCAAGAGATTCATTATATTTACCAGCAATTACCTGATAATCGCCATACTTATCTTTAACTATCTGAAGTCCTGCCTTTTTAACTTCTTCATTGGTTTTGTCAGATATATCATGATATCTCTTCATATCATAATCTACCCATTTTTGATATTTAGCTACATCAGAACCTAAACTCTCTGGTATTAACTTTTTCTTTGGTTCTTCTTTGAAACCACGGGCAAACATTGCTTTTCTTTGAGCATCTGCTGCTTTCTTAGTTTTGAAAGTACCGTGTGTACCCTCTTTACCTTTATTTACCCACTTACCATCTTGTTTAATAGTATCTTCTTTAAGGGGCTTCTTTTCTACTATATCAAAGTCATTAAGTTCTTTAGTAGTAAGTACCTTATCAGAAGTAAAGAAAGTTCCTTCAGGAGTATCTTTAACTTCACCTACTGAAATACCTTTTGGCACTGAACCAGGTTGAACCCCGTGTTTTGTAAAATACCAGAAAGGACCACCTGCTTTATCAAAAGCTTCAGTAACTTCTTCTGTCTCTTCCACTTCAACTTCTTCTTTTTCTTTCTTAGGCTGGAAAGGAGCAATCTCACCTACTACTTTGAATCCATCTACTGCAAAGCAATAAGGACACTCTTCTCCTACATTAGCCATCTGCGTATCTTCATCAATTACAATATCTTCTTTTTTCTTAAAAAGTTTTTCATGACAAACATTACAATCTAAAATTGCATCGCCTACATAGCTGTCTTTAAGGTCTTCTTCCTCTTCAGCATCTACATCAAATATATCTATTGTTTCTTTATCAAAAGCACTAGAATCATCAATGAAACCATCAAGCTGCTCAATACCTTCATCATTAATCTCAAAGGTATCTTCTTCAAGAGCTTCAAAAGCCTTAAAAGCTTCTGCTAAATAATTAGCCATTTATATTTCTCCTTTTTACAAAGTTTTTTGTAAATCATTATCAATCAACTGGATATATCAACTGAGTATTTTGTACTAAAGTCGCCCTCAATTCTTGAAGTTCTGTATTACCTTCACTTCTCATGGATTCACCATCTTGAGTCCAAAGAGCGTTTGACTGCTGATATCTCGTTCTTATATTCCCTAATATTACTTTTAAGTTAGCTACTGATAATCTAACTAATATGTCTATCCAATAATCTGAATTTATTTGAGATACATCGTCGTATCTAGGAACGTATTCAATAGTAATATTAGTGGGAGTACCTTGAGAAGTATTTATATATAACTTATTCTCAGACTTATCAAAATAATATGCTAAATCAGTTGATATAGTATTGCTTATCTGCTGTAAGGTATTCCAAGAAGCGTAATTATACGCATAATTCTGAAAGTTATATAAATTACCTGTACCACTTGCTAACTGCCAATAAGAAGCTTGCATTGGGTCTATTTGTGTGCCCACATAGTTAATATCACCAGTACTCATACTGTTTGTTCGATATACACTAGTTACTGCATTTACGTGATAATCAGTTAAATCTATACACTTACTATAAGGAATTGTTATTATCTTTGTACTACAAATATATCTTTGTATTTCTCTTAAAGAAGCATTTATTACTTTATCTACTGCTGAATCATCTATTTCTAGATTTAATAGTCCACCAGTTACTTTGAACTTTACTTCTTCTCTATAAGCATCTAAATCCACTTAATCACCACTCTTATTATTATATACAATATAATAAGGCTGGCTGACGATAAAATCAGCCAGCCTTACAACTTTTATAGGTGGATTAAACCTTTATTTAACTTGTTTAATTAGTTAGTACTTACAGCGAACTTATTAGTACCTACACCATAGTAAGTATTAACCTCGCCATCAACGGTAAGCTCTGCAACAAGAGCACTGTTAAGACGCTGAATATCTACTAGTGAGCTGAAGCCTTGTGCAGAACCGCCATCGGGACCTTGAATAAGTTGAGTAGGTACAATAGGCATAAACGTACCGAGAACAGCAGGGGCTGCTTCAAGGCCATTTCCTTTATAACCGAAGATAGCTTTACCCTCACCAACAGCAGGTGATACAAATACTTTGATACCGCCAAAAGTACCAGCCATATAAGGACCGCTAATGTTAGTAATGGGAGCGGCTACGAAACTTTTGCAAAGAGAAATAATAGGAAGAATATCACTTGCAATAACCATAAAGTTAGCAGTGAACTTCTGAGTTCTATTATAAATTTTCTGAGCTGCAAGATAAATTGCCTCTTCAAATCCAGCATAGTGCTCAAGCTTAGATACGCCTACAGGGATAGTGCGATTCCAGGTAAGACCGTCATTGTTCTCCTTAGCCATATCAGCAAGAAGTCTAATAACCTCAGTATCAATATCATATGCAAGTACGCCGGCAGCCTGTTCAGCAAGCTGTGCACCCATATCCATACCATACTCAGTCTTAGCTTGGAAAGCAGCCATCTGTGAGAAGTAAATAGCAATTCTACGAGGTTTAGCCATAAGAGCTATACCGTCCATACGCATATCAAGCGTAGGAAGGTCTTCCTGAGGAATACGTACGTTATCGTAAATATAACCTACTTTAATAGCACCTTTAACGGTATTGTCGCCAAAGGTGATGGTAATGGATGAATTTGCTTTTGTCTGGAAATTATGATTCCAAGCAGCTTTTGTAATTCCATCAGCTGCAGGTGCCTCACCTCTAAGAAGCTCTGCGGGAAGTGCAATAGTAACTTCTTTCTTTTTAACCTCTTCGTCGCTAGAGAATGTATCAACTATATCAAATTCTTTATTACCTTCTTTAAGCTTAACAAACTTAACACTAACAATTGGGAACCAATCGGGACTAAGTGTAGCTGAGCCGGCAGCTGCTGTTGCTTCTTGTGTTACAACCTGTCCAGTGAAGTTTTTCTGAAGGGCTTCACCGAGTGCAAAAGGTGAATTGAATTCATCGCCAATCTTAACTTCGCCTTTTTTTGAACCACTTACAAACTTTGTATAGGTAACATAACCAGTCATTGAAGACATAGGAACAACCGCTACAAGGTCGTGAGAAATAAGGTTGGGAAGCGTTATCGTGTCGATGTTCATTACGAAACGTTTATACATCCCCATATCGGCACGCTGAGTACCTACTGAATTATCAAACGCTTCACCAAGGAATTGGTTAGCATTCTTAAGTACCTGTGCAGTAACAAGCATTCTATTCTGGTCGGGTTTCTGACCGTTGTGATTCTTAGCAAAATAGCTTTCAGCTATTGTGAGCCTTTTCTTATAGGCTTCCATTAAATTCTGAGCCATAATTGGCCTCCTTAAAAAATTCTTTATTTTAATCCAGCAAGTATTAGTAAATCATCATCTATGCAATCATCATATTGCATGTCTAAACTTTCTGTAATAGGTTCTTTTGATTCTTTTACCTCTACTTTTGTATTTGTATTTTTTCTGGAAATATCAAAAGGTAATTTACTTATATTAAGTTTATAGCTTTGAAGTTCTTCACATATACTATCTATATCTGAGAAATTATATCCTTCTTCAAGCCTATTCTTAATCTCTTTTGATGTTATTCCTAATTTAACTGCTTGCAAGTCAATATATTTATCAACTGCTGTATTTGCTATTTTCTTATAATGTTCTACTAAATTGTTAGATTTTGCTATCTTTTTAGTATACTCTGATTGCTTTAATCTAATATCTGCTTTAAGACTGTCTAACTCTTCTGTTAAACTTTCTTTTTCTTTATTAGATTCTTCTCTAAAATCATCGAATCTATTATTAAGACTCATATTTTTAGATTCTAAGAAAGCAATCTTCTTTTTATAAGATACGATTGACTCATTTAATGATTTATTAACATCTTCTTTTTCTTTAGTTTTAGTCTTATAATTTTCTATAAGACTTTCTTTCAAATTTATTTTATCATCTTTTTCAGATAATGAATGCTCTAATGATTTTATTCTTCCTCTTAAAGCTTTTACCTGTTTTACAGATTCGCTTAGATTTGCAGTTGCTTGTTTATATCTGCTTAATTCTTCATTTAATGTAGCTTCCTTAGTATAACTAACTGATAACTTCTCGTGAAGTTCTTTAAGCTGATTTTGTAACTGCTGATTTTCTTTTAGAGCTTCCTGTAGTTCGTCTACCATATCTGCTTTGATATTATCAACTGCATCGTTAGATTTCTCTACTTCGTCATCCTCTTCTTTAGATGTAAGGTCAATTTTAAGAGAATCTAAAGTCTCTTTCATAATTTTCTTATCATCTTCTGATGAATTATTATAAGCTTCTGTTAAAGCTATTTTAATATTATTTTCTTTATTTAATGATTCTGTTAAAGATTCATATTTCATTCTAGCTGCTTTTACTGAAGGAACTAAAACAGCATCAAAACAAGAGAACTCAAAGCTTTCAGGGTCTACTTCTTCCTCTCCTGTAAAGCTCTCTATAATATCTCCTGAACCTCTAGAACTAATACCAATCTTATAACCATACTTACAAAGACAATTAAGTATTCTTCCATTAGGAGTATCTAATATATCAAACTTACCTATAAGTAAACCGTCTTTTCCTCTTTCAGGGGCTTCTGGCATAATAATGGCAATCTTTTCAGGTTCTACTTCTGTACGTCCATCTAAAGGATGTCCAAATTCTCCTACTATACCACCATTAGCAATAGTTTCTTTTACAATAGGATTACTAAATACTTTAGTCCATAATTTATCAGAATACTTTCTACCATTTCTCGTAGAGGAGATACAGTCAGCACAAGGACCTTCAAGTCTACCTAAAATGGTTTCATTCTTTTTATTCGCTTTTACAGAATCATTATAAGTTAACTCTCCTGTATTCTCCATTTACTAAACCTCTTCTATTAGATAATTACTAAAATTAGCAATAGGGTTAATACAAAATATTAACCCTATTAAAATTTTTTATCTCATATAATTTAGCTATTGATTTTTAAGAATTTTGAATAAAAATTCACTTTTTAATAGAAGTTACTATTTTATTACCTAATTCATAACCACCATTAGCTGCTAATGATACTACAATGCCATTAAAAAGAATTAGTACTGCTGAAGATACATTAAGCTGTCCTGTAAAATAAAATGCAGGATACATAACTATAAGTGCTATAATATAACTAAGTAATTGAGTAGGAATTTTTTTTATAAATCCTACTTCTTTAATAAGCTGAGTTATAATAGCAACAATTGCCGTTGCACCCGCACAGGTTGCCAATGTAGTCCAATCAAAAAAATTAAGTTCCATAATAATACTCCTTTTATTTTTATACTAATATGGCATACTAACAAGTATGCATTTCTCATGCTATATTTATAATTATTTATATTTATAATTATTTATATTTATAATATTTTATAATTATAATTTATATATTATTTAGTATGGTGTAAATTAGTTTAACTAATTTACACTAAATTATATTTATATAATTATTATAATTTTATTATTATAATTATTTATAACAATTATAAATACAAAAATTTTAGGCATTTTTCTTTGATTTTTTGATGCTTTTGTTTGGTATAACTAATAACTTTGTATAAATTAACCAATACATTGGTTAATTTAACCATTTCATTAGTTATTTTGACTAATGCTTTCCAATATCTTCATATCTGCTTTTATCAATTGAAGTAATCTAACGCAATTTGTTAGATTATAATCTTTTAGATAATTACTAACTACTTTTGTTATTTCATTAGCTCTTGAATGTTTTATAAACATTTCATTATTATCTAATGTTTTAGCAAATAGAAATATCTGAGTCAATAATGAAGATAAAGTTACTAATATATCTTTAGGTTCTTGTTCATCTGATTTGCAAATATTTATATAAAGACTAGATTTTTTTTGATTATAGCTTTTTCTTAATTTCTCATAAAATGCTTTTAATTCTAAAGGTCTATTATTATTTATAAATGTTATTACATTAACAGTAGGGCCATTATTCTCTAAAAGTTCTTTTATAGCTATATCAGTGTTTACTCCGTTATTTTTAATATCATAAAGCATTAGTAAGCAATCATTTTTACTTATCATATAAATTCTCCTATTTTGTATAACAAACTTAGTTAAAAATCTATTGTAGTTTATTTAGAAAATTAACCAAGAAAGCATTTATAAGTACTAGTTATATATTTATATAGGCTACTATAATAAAATGCTTTCTTGCATTAAAATCTATTGTAAACTTACATATTATCTAAATCAGTAAAGTCCATTCCTAAATCTGCCGGTGACGGTAGTATAGTTTCTTCTGAGCCACCTGCTTCAGCAGCCTCAGGCTCTTCAGTAGAAGTTTCTGTACTTCCTAAATCAATAGAAGGTTCTCCACCTATATTAGGAGAAGGTCCTTTATGATTTATATCTATATTTATATCTTCTGAGTCATCTTCTCCAGATATATCTGGCATATCAGAAATTTCTTCACCCTCAGCTTCTATTCTATCAATTTCGTCTTGTACAAACGCAATAACTTCAGGGTCAGTAACTACTGTAGATAAAAGATTTTTAAGTATCTTTAATTTAGTACTATCATCTTGAATATCGCCTACAAGATTCATTATATCCGATATGTTAGATAATTGTGTTTGTTTATTATTCATTCTATTTAATTCTTCTTGTGTAGCAGGTGACTGCATTTTAATGGTGAATGCATTTACATAATTATCTAAGCCTTTATTGATAAGCATTAGATTTACTAAATCAGTTATCATACAGCAAATAGAATTTTGAATTCTCTTTATTGTCTTAGCATATCTAGCAGATATTTGAGCTAATGAAGCACCCCCACTGAATCCTGCATTGTCTGAGAGGTCGCCCAAAAATTGCTTTGGTATACCTAAAGCACCATAGAATTGATTCATTATATGGTCTAAATCAGCTAATCCTTTTACATCTACATCTCCACCTACTGTTTGCATTGTTATAGCACCAACGCCATTGTGCGTAGGCATATATACTGTGTTTTCAATAGGTCCAGGATTAGTATATTCTGTCATTGATTTATCTAAATTAAGAGCTGACTTTTGTTCTATAAGAGTTTTAATTCTACTCATAGTTTTAGTAACTTGCTCTTTAGGCATATCCCCTACTTCTACCTGTAATAATCTCGTTATAGAAGATTTGGTTACTCTATTAAGCATTACAGAATTTTCAAGAAGCATCTTTTCACGCCATACTTTGAATAAATTATAGAGTAATGATTGACCTCTTTTTACTGTATATTTAGCACTGGGATTATCAGAATCATCTGTAAATATATCTACTTCTTCTGTTGTTCTATTAGATACATCATCAAGAGTAGCATGTACAAATTCAGTTGCTTGATATACATCTACATCTCCTCTATTGATGTTATATCTGAAATAATTATTATCTAATAGAGTATCTGTCTTAAATTGATTTACAGGGACCTTTGCTTGTATATATCCTACTGTTTTACCCATTCTTACTAATTCAAACATTTCAGCAGGGTTTTTAATCATTTCTACATAATGAATATATTTATCACTGTCTTTGAATGCATTTATCTTTACATCTTCCTGTAATACTTGTTTCTTACCAAATATAGGGTCCTCATTTTCAGACTCTCTATAAAGTCTTACATAAACATCTCCATATTTACATAAGTTATAAACCCATTGATACGCATACTTATCTACATTCAAAGTATCTAATAGAAATGTTACATATTTAGCAGCCTCATCATTAGAAGATTCACACCATACTATTCTGCCTTGGTCATTATATTCAGTAGCATCTGCTGCATAAATAGAAAGCGCTGTTGCTACAATAGAATCTTCCGTCATAGTATCTAATAAAGAATATACTTCTTCTCTTGTTTGTGCTACTCTTGTAAAAGCATCAATAGCACTTAAATTAAGAGAAGATGCTTGATATGCATCTATTATATTATGATAAAAATTATTATCAGTATCAATACCTATCTCTCTTGGAGGAGCAGGTACAGCCTTTATAGGTTTATTATAAATATTATTATCATACTCAAATGGAGTATTCTCATTTGGACTCATTCTATTCCTCCTTTTAGATAACTATAATGCCTTGTGACATGTAGTAATTATCTGAAAATTCATTGTTATTGTTAAGAGTAGGTTCTCCTATTGTTAAAGACATAGCAGGTCTTTGTATATTATTAAAGTTAATAGATTTTTTTAATTCTTCTTCAAAATCTATATTTATTTGCTCTCGTATAGTATCTTCTGTAGATGTATTAGAATCTAACATAGTAGTTAAGGATTCACCATAATCATACGCAAATTCTTCAGCATGTAAAGATGCATTATAAGTACTGCCACATACAGCGTCTGCTAAGTCTTTTGAGTTTATAGAAGCAGCACTATGGTCTATCTTACCATTAGAATCTCTTTCTAATCCCAATAACTCATCTGTTAGTAATTTACAGTCAAACATTTCAAATCTTTCTTCGTATATAGTAGATTTCAAATATTGATATGGCTGACAAACTCTATCTGTAACTCTATCTACAGAAACTATTTTATAGTTAAATCCTTTTGAAACTAATTCTTGTGCAATAGCTGCATTTTGGAAAGTATCCGTAGAAATCCCACGAATATTGAAGCCCTGTTCTCTTAGCCAATAGATAAATCTTCTATTTTTTTCAAAAGAAACCTGATATCCTTTAGGAGCTTTTATAGATACTCCAAATGCTAATTGATAATATAAATCTTTTGACGGAGCTTCTCCTTCTTTAGGAGGTCTTTTACCTTTTATCCAAACTCCTGCAATACCTGTTTTATCTCCACTTATTGACATATCCATATGTATAAATAGTGGTTTAGATTTTAATTCAGAAGGAATATTGCTTAAATCAAAGAAATTATAATATTGAGTAGTATCCTCAGGGCCATTACCTACTTCTATTATTTCTTTAGTAAAAGGATTTTTTAATTGATAATTTTTAACTGCTAGTAATCTAGGACCATTAAAATATCTAGATGTATTTGATGTAGATATACCTGCTATATCTGTTAAAGCAATATCTATATCGTCCATAAAGGTTTCGTAATAACCCATAGGAACGTGTAATAAAGAATAACCTTTATTTCTATAAATATCTAAATCAGATTCTGATATATTTTTAGGTAATACTTCTGAATTAAGAAATTTATTTCCAACAGCAACCCAAAACTTATTAGGACTATCTTTATCAGTACGTATAACCCACTGTGGTTCATCTATAATTAAAGTAGTTTTACTTTCATTTTTCTTTTTACTTTCTATAAAAGTTTCCAAGAAAGATTGGTCTGTTCTTTTAGAAGATGCAAGTATATTTAGAGTAGGATTATACTCGCCCTTCATAAATCGCGATTGCATACGAGCATCTAAAGTACTAACTAGTTCTTTTGCTTTTTTCTTTTGCTTTTCAACATCTGAATTAGGTTGAAAGGAAATTTCATCACAAAAGGAACTAAAAACTGCTCTACCTATTACATGTCGAGGCATAGAACCTGCTATAAGTTCAATACCACGTGGAGGATTCCATACTACATTTGTAGTTCCAGTAATAGTACCTCTAGACATAAACCATTCTGAAGATTGTAATAATTGCTGAGCTTTATCCCACGCTACTCCTCGAGATGCATCTAACGTTATATTCATAAATGAAAAAGATATTTTATCAATAGGCTGTAATCCATAATGCACATATGGGTCTTTTAAGCACATCATTCTATATAATTGATAAAGTACCATTATAGCAGCTACAAAGCTTTTTCCCAAACCGATTCCACCACTTAATACTACTGTTCTATACGCAGTATCTAAGTTATTAGGAAAAACTTTTTTTAATGTTTCTACCCAATATGGGAATACAGTAAACTTCCCATCTTCACCATACAACCCATTTCCTAGATATCTTCTATCATGTAAAAATGTTTCTATATCTACTGGAATTTCTTCATAATCTTGATATTTTATTTCTTCGAATGTTTTAGAATCTCCTGTTTTAGAGAATTCTTCTAACATTTGCATTGCCAATTTTTTCTCTTGTTCTGTTAAACCTTCAAAGTTATCAGGTATCACCCGCTCAACTCCTTCCATTTAGAGAAAAATATTTGTTCTTTTGTATTTATTTTAGTTGACTTTTCTTTTGTTATAGTATATAATCAATTTAATCTCTTTAATAATTCGTCTATGTCTAGCTTACTTAGTTCTTCTATTTCTTCATCAGTAAATTCGGGTAAATCATCAGGTTCTTCTTTTGATTTGAATTCAATATCTTCATAGTCGAAAGTATATTTTGCATAATCTACTTCAACTGTAATTTCATCATTAGATTTCTCTAAAGAAAATTCTACTTCTTTATCAAACTCTTCATCTAATGACCATTGCAATTGTTCTTTGAATTCTTCAAAATCTTTGTATTTATATTTAAGAGCATTATCTACTGCTTTACGTATTTTTCTTTAAATAGCTTTTGTTTCCTGTGCTTGTAAATCTCTTTCAGCTCTTTCTTTATCTGCATAATCAACTACCAATACAGGCTGAAGAGTATTCCAACCAAGTAATTCCCCCTGCTACATACATTCTATGCCTACCTTCTTGTTCATTACTAGCATAATTAAGATAAGGCATAGGTAGTTTATATTTATAATCTAAGACAACAGATTTGATTTCATCAGTTACTTCTGTATCTGCTTTAACCATATCGAGAGATTTCTTAGCATTACTATTAAATATCTTACCGCATTCTTCAAAATATTTGGTAGGTGTCATCATTACTACTTTACCTACTAAATTCTTTGTTTTCTCCATGTAAGAAGGGTCATTTAAGATATCATCATAGAAAGGTACACCTGTAGTTGTTTTACTAAATATATCTCTATCGTTAGTTATTTTGCCATAGCCGTAATATTTAATATCTTCTAATATATCAAACATTGCTGTTAAGCTCTTCTTCTAGTTTATTTATTTGCTTACGCCATTCTGCTCTCTGTTTAAGTTCTTTAGCATACTCTTCTCTTGTAGCAGCACCATCTGCTATTTTAGCAGAAATATAATCTGTATTAGCTAATTTGCATTTGTACTGATTTATTAGTTCTTGAGTAGTATATGGAGCGTAGTAATAACAACTTACTATTTCTCCTTTTTCTCTTATAGTACCTATAGATATATAACCTTTTTTAGGGTCTGCTACTTTCTTAGTAATCTTCTTACCATCAAATGTATAATAGTTCATCTAATCACCTCTGTATTATGTGTAACCAAAAGGTTACGGAATTAGTATCACTATTGCCCGTAATAAATTCAATAAAATTTGTTTCTGTTGCAGAAGGCATAGAACGTCCGGAAAACCATCTAGGCACATCACTATATCCACATATCACATCCATGTCAATAGGATGTAATCCATCTGCATTCGAATTAAAAAAAGTAGAATCACTATATGTATATGAACCTGTTCTAAAGTAATTTAACCCTCCAGTATAAACCATATAATTAAAAGGGCCTGTGAAGAATACCCTCATATATAATTCCTTTATACCATTATTATGAGCTATATAATACTCATTAACGTAATCTTCACGTTTACCTTTTGTTTTAATACTATATTCGTATAAACTTACTTTAGCATCCGTTGCAATTAAAAACGGATTATCAAAAACAGCATTCCAGTTAGTTAAAGAAGAATATTCAGAAGCACCTCTAGTAATTATTTGGCCTGAAGTATTTAATTGCACTATATAAATTCCCTTTGGAATATTATTAGCATAATCGCTACTTAGTTCTAAATCAATTATATCATCTAATACATATAAAATACCAAACTTAAAATTACTTATATTAAAGTATTTAGTAAGTCTATATCTTCTAGAAACTAAACCTTGTTTAACAGTACCTGATGTAATATAATTACTAAAATTACTATCAGTAAAATCAACATTAGTTAAATTACCAGCGGTTGTAGTATTTAAGGTGTTACCATTTATAGTAAAAGTTTTAATACCTATATCTGATATTTTGAGCGATATATTATCTTGAAGAATACTCAATATTGCTAAGGAATTATTAGAAATCCAACTACTTCCCTTAGCAGTAGTAACTTGAGTAAATAGTCCTCTATCGCTACCTTCTTCAAATATAATAGAATCATTCAAAGATAAATTTTTTAATTTAGCCAATTTGCAAATAGCCTCCTTTCAGTTGAATTTATCCTTATTATTTTATACAATATTATATAAGAGCTTCTATAAGAAATATATCCTAAGAAGCTCTTTTCTTATATTAAATTTAGCTACTTTTTAACCTCTTCCAACTCATTTATCCGTTTCCGCCACTCAACCCTATCAGCCAATACATCAGCATACTCTTCCTTAGTAGCAACTCCCTCTGCTATCTTAGCCACTACATAGTCTGTATCTCTTAATTTTCCCTTATATATCTCAATAAGTCGCTCATTAGAGTAAGTTATATAATATCTACAAGAGGTCATTTTTCCTTCTATCTCTATTGTTCCACCCGCTGATATTTGTCCAAGGGTAAGGTCACAATCTTTTTCTTGTATCTCTTGTCCGTCAAGGGTGTAGATTTTTATTTCTGTCATTGTTATCACCTCTTATACTTGTCTTGCGTGGATTTTGAAATAAATCCTTTTTCCCACACCACTTCCGTTAGGTCTAACAGCATACAAAACACCAGTGCTTGTGGTGGAAGGTTTAACACCTGTTTCTATAAAACAAGCCACACCACCACTCTCTTCACTATTAAGAGTATTGCACATTTCAACCGACATTTCAGGTTCAGTTGTAAAGAACCCTGTTAAGAAAGAGAAACTTCCGAGAGAGCCTTCGTATAAACTTCCCCAAGAAGAAGTTATCGCCACATTTTCTGCGCAAGCAAGTATTTCACATTCTCTTCTACCGTCATCATAGAAAATATATTTTTCTCTTGTAAAATAAGTTCCGCCAATCGCTGTTCTTGAACCTTTGGGTGCTACAAGGGGCGTAGGAAATTCAATACGCAAGTTAGCAGTGTTTGGAATATTTTCAGCGTACCAATACTCTCCACTCGTATTTAATAAAGCACCACATAAATAAACGCCATAACTAAAACCATTTACCCAAGAATAAGGAGGTATTCGTCCATCATACAATTGCGTATAATCACCCTCTTGTTCATGTATTACAATAATAGTGAAATTATCTCCAAAATGATAAGCAGTTGTGTGTGTATTAGAATCTAATTCCTCAACGCTTGTAAACGTAGCCAAAACAGCATTTGTTTCTGCGTTTATAATCTTAGCAAGTTTTATTACTTCTTCATTAACAGGCTGATTATATACAAGAGGATAGTATTTATTATACTGTGCTTCTCCTAACATTCCTCCGCCGCTTGAAGTTTTAGTCCAATTTTTAGAACTTACTATATTATAGTTTTTAGCAATCTCGTCAGTAAGACCGCTTGCAATAACACTGTCAATAACATTCTCAATAGTCTCACTCTTGCTACCTGAATAAAGTGTAGGTACAGAATTATCTATCTTAATACCACCACTTAATCCTGAACTACCATTAACTTGTGTTACGCTAATGTCACCAGCATATACATCAGACATTAAATCGCCGTTTTCGCTTATTACACTAACATCGTAATCGTTAAGCCCTACGCCACTTGCTAAATCGTATTTAAGGTCAAGTTTATCATTCAACACCTTACCCTGATTAGCACTTAATACTGATGTTGTTGATGTTGATGTAAGATTGTCTACTACTGTTACGGAAGATGATTTTGAATCTACATACTCTTGCGTCGCTAATTGTTTTCCCGCTGCTTGTACATCACTTGTAAAGTTAAAGGGTCTGTCAGCAATATATTTTGAACCATCATACCTAAATGGACTTCTATAATGTGCTTCATTACTTGGAGTTGACCAACCTACGCCGCCAAAAGCTTTTATACTTCTTATTTGCAATCCTGTGTGTGCTGTTTCAGTATGAGAACCAATACTAAAAGTAAATCTTATTTTACCGCGTCTATTAGCAGAACTACTGGGATATCCAAAATCATAAGAAGAAACGTTAATTACATTAACTCCTGACCAGCCAGCAATAGGAACATCTTGTGCGTGTACTATATCGAAATTCCCTGTGGTATCTTGCGATTGTGCACTTTCAATAGTACAAGTACAATCTCTACTTCCGTCTGTACTTACATCAAGAAGAAATTTATTTAAACTGCAATATAATCCTGTCGCATAAGTATCAATAGTTATTCTTAATTTATAATCTGTTGTAATTTCTGTTCCCGTAGTTGCCTTACCTATGTTTATCCTAGGTGAAGGATCTCCACTTATATCAGAAAACAATTGTAATTTTCTTTCATCAGTAAGACCAAAATCTGTCCAAGTAGTACCACCATCACGAGAATATTCTACTGTAATAGCGTCTGCTTTTGAGATAGCCTTAAATCTATCCGCACCAAACATACCCATCATAGCAGCGTCAACGGGGCTATAATTGTCTTTAAAGTTTTTGCCACCCCGTTGAAGATTGGCTTCATAAACCTTGTCTTTTACTGCACTGTTTACTGTATCATTAACAAAAGTTTTATTAGCAGCATAATCAATTGTTTTATTACCGTTTGGGTCGCCTATACTAATACGATAATAACTGTCACGAATAGGTATTGTATTAGCAGTATCTCCTGATGTACTCACATTTATTTCATTTTGTGTTTTACCTGTATGTGCATAAACCTTTTGAACGCCGCCAGTTGTTAGTTTATCTAACTTACCATCAAGAGCAGTTTTATCAGCTTTATCACTACTAAGAGTATTTATGCTTGCTTTAACCAAAGTCATATCATTTGAGATGGTAGCAACATCTTCTGCGTCTGCTTTTGAATCTATCTTAGAGGGAGCATTGAGAATATTTTCCCACGTTTCTGTTTTATCATTACGTTTAACGCTGTCACGAGTAATATCTAATGTAGCAGCTTGCCCCGCTCCGCCTGATGTAAAATGCACGCCGTCGCCCTCAAAAGTTGCTTTCATAAAGACTTCATTTTCAGGTAAATTCTTTTGAGTTGTTACACCAACTACGCCATCAGTACTTGTTGATTTCAAGTACACATTAGCATCTGTTTCTGAAAAACTTTGCGATGAGTTTATTACATTAGGTGTTATGTGCCAACCACTTTCGTTGCTATACCCCGTTACATTATCTTCGGTATTGAGATTAAGAATAGTTTTTGAATTTCTCTTTATTTTGGTAGTTTGTAATGATGAGCTTTGATTTTGACTCCAATAACCCCAGTTAGATTGCTCTTCTGTACTTAATCCATTAGCGTCAAGTTTATCACTTAAATCAACTTCGTTATCTACCCATTTACTACCGTCATAAACTTTCAATACTGCTTTACCGCTTGCAGTATTTATATATGAATCTCCCTTAGCGGGCGTAATGCTTGCTAAGTAAGTATTTTCTTCGCTTGTTGATGTTATTAACTTTTGTCTAATTTTTGTCTTAAATACTTTTGTGTCCGACAAAGTTATTTACCTCCTGTTTAATATATTATAAAAGAGGAGGAGAAAGAGGTATTCTCTCCTCCTCCAAAAGTTAATTAGTTACAATCGAATACAATTACATCGCCAGCAGTTTGAACGAGGTCGTTTACATTGCCAGTTTTTGCAATTGCGGCAAGGCTATTATCAAGAGTAGTAACCTCTGTCTTAGTAGCATAAGTTGTCTTAATAACATTGCCGTCACCGTCTTGGTCAGCCTTAACAGCAGCGTCAACTTTAACAGCTTTAATCGTTGCTGTTGTATCTTTAATAATTGCAAGGTTGTTAATTGTACTAATAGCAGTTGCATTAGCAGTAGCGTCTGCCTGAGCAGCGTCTGCCGCCGCCTTAGCCGCCGCAATAGCGTCAGTAATTGAACCTGTCGTAGCAATCTTTGATTGTGCGATATTAGCGTCAGAAGCGATGTCAGCGTCCTTGAACTTAGTACCCTTTACAATATAAGAAGCTTCATCGCCAAGTTCTTTCCAAGCACCCGCTTTATCAAGAACATATTCTTTATTGCCAAAGGTTACAACGTCGCCAGCTTTGAAAGCTTTTGAATAGCCTTCAACAGTCGGTCCAGCTTCACCAGTGGGGTCAACAGTTGATTCACCGATAAAGTGCATTGCACCACTAAGGTCAGCAACAGCAGCAGTTACAGTATCATCAACATATTTCTTTGTTGTAACTTTATTTTCAGCAGAAGGAGTATCTGTGAAAGTAAGTTTATCTTGTTTTTCAGCCATCTTAGTGTCAAAATCACTAAGTTTAGCTGTCGTAAGAGTAGGAATATCAGAAACTTCAAGAGCCTTTGATACTACGCTTATCTTACCATTTTCCTGTTTGGCTGATACAAGGAACTCACCAGCCGTAGCCATTTTATTATAAGAAAGGTCTGTTAATGCTGCGTCGATTTTATTATCAACTGAGCCAACAGTCTCTTTGTCATCGTTAAGTTTTGTAATAGCAGCTTCATTAGCGTCTGCTTTGTCACTTACAGGAGCAAGAGCATCAGAAGCAGCTTTCTTTGCGGCATTTTCAGCAGCAGTTGCTTTCTCTTCTGCATATTTCTTAGCGCCGTAAATAGTGTTCTTATCAGAAGTATCAGTATCGCTACCTACAAGACCACCTTGCGCACCCGAAGCAACAGCGTCAGCATAGCGTTTAGCACCTTCGATAGTATCAGAATCTTTTGTGCTTGCACCTTCACCTGATTTTGTGCCAATAAGTTCAGATTTAGCAGTAGCAATTTTACCTTCGGCATCAGCAATTGCTTCTGATTTAGCCGTAGCAACTTCTGTCTTAGTGGCAAATGTATTTACTTCGGTTTTGAAAGCGTCAGTAAGGTCGTCTTTGCCTATTTTCTTCTCTTGAAGAGTAGTAATATTACCCTCAGCAGCAGTAAGTCTTGTATCAAGACCAGCAGCTGTGTCAGATACACCCTTTACTTTACCATCTACATAAGCTTTTACTGTTGTATCGTTGCCAATTTCGCCAACTTTGTTAGCAATCTTGGTATCAGCGTTAGTACCCGCAGTAGCAATAGCAGCTTCTTTAGCTGTTGCAATGTCATCTGCGACGGCTGATTTAATATGTGCATCAGTAGTTACTACGATTTCCGTTTCGCCGACTTTGAACTTACCTACGCCGCCAGCAACTGCTGTGATATCAGCAGCTTGAAGAGCAGAATCTGCTTTACCAAGACTGTCTTGAATACCTTGTGCAAGTTTTCCAATTTCAATTGATTTATCTTTAATTGAAGCAGTAACTTTGTGGTCAGCTGAAACAGCAATTTGTACTGAATCGTTCTCACCCGAACCTGATGTTACATATTCAATAAGATCGTCAGCCTTAATGTAAAGTTTTGTTTCATCCTCGTCATTAAGAACAAGTACAATATAAGTACCTGCGGCAAGTTTCTTGCCATCAACCATAGGAGCAGTTGCGTCAGTAAATGTCTGAACACTACCAGATTTAACCACAAGGTCCTTGGGAATGTTAATAACTGCGCCAACACCAGTGCCATCTTTGGTTAACTGATAAGAAGCAGTAATTCCCGTAGTAGCTGTTTCAAGTTTCTTAATTGAATATTCAGCGCCAACTGCAAACAATCCATCTTCTTTAAGAGAAATTGAGTTTCCAGCCTCTGCCGAAATATTAACTTTAACAGTAGCTTTTTTACCAGTTACGTTATTATCAGAATCTTTAACATCTTCCATAACAACATTAACTGACTTATCACCCGCAACAACTTCCTTAACAGTAAGTTTAATTGCGCTTTGAAGTTTTGCGACATCAGAAGCAAGGTCGCCACTTGCAGTAGTTGAAGCAAGCTTAATAAGCGTACCAGCAGCGTCCTGAATCATATACGCAGATGTCGTGTGAGCCGTTTCATCTACAAGCACAAGAATCTGACCTACATAAGCAGTAGCGCCACTCTGTGCATAAGTTTGCATTTCGCTTTCCGAATACCATACAGCAGTAGTATCAAGAGGAATAGGATTTCCACGTTTGATATTCATCGGCAAAGCCATATAATCAGCGTTCTTTAATATAGTAGCCATATCTATCTAACCTCCTATTAACCTATTGTAACTGCATAAGTTTCAGTTGCGTCAATAGAAGCAGGCTGATAAACCCATACATCATATTTTGTGGCTGTATAACCGTTAGCACCTTCAACATCAACCTGAACGTTTGATTTTACAAATGAATTTGTAGCGTCAGCGCTCATAGCAGAAGGCATAAGTACCTTTGTTACTTTATAGCCAGCGGGAACTGCAACTACTACCTTAACTGCACCAGCACCAGCACCAAAAGTCGTAATCGTCTTTTTAGCAGCAGCTTCACTGTGTCCAAGCGCACGAATTGTAGCACTTGAAAGAGCAGCATCAGTAGTCATTGCTCCATAGAACATATATCTAACACCAGTAAGGTTATTAGAAGTCTTTGAAGCAGAGCCAGCAGCAATTTTGCCAGCGGGATAATCATTGCCAAGGTTTGTTTTGGGAACAGCACCTTCATTATAAGTAGCTGTTGCAACAATATTCTTAGCAGTGCTCTCTGCAACTACATCAGCAAAATTACCTGATGCTGTCATAAGCGTCTTACCATCACAAGCTACACTCCAAGACTGAGCAGTAATGCCAGTCGCAGGTCCATAAGTATAAGAACCAGCGCTAAGAGCAGCAGTATAAGTAAGAGTTTTCTTAGTACCTATTTCAAAAGTACCAAAACCGCCCTGTGCACTAAACGAAACAGCGGGAGCAGTTTTTGAGGGATTCTTTTCAAGTGCAAGAATATCTGCAAGAACTTGCTTAACATTCTTTCCCTTTGCACTTATTGTACCTGAACCACTTGAAGGAACAGTTTTTGTTCCTATATTAGCAGTATAGGTAAGGTCAGCGTCAAAATATACATTATCTGCTGAATAATTTCCGTCCATTGCTTTCCAAGCTTCGCCATCATAAACGTAAGCCGTGTAAGCAAGTTTACCATTTGTAGTATCATCAATTTTCTCTTTTGCAATTGCGATATCGCCCGCATGAAGTTCAAGACCTGTTGCAAGTGCATTTATTGCTGCAAGATGGTCTGCGCCTTTTGCAAGAACTTCTGTCTCAATTACATTTGCTTCATTGCCACCAACATAAGCAAGGTCTTTGAAAAGTGTAGTGCCATCGCCAATCTTAATTTTTGTAGATATACCTTTACCAGTTTCATCTACATTAAGCTCGACACACAACTCACCTTTAAGAGGTGCTTCTGTGATTGCAAGCCATTCAGCTGATGTTTTTGTTCTGTGCTGAATGCGAACATTTTGAAATGTTTTTGTTGCCATTTCTTAATTCCTTTCATAATAAATAATTATTTATATAAAAAGTATATTTATACATAATACTGTATAAATATACAATCTATCCCCACATCAATATCTAATTATCCATTTGACTGCAATATCAACTCATCAGAAGTCGAAATAGTTTCCACCTTTATTCTGTCTATCTCTTCTTCTAACTTAGATAAATCTGCTTTCACTTCTACATATTTACCATTTATATAACCCTTTATCTTACCATCATAATATGTAAGATTATCAAGAGTCATTATCTTCTTACTTTTATCCGTACTAGCCATTTGAACTCTCTCTCTCTACAAGTGAATTTTATAGACTTAAATTAAACAAGATAGCTATTATTCTTCATCTTTTCTTTATGAGATTCTTCTATTATCTGAGAAGCTAATACTGTGCGCTCATTTTCAAATTCAGGATGTTCATCACAATATCTATTATATTTAGTAATATCATCTAAAATTTGAATATAACTTTCTCTTGAATGATTTACTCCTCTTCGAATACTATCTGCAAAATCAAGTATTCTCCCGCGTTTGATTTTTATATCATTCTCATCTATTTTTCTATTAACTTCTTCTATCTTAGAATCAAATTTAATTTCTAAATTGTTTATATCAGCCTTAACGGTTGAGTCCATTGTATCTATTTTATCAGAAATCTTATCTAGCTTTTTGGATTTTCTATTATCCCACATCTTTTTTATTTTCTCTGCAAGACTTACAGCAGACTCAACATCATTAACGGTTACCATATTTTACTTTCCCCTCTAATCAATATTTTCTCTACATTTTTATGAAACTTTTGTCCTCCCTATGTTCCGTCAAAATATATTTAATTTAGCTTCTTTTGTGCTGCATTTTCTTTATAAATATTTTATTGTCAAGACACTCTTCTCCAACAATAAGCCATTACAAATGGAGGCATATTGCTAAAAGGAAGACCACCACCACTATTAGATACCTGCACGCCTTCCCAGTGGGCTCCGTATTCAGAAGAGCCAGAATAGTTTTGAACTATCTTAACACCATTGCCAGATGTCTTTAATCCCCAAGTAGCACCCGTAACTGAACCGTCACTAGTAGCATACCCAGAACTTCCTGCTACTGCACTCCGTCCTGTACCAACAATTCTATGGTCTAAATCATATACTGTGAATGGTACTGTAAGATGAGCATCATGATAATGCTCAGGAAGATTTTGCAAACTTAAAGTTACACCATCCTGTCCTGACATAGGAGTTGTAATTTCTTTTTTAGTTTCTGTATTATAGGTAAGATTTGATTCATTAGCATTAACACCTGCGTAATTTAATATATTTTTATATTCATCTGAATATGCAAATACAAACGCGCCTTCTACTCTTACCCATTTACCAGCAAAAGATTCTTCAGGATTAAATGCCTTCTGTGATGTCCAATAATAACTACCTACTGGATAGAAAATATCTAATAAATCTTTTATATTATCTATTGTAAGAGCTTTCCCCTTAGCGCCATTCTTTATCTCTAAGCTAGTAGGAGTACTTATTTTAATAACTCCCTCTTCGATTGAAACAGAAGTCTGAGCTCCTTTAAGAATACCATCCTTACCAGTAGTAGAATCTGCAAAATCTGTCTTCTTAACTGATAAACTACTACTATCTAATAATGAATCTGACAGGTCTTTTAATTTACCATCTACCTCAATTTTATCGTAATAATTATTCCCAAGGTTATTTTCAAGATTTATTACACGCTGTGTTAGGGAATTTAAGCTAGTCTTAGTAGCAGCATTTATGTAATTACAAAATCTATTTTGTACATCTTCACTTAAATTAAACTTACCACTTAGAGAAACTTCTCTTAAACCCTTGTCAAATATTATATCAATATTAGCAGGAGTTAAAGGTAATAAATTACTCTTGTTCTCTATTGCTGCTTTATTGGCTGGATTTATAGTTAAAGTACCATCATCTCTAATACCAACACCATACTGAGAATCTATTCTTACTACACCTAAGTTATTTCCTGCTATTGTACCTTTTAAGGTATTAGTGATAGTAGTAGCAGTATCATTAGCGAATGTAGTTAAAGAACTATCTAAACTAAGTATAGCATTTCTTAAGCCATTCATATTCTCTTCATTTAATTTAGTCTCATCATTTACCCATTGAACTAAATTAAATTTATTAGATATATCTGCCATAATTCAACCTCCTTCATTCTTTTATAAGTTTACCTTCTTTTAATAGACTTAACATATAAGTGTTTTGACTAGCAGTTCCTGTATAACCTTCTATATTGTTGGCTGCTGCAATTAGTTTTCTGTGCCCATATGTACCATCTACACCTAATGATTCTAGTGCATCCCAAATAGATATACTATTACCTAAATAAATAGGATAATATTCTCCATTAGAAGTATCTGCTTGTATAGCCTCTCCCAACTTACAAGTTATGTTTATTCTCTTCGTTATAATAAGTTTTTTAGTACCATTATTGGGATTTCTACCATACATTTTAATGGAATAATTTCCATTACCATATTTACTTAATGCATTATAATCCCAAATCATTTCAAACTTATGTTTACCTCCACCATACGCCTGTAATCCATCTAAAAACTCATCACATAATTTATAACCTATATACTGCAAATCGCTTCCTTTTGAATCTGCTAAATATAAATCTGCCGTATATACATAATCAGTTTTAAGTGAATCTACTATATATCCGCTCATCGCTAATTGAGTACCTGAACAGGTTACCGATAAATCGCCAAACATAGTATTATTAGCTCTTGCAGCAGGACTTGCTTTTATAGTTGTAGTGGTTTTTTTTACTGCTCCTGGTGTATATTCCGCAGGAGGTATATTAGCCAATTCCCATCTAGGATGAATAAATCCCACAAAGTGCTTTCCTTTAGAGCTAATGTAGGTTGCAATATTATAGTTACCTTTGTTCATTCGATTGTTTTCATTTCCGCTGATAGTTTCTAGCATATAAGTATTAGGATTATAGGATAATACAGCACCAGTATGACCACTTCCGCTGAACTCACCTTTACTGTTTGGCTGGTTACCAATCAATTGAATATAAATATCTCCATACTCTGGTGTGTAGTTACCTGCCATTACCTCTGAAAGTGAATGCCACGTGCCATTAGCAGCAGACTTTGTAGCCAAAGACCAACAAGCCTTTGAAATAGGGACCATGTTATTTCCCCTAGCCCCTGCATAAAATGCAGCCCCACCCATTGTAATAGCACACCAATAATCATCGGACATTTCATCAGAATCTGTCGGGGCTGTTCTTTGATTATAAGCAGCCATTATTACTGCTGGAACATGCCCGTTTTTTGCAGCTAGTCCCTCATTAAGCCATGTCTGTAGTGTGTTCATAAAGACTTCTCTTGCTCCCACATTCTCACCTCTTTTACTAAAAGAAAAGAGGATTGCTAGTTAAAGTAATCCTCTATATCTCTAATCATTACTTATCTAATAGATTTTTAGGCTCAAAATCATTTTCTTACATAAAGTGTATAAATCTATATCTAACCTATAAGAATCAATTCTAGCTTAGTAATCCATTGTAAACTATTTATTCTACAAAGATATTCTTAATCTTATTAAGAGTAGTCTTACAAGCATCTACATCTAAGATAAGATTACTTACTGTAGTCGATAAAGTACCATCATTAGCATTATTAACTTCAATTTGTTTCTCAAGATTTTCTATTTCATCTTCTATTGACACCAATTGATTTGCTAATGAGTTTATGGCACTAATGTTTTCTTCTACTGTTACTTTAAGTTTATCTATTTCAGCTTGTAATTTTTCTATATCAGAAGGTTCTTCAGGAGTAGGTTCTGGTGTTGGCTCTGGAGTGGGCTCGGGAGTCGGTTCAGGTTCTACAATTTTGTTAATTGTAACTTTACCTGTTGCTACACCAGGATTCGAACCATCGTCAGTAATTGCGTAAAGAGTATAATCAAATGTACCTTCACCTAAGTCAGCATACAAATTATGCTCCCAATTAAAACCGTGCTTGCCATTACCTATACCCGCATTTTTTAAGTCCTCACGGTAAATATTAGCCATTATACCAGGGTAGCCAACACTTCTTCCGTTTGCACCAATTATATAACAATGTAATTCATATTCTGTATCGGAAATACCGTCATAACACCAACCAGCAAATCCTTTTTCATTGCAAGAATCTACTACGCAAGTAAATTTAGGGTCACCAAGCTGTTTAGCGTAACCCTTACTTTCGGGCAATACAGCAACATAACCTTTATTACCGCTATATTCAGTATAAAGCCATTGTGTAGTTCCGCTTGATTTAAGCTCTGTCCCCTTGATAATCGTACCCTGTGGAATACTCGTAACGAGATTCCCGTTAGGGGTACTTCTCATATTCATATTCTGTAAAAGTTGAAATCTCATCGCAATACCACTTCCTTCATTACTATCAAACTTAGGACAAATAAATCCTCTGATGTATCTATCATTTACCGCTATATTACGTCTACCAACAGCATCTTTATAGTTACCTTCAATAACAGTAATAGTTGAACCATCACAAGTTTCTACAACACCTACATGTTCAGGCCAACCTGTATCGTCACCATTACCGTTGTCGTCCCAATCATACATGATAATATCACCAGGATTAGGAACATAAGCGTCATTTTCTTGCCATATTCTCATTTGCTGTGCTAATGCTATCATTTTACCGCAAGAACATTCAAGTGGAATGATATCTGTATACCCCACATTTATTGCTGCTGCCGATACTGTTGTTGCACACCAACTATCTGTATACTTTACTTTATAATTTCTAGCAAGAGGTTTATGCGCATTATAAATATCAATAATTTCTTTATGAGTACCATCATACTCATTTCTACCTATCCAGGCTCTCATTTGATTTACATATGTTTCTCTTGAATAAGCCATTAAATATCCATCTCCTTAATACAATTATATATTATTATATACAACTGTTTCAGTATTGTTTTTCTTTACTATTAGTTTGTTTACTTGTTTTTCAAAGTAAGGTTTGAAAGGAAGTGCTTTATCTCCTATATTAAACATAGGCTTTATTTCTAAATTATCTACAACGGTTCCTGCAGCTACACGAATGCTTATAACAGGAATAAATCCTGAAATCTCTACCTGTCCAGTAAAAGGAGCATCGTTCGAGTTTATTACACTATTATTAGCGCCATCTTTTACAATAGCTCCGCCGCTTCTATTAGCTAAAACTAATGACAAACCGTCTTTATCAGGGCAGCCCGATAACGTATAAACATCGTTTGGTATCCCCTGGGGATAAGGTTCTGTTAAACCAAGATTACAATAAGATTCAGTAGTTGCGGTGCCATTTATTATAATAGCACCGCTTGCCTGACTTGTATACGTTATTCCATTGTTATCCCAATTAAGAGAATTTGAAAAGCTTATAATATTACCACCATATACTTGAACCTTGCTTACATCAGTATTATTTATCTTAAAAGTCATAGTACGTCACCTTAATCTAAATCAATTGTAAGAGTCCCTGTTGATTCATCAAAATTAAAAGCTGATTTAGTAAGACTCTCTGACGAAGCACTTATATCCAACCACTGGTCAGCTTGACCTTCATTGTGAATATATTCTATTGCAGATGAGTGAACTACTAATCCGTCATGCTGTACATAAGAATGTCCAAACACTAATATAGCATTATTACCATTGAAATCAGCACTCATTAAGGGTAATAAGCTTTTATTATTAGTATCTGTTTGAGTTAAAAATACCTGAAGAGGTCTCGCATTATTAAAAGCTTCTTTAATAGCATCAAAACTAAACGGGGAATTTGTTGTATAAGTTGAAGTTTCAGTACTGCTATCATAGGTTTCTGTAATTCCTATAGTGTAAGGAGAAACTCCATTCCACTTAAAGCTTACTGTATCTTCTTGGGTAGTAGTATTAGTACATCTAACGCCTTCACAATCAAGTTTTAATACGGTATCACTTGCTGTATCAGATACAAGTTTTAAGGTTTTGCCGTTATCTTCTTCTGCTATAAATTCACTTATAATAGCATCTAAATGCTCTTTATTAACGGCATGTTTAGGTTTAGTAGGATTACCTATATACAGAGGAATGTAGGTGTTTTGAGTATCAGATTGTACAAATGCTGCGGCAACTTCATTGACTACACCTGTTAATCTAGGCTTATTAGTAGTACCTGCTTCCGATTTAACTGTAGAGCCAACAAATATAGAAGCCTCTCCATTAACATGCAACTCTCCGATATTTGAAATACCGTAACTGCCCATATTAAGATTTCCAGCAGCTACTAGAGAATTATCAGAAGGATTCTTATTTAACCTAAAATAATCTCCTTCACTAATCTCTTTATGCCAGCCTTCATCTTCACTACTATAATCTAACGAAACGGTAATTACACTTTCGCCACCTGCCGCTACATAAGAATATCCAAATCTAGCCGATATTTTATCATCCTCTACTGTAATGTACATAAGCGGAAGAACTTCGTCAGTTTCATCTATTTCATGTACTTTAAGTACTTTTCCTTCTTCATAAGCCGCTTTAATGTCGTCGACTTTCGATTCAGAATAATAACCATTTTCCTGTTTATATAAATCTATTGTGAATACTTCTTCATAAGCCGCTTTAGCAGCAGCAAGTTCAGTAGCTATCTTATTATCAACATATTCTTTTGTTGTAAGTCTCTTTGTATGCGAATCTAAATATGCAGGTGATGTCGGTGTGATTACTCGACCGTCTGAATGTACTTCAAAAGCATTTCTTCTAGTAACTACATTTGTTACAGGGTCTTTTGTGCCATTACCGAGTACTAAACTTGCATAAGACGTGTCGTCATTATAGTTACCGAATATAGCTTTACCATAACCGCCAGATAAATCCTGTAGGTTATTACCTACTACAAGAGAATCCCTTAATTTAATATGGCAAGTTTGGCCGCTCAAGATATTATTACGTCCAGTATCTAAAGTATTATTATTACCGCCTACTAAATGACCTGCACCATCAGAAGATAGAGGGTTGTCATTGTTAATTCTATTTCCAAATCCGGCAACAATAGAAGCACGCATATAATTCTTATTATCTACGCCTACTGTAAGTGAATGATTTCCATAACTATTATTGTTTTGGCCTATAACTATATTAAATGTAGATAAGTTTGCTATATTACCTCGCCCTATGCAAACATTGTAATTTCCACATGCTTGGTTCGCTCTGCCCAATGTTATTGAGCCTTCACCAGTTAAAGTGTTTCCAAGACCGACAGCAAACTCAAGGTCATCGCTTTGATTGTTATTATAACCAAGTGCTATACCGTTGTTGCCCTTTACTTTGTTACCGTAACCAAGTGCAACACTATACAAACCACCCACGTTATTCGCTCTACCGCCAGCAACATTGTTCTTACCGTTTAACACGTTCTCAGAGCCAAGTGCAATGCCATTGCTACCACTTCGGCTAATAAAGTTCGTTGCACCAGCAGCAAAGCCACTTTGTCCAAGAACAATATTGTGATTACCAAGAGCAACGCCAGCATAAACTGCACTATTTCTAGTACCACCAGTTATACTATAACGTCCAATTGAAGTATTGCCGTAACCACTAGCAAATCCAAAATCAAATAATCCTCTATCAGTATCGCCAAAGATATTATTAAATCCTAAGCCTACAGTAGCATTACCTATCTCAGGATAGTCGGTAAATCTAATACAAGAGCTTGTTTTGAATATAGGAGCTTGTTCTAAACCTTGACCTTCTCTTTTATTTTTCTTCAAGAAAAGAGTTAAATAACTGTTACCTACAGTGTAATTTGCTTTAAGACATTGCTCCGCTATTACTGTAGTAAGTGTTCCGTCATCTCCCCAATCTTTATAAGATTGACGAGTACCTGAATCAAAGTTGGCATCTATTTTTATACAAGTAGGTTCGTTTACAAGATTTTGTGTAATAACATCATTAGGAATATCTACATAATAGAAAGCACCTATATTATCTGCTTTAGGCATATAATAATTGCCTTGTAATTCCACATAGGCGCTTAAGCTAGTAGATGGCTCAAGCTGCCCCTCTTGATATACACAGCCATACCATTGGATAAGGTCTGCTGCTTGGTCTTTAGGAGGCTGTAATGTACCAATTGTATCTCCAGCTTCATTCTTAAATGTAATCTGTGAAAAACTATAAGCATCTTCAGAATATAAATAAGGAGGCTCCTGCGTTAAAAATGTTACATACTCGTTAGCACCATCTACATATGCATTACTATCTATTACAGTAAGAGTTTGGCTACTACCATATCTCTCACATACCATAGTTTTAACTAAAGATATATCTGAAAGGGTATCTTGAACAGCAGGTTTAATTACAAATAAACCCAGACAAGCATTATGGAAATTATCTTGTGTAATCTTAAATCCTTTACTTCCTACAATGGAGTTAGAGCCACTAATATTATTTCTGGCAATATTAAATGCTTCTTTATCTTCTTTATTAGGATAGTAGATATTTGTAGCGTCATTGATATCAGTAGATATTAAGTCTAAATCATCTTCAATATCTTTAAGCTGTGATACAACTACTACATCGTTTAAGTCTGCACCAGCAACTGCTTTTATTCTGCCTTCAGCAGTTCTTTGTGTAATAGAATTACCAGCTGCGGTTGACCTAAAAGGTAATTCTGATTGAATTGTATTTCCTTCTGCATCTTTACCAGTTGTTCCATAAAGTATGTAAGTACTTTTTGTTTTTAATAGTCTATTATCTACTTTAGTATTTACTTCTTTTAACTGTCCTTGTGTAACTAAAAAATTGTCAGTATCTATAGGATTGCCTTCTGAATCTTTAAGTTTTTCAGGGTCTGTTTCTATATCAGAACGAGCTGCTAAAATCTGTCCCTGTCTAAATCTTAAAGGAATACTCCATGCTTGAGCCTTATCCGATTTTTGTTTTAAGAAAGCGTCTTTACCATTGTCAGTAACCGCATAAACAGATAAATAATCTGATTCTTTATTGACCCTATTTAATTTCTTATCTAATCCAGCTAAAACGGATTCTTGTGTCGCTACATCGTCGTTTTCACGAGGATAAGATGCTTTAATAGTACCAAACTCAGTACGTTGCGCTACGGAGTGCGCATCTACATTTTTATTTATACTATATAAATACTGGTATCCATCTTCTTGTGTACCATATAATTTATTCTTTTCTGTGGCTTTGTTTAACTTTTTATTTATAAAATCCTGTAAAATATCTGAGCTATCCTGTAATTGTCTTACCGTTACGGCTTCATTATCTTCTGAACCATATGCAGTAACAATAGCGCCGCCTGCATTTCTTAATACAAGTGTATATCTTTCGGCACTGGTTGCTGACTGCTTCAGCATTGTTGGATTGCCATCAGTATCGTTAGCGTAAACAGCATTTTTAGTAGATGTTTTATCGAGTTTATTTTCTACTAAATCTCCTACAGGGATTTCTATTTTAGTACCATCTTGTAATTCAAGAACTATTTCTTTTTTATCTTCATCATAATAACCATTCTTTACAAGTGATTCAATAGGTAAATCTACTGAATCATCTGAAATCAATGTTCCTTCTTCACTATAAAGTTTAACGGTAAGTACATAATCTTCTGTTAAATCCAATTTAACATCTTGAGCTACTTCTGTTTTTACTTTATTATCTAATTCTTCTATTTTCTTATCTGAAGCGCTACTTGACTTCTCAACTTTAGCTTCTACCCAAGCTTTAAGTCGCTCATCATAGTATTTTAAGCCTTCATTATCTAAAAAACTTACCAAGCTATTTAACCTCCTTTTTAATTGAATAAATTATCTATTTCCCTAGAAGTCATTTGTTTTACATTAGCACTTATAGTGTTTTCTGCATTATCTACTATTACTTCTACTGTATCAGTAGTAAGTCCTTTGTACTGTTGTCTTTCAACTTCTTGATTTAATTTACCATATAAGTAAGGTCTAATATCTTCTTTACAGTCCATCTAAATTACCTCACTCTATTACAAAAAATTGTGTCTTAGGTATTATTGTATTTACTATATAATTGTTCTTCTCTTTATCATATAATTTAGCTTTAATTTGATAATAATACTTTCCTGGTAATATATTTGCCGTATCTTCTGAATTAAAAGATATTTCTACATCACCTTTATCGTTCAAATCTTTTGAAGTATATTTCTTTTTTATTAAAGCTAATTCAAAAGGCTGATTAGGTTCTGTTACAGCCATATATATTTCTGACTCATCATTTATAGTATATCTTATTAAATCTATACAAGTACCTTGATTGATAAATAAAGGTACTCTAAAAGAATCCCCTCTTGTAAGAGTGATTATACCTTCTCTATCTACATTAAACATATAATCACTCTCCTTTAGAATAGGTTATCTATATCTGATTTAGTTACATATTCTGTATCATCGTCTTCTCCTGGCTTATCAGGTTCTTCAGGAGTATCTGAACCATTAAATAATTTATCGATATCTTCATCTTCTACATATACTAAATCAGGATTTTCATCTTTAACTAAACTTACTAACATCTCATAATCCTCAAAAGTGATTTTACCATCACCATTCATATCTGCATTTTCTATATGAGGTATATCTACAGAATTACCTAATAAATAATCTCTAAATAAATAGATATCTTCCATATTAACTAAACCATCACCGTTAAGGTCACCTTTACGGTATACGGGCATAGGCGGGTCAGGAGGAAATCCATTAAATAAATAATCTATATATTCATTAGTAATAGATTTATAAAATACGTATTTGCCAGTACTATCAATTCCTAATAAACTATTCTTATCTTCTTCAGTAGGAGTAGGTATATTGTTTAGATTATCTATTTTAGCATAAGCATTTAATCTTGCTTTTATTCTAATATCCATAATCTACCTCCTTACTTTACTTCTAATAGAAAAGAATTCTCATCTATTACTGTTATATATGTCAAAGCTATAGGGTCATATACTACTAATGAACAGTAATAAATTCCCTTAACTAATTTATCAGATAATTCTTTATCAATAGTATAAACTATATTAGTACTACCCTCGAATAATTTCTCATCAAGTTTTTCCATTCTAAAATTATATAAAGATACTATTACTTTTTTATCTTTCAAATAATCAGTAGCATCTATATAAATATTCTTAGAACCTTCTGCAGGATATGTAAAATCACTATCTTCTATCCAACTATAATCTTCTCCAACTATATTATCTAAAGTCCAAGAAGTTAAATCTACTATGTTATATGCTTTCTGTCCTATAAAACCTTTTGTTACTTTTGTAGGCTTTTGATATGCTACTGTGTATATAATAGCATTTCCTTCTACCGTTATTTCTCCTGATAAATCAAATTGCAAATTAACAGTAGTTCCATAGTTCCAAAAATAACCTACAAATTCTCCTTGAGCGTTATATTGCTCATATGGCTTTTTATAAATTTCTTTTACAGGGTATCTTGCATATAAGTTATTCGGTATAGCATTTCCTAAATTCTCATAGTTATCAAATAAAGCCATACTTGCATTCTCCCTCTATAAAAATAAAGATGTGCTGCCCTTATTAACAACACATCTTTTCATATCTACATTAAATTATCTTACTTTTATAAATAAATCTTCAATATCCTCATCATCTATAGCAAAATCAAAATCATCGTTAGTTTTATTAAGTGTAAGTGTTAAAAATCCACCAGGACCTTTTGCAGCTTCTACAGTAAACTTAGAACCTCTGGGGAAAGTAAAATCACCATTTGATTGAAGAATTCCTAATTCTCTGTACTTATCTAAATCTTCTTCGTCGAACCAAAGGTCACTTACATCTGAATAATAAATATCTTTCTTAGCAATTAGTTCAGCATTTTCTTCTAAATCTAAATCTTCAGTCATTCTAGTTCTCTTAACCATTTTCATACAATCTTCGTTTTTTATTTTTAATTGTTTTTTAAGTGCGGGTGATGGCTTCATATATTTAGTAACGTCATCACCTATTTCTTCAAAATACTCAGATATCTTCATAGGATTTCCATCATCATCTGTAGGTACCTGAATAACTTTTTCAAAATTATGTTTTGATTTAGTAACTTTATTCTCTTTAACAGGCTCATGCTTAATATCTAAATAATCACAAGCTTCCTCTACCCAATCAAACTTATCTTTAGAATCAGCTTTTAATACTAAATCACCGTCAGTATTAACACTAATATCATAATCAGTAGTATTTAATTCATCATGACCTTCGTCACCGCCAGAACCCCTAAAGCCTCTCTGTTTATTTTTAATAGGAAGCTTTATAGTGCTTTCTCCACTTGGAGCAGTAGGTGAAAATAATTTATATAAAAAATCAAACATATCTAAAATATCTTCACTAGCATCTGCATCCTCAAAAAGACTTTCCATAAGTTCCATTTTCTTCATGGCATCTGTTCCTTTTATTTTATTTTCTCTATTATCATTCTGTTTAAGAAAATCAGCTGTTAATTTATCTAAATCCTTAAACAATTTTCTAATTGCTTCTACATTCTTCTTATCATCTTCCTTAGCAGCAGCCATAGTCACTGGAACTTCAGTATTAACTTCATCTGATGCGGGAATATTTTCCAGCTCTTTAATCAAATCCTCATTCATCTTATTTTTATACTCTTTCCTATATTTATTTTTAGCAGCTTCATAACCCATTGCGGTCATCCAATTACCACCATCATTAAATCTATCAGTAAAACCAAAACGTATATTTGTAGATTCTT